GATATTGAATGTCTATCATTAGGTACAGGTGCTTACTCTGCATCTTTGGGTATTAAAACAGAAAGCTGGGGTATTGCTAATTGGGCACAACCAATAACTAATGTGATGATGCAAGCTTCTTCCAAGTCAGTTGTTTATGAATGTCAAGAGATATTAGAAAAGTATTTAAGGGTACAATTAGAAATTGATGACAAAAAGAAAAGTGATATGTCTGATTCAAGACCTGCGACAACTCAATATATTATCGATAAAGTAAATAGGGATATCATCAGTAATAAGAAAGTAATGGGTGATATAATAAATTTCTTTAAATGAGATTCTAATAATACGATAAGAGATTAAAAAAAATCCGCTTTAATGGAGTACGCAAATGTTAAGGATATAAAAAGAGCTAAGGATTTAGGATTACACTCAGGTGTTATAAATTTACATTCTTTTGAGATTGCTAGAGGTAAAGCTAGCACAATGGCACAAGCTATCACTGACAGAAAAAAGATCCTTGGTAGATTAGAAGCAGTTGCTAGTGAGTGGGAAGATTTCAGAGTTCTTAAACCTTTTATTGATAAATGCTGCGAGCTTTGGCCAGGTTCACAATACACACAAGCTAGAGATTTAGGACAGAAGACAGGATTATATTGTAAGCTGAGAATATTTGGAGGTACTAATTATGGTATGAATGGACTTAAGATCAATAGGGATTTTATAGAGAAAAAAGTCACATTAGTTGACTCTTCAGGAGTGACATTAACTGGTATACCTTATGAATATGACTCTGTGGGATTGATTATATTCAACACTATGTTCAAAAGAAATATGAAATGGTGATGAAGAAAGAATATAAACTTGGTAAAATAGCAATCATGGGATCAGATCTTAAGCATAAGGTCTATGTTAATACTTTAATGGATAAAATGGACTATGAGACTGCACTTAGACTTATCGAAGGGATGCAGGACGTTTGGCTTTGGAGATTACCCACTATAAAAGAATTGAAATTCTTACAGGGATATCATGAACTAAAGATATTAAATTTTTCTAGAGATGCTTATTGGACTAGTGATATTATTGAATATGATCAACACACTTATAATCAATATGCCTATTATTTTAATGGACCAAGGTATGGAGGTATACCTAAAACACAAAGACTTTGTGTGAGGCTAGTTAGAGATATATAAACCATGATTAGTATTTTATCATTTATTGAGTACATAACTGAAAGCGAAAAGGCAGAAAAGAAAGAAGTAACAAATTCCATTGTTAATAGTTTTTATTCTGCTATTAAATCAGCTGATTCTGAAGAAGCTCCTAGAGGAAGTAATAAAGGCACTAAAGTTGAATCGCTATTAAAAGGAGTTAACGCAAAGCCAGGAGATCCTTGGTGTGCAGGATTCATTCATGGCGTTTTATCTAAAACTCAATTCTCTTCAGACATTAAAAATAAAATATCAAATTCTGCTAGTGTAAAATTACATTGGGAGAAAACAGGAGCAAAAAAAATAGAATATAAATCAGGTCTAAATTTAGATTTAATTTTACCGGGGATGGTATTTTGTTATTTATCTAGGGACAAATCAAAAGGCACATATCCAGGTAAAGGTCATACTGGTATAGTACTATCGGTAGATAAAACAAATAAAACATGGACTGGAATAGAAGGAAACACAAATCCGATAGATGGTGGTAGAGAAGGATATGGCACTTTTATATTAACTAGGAAAATAAATGATCCAAGTATATCATCAGATCCTAAGGATCACCCAGCAAAGTTATTAGGATTTATAGATTACTTTTCAACATACAGAAAAACTCCAGGATTTACACAATCTCTTTCTTCGAAGCTTAAAACATTATCTAATGAATTGAAGACAAAAACAAATAAAGAAATAGCTTATCTTAAATCAAATCCAAATGTTCTTAAAGATTACGAAAAAAATTATAATAATAGGAACTCTTAAGGTGAAAATCTAGGAATCATTTTTTTATACAATTAGAATTATCTATATTTACTTTATAAACAAAATATAAAGTCATGAAAAAAGAAGCAAATATTATAAACTCAATCAAGCCAGAAGTATCTCTTGATGAGCATTTCGATTCATTAGATATCTTCAAAAAAAGAGAAATGATCAATGAATTCAAACAATCGAAAGAATACTTCAGCAAAAACATGGGAAGAAACATATTTTTTGCTGCATTCTCCTATATTTGCTCTGCACTTTGTTACTTTGGCGTACAAGAAACATGGTTTATTTACTATCTAATGTTAATAAATGTGCCTTTAAGTATTTTCCTTTACTTAAACCTCCGAGACTTCACTAGATACGCTAAATTAGCCGAAAAATACGAGAAAAGATTATCAGAATAAAACCATTTTATCACTAAAAAGGCCTTTAAATAATTAAAGGCCTTTTTTATTGGGTTTAATTTATATTAATAACCTCCTCCGAAGATGTGAGTCTTATAAGTAGATCTATCTTTTTTGATAGAAGGGTGATCTAATCCACCTTCCCATTTAGCTTTACTAAGTTTAGCTTGAACTGCTGGATCATTTTTAAGTTCTTCAGTAACCTTAGTGATTAATTCTGCTTGTCTATCAATTAAAGTTCCATCTTTTTTGATCATTTCCTTAACTCTTTGCTCTGCTTCAGCTTTAATCCATCTTTTATTTTGTGCCCATCCTTCTAATCTTGTACCTCCTAAAGCAAGAGTAACTAATCCTGCAATAACACTAGGTAAAATAACAAAGAAATCAGCCATAGTAGCAATAGATTCACCACCTATCCATTCGTTAATTTTATTTTCCATAACACCATCTTCTTCAAGATCTGATTGAACCATCATTAATAGTTCTTCTGAATCAACACCGTTTTGTGCTGCAATGTCTCTGATTAATGTTTTAGTATTTTTTTTAAGAGCTTGTTCGTTAACTCTACCGGAATTTAAATAAGTTTCGTATACTGTAAGATTTTTCATTCTGCTATATTTTTTGTTTTATATATCTATATATCTATAGTATTGTATTTATTTAATTGGATAAATAATTTTCCATATTCTGTTTAAAGAATGGGTCAATATGTATCTTATAAGAAATGAGATATATAAAAGAAACAATAAGATTATGAAGTTTAAACACACATGGGGATCTAAATTCAAGCAATGGGATAAGATCCAAATAAACATAAGAATAGGAGCAGTAACTGTTTTCTATTTAGACCTTGATTGGTCAGCAAGAAGATTTTCATTATCATTAATGAACTTTAAAATAAGCAACAGATAATATGACACCTTCTATTAAAAGATTTACACAATTCAAAAAATCAATCTCAGAAAATCATGATGAGGCTGAAAATTACATGTTCTTTGCAAACATATCTAATATTAAAAGAATGTGCGAAGAGATTCTAGCAATGGATCATTCAATGGTGGATTCAACACTTACAGATGGTCACGGATGGGCATTAGATCATATTGCAACATCTAAAGATGACGTCGAAGAGGTATACGGTTTCTTAAAATCCTCATTTGAATTATCACACGACACAGAGAATGGCCTAATATCAGACGATAATAACAACTAAAAAACATAAAATGAGATACTTATCACTATTTGACGATTTTACTAAAGTGGATGAATCATATAATTTTGACTCCGATGGATTATTGGAAGCAAAAATAAATCAAATGTCATCTCTTAGGGAAAACTGTATGGCAGCATGGGATTTTTCAGAATTTAAAAACTTCTTCGGAGTCTCTTTAAATGAGAATAGCTCAGAAGAAGAAAACAATTTGCTTCTTGAACAAGCTTATTATACATACGAGCTAGGAGTACTATACGAGCACAATCAGGATTGGTTTAACTCTAAAGGTGAAATATTTTTCTTGAGCGGCCAAAATATAGAAGAAGGACACGTGGTTCTTTTTAAAAATAATAGACTTCACATAGTTAAAGAATCAACATTAGAAAGCTTAATGAATCAATCTGAATTAATTCTTGAAGGATTTTGGGATATAGTTAGCTCAGTTGGTAATTTTGTTAAAAAATCGGTTAAAGCTGTGGGAAATGCAGTTAAAAAATATGTAGTTGAACCTGTTAAAGCAGCAGCAGCTTATGTTGGTAAGAAAGTTGTACAAGCATGGGATGCTCTATCATCAGGAGCTAAAGCAGTATGGGAATTCAGTAAAAAAATAGTTTCTGCCGTTGTTACATTTATTAAAGAAAATCCGCTTACTGCAATGGGTATAGCGTTACAAATTGTATCAAGTATAGTTGCTTTTGTTCCTGCTTGGGGTACGGCAGCAGCTGGGGTTCTTACTACAATAGCAGGAGCAATAACTATTTACGAGGCGGTACAAAATATCTCTGCATCGATGAAAGAGGTAGGAGCTGCTGATAAAGTTAAAAATATAATAAAAGGCGGAGCTAAAATAGTACTTGGGTCAGTTGGGCTAATATTAGGTATTAAAGATTGTGTCACTGGATTTGCAGATGCAGTTCCAGGGGCAGGAATGCTAGGTATTTCTCTTAAATCGAGTATTCTTACTTGGGCTACTAAATTTAATAAAGTGGCTTTTGGTGCTACTATAGCAGGTACAGGAGTTGGTAAAGTAATAGGATGTTCAGAATGGATGGGCGAATTCTTCTCAACACTTTGTGAGAAAGCACCATTTATGGAGAAAGCTGGTGAACTTGTTAAAGGTGGTGGTAAATTAATAGCTAAAGGAGCAGATGCAGCATTAGACAAAGGAAAAGAAGCAGTATTAGATCACGAAGAATACCAAGAAGAATGGGATGAAACAATAAACGAATCACAAGGAGGAGCTTGGGGATTTGGTGAATTACTTATTAACTTCTTAGTTTATTTAGGTAAATCATGTTTTGGGTGGATTTACGATTCCGTTGTAGCCGGTATAGGACTAGTTGGTAAAGCTATCAATGGACTTATGGAAATACCAGGTAAAATTACTAAAGGAATAGATAATTTCAAAAAGAATTATGGAAAATCATTTGTAGGAGGTATAATATCAAGTGCTCTTTCCGGTGCTGTTAAGCCTATGTCATCATGTGCACAGAGATTTATTGATCAATATATTAAGCCTAAAGTTAAACCTGTTACTGGATGGATGATTTCGCTAGGCAAAAGAAACGTTGAAATATCTAAAAAAATAGCAGGTAACCCTAAATTAAAATCACCATCACCGGGAATTAAAAAACAATCTGGTCCTATAATCGCGCCTATAAAAGTTGATATAACTGCTAAAGATAAAGAAGCAATAAAGAAAATAGGAGTAACTGGTACAGCAACTCTAGTTAAAGCAGGGGGAGGTTCAGAAAAACTATTAGACAAATTGAAAAAATCTCAAGGAGAATTCACAAAGAAATTCCCCGCAGTTTCTAAATTGAAAGGCACTTGGGGACAAAGTCCTAGTGGTAAAGCAACATACACTTACCAATCAAAAGAAGCAGCAGGCACAGTGACATTATTCAATGATGGGAAATACACGGTGATCTCAGGACCAAACAAAAAAGCAAGAGGCGAATTTCAAGCAGATAAAGCGGTTAAGTTAAATGCTCCTAAGGAGGGATGGAAAAAGAATGAATCAGGATTTAACTATTTGACTTCGTTTGACGCATTTTTAGCTAGCTAAAGAAACCATTTAAAAAAAAGATATATAACATAAATAAAAAAAAAGATATGGAAATGAAAAAACATGTATTCTCATTCGATGAATTTGTATTTGAAGCTTACAATGGATACAATAAATTAATGGAAGGTGAAGGAGCTGGGGCTCTTATTGAAGCTATAAGTAAACTTGAGAGCTCTGGAATTAGCGGAGAAGCTCTAAAAGAATTAGGAATTATCTCAGGGATTGCTAAAGCAGTATCAACAGATGAATTTCCTGATACGGAAGGGGAGTTAGGGAATTCTATTTTAACTTTTATTAATGGTATAACATCAGCAGGTATAAATATCACTAAGGTGGACACTAAAATTAATGTTATCACATACGATAATGTAATTTCTGAGTCTGTTCTTCTAGAAGGTGAGGATGAGAGAATAAAACTTTTAGATTGGATATACGTTTTAAATAATGGTAATACTTATAACAAATCAGGTTCTGGTTCATATCAAAAGAGAGGAAAAACATTTTGGAATAAAGTACAGACAGACAAAAGATGGATCGGAATTAGAGGGTTTAAGAGCGATGTTGGCAAAAGTGGGGGAAAATCTCATGACTGGGGAAAATTCGGTCAAATTCTTAATTTTATTTCCTCTTTTACTCCATTGAAAAAAAAGACAGCGGATTCAACCGGTTATGATACTAGGGATACTAAATATCTAGTAAATACTGGTCTTTTAGGCCAAACTGTTATTACTGCCATTAACAGCGGAAAAATATTAACTGATGAATCTATTATTAATTCAAGAGATAAATTTATGGGGGGAGATTATTCAGATAATAAAGGAGCGCGAAAACAATTTTCTAATACAGATGATGAAAAGTCTAAGGTTACCGGATATACGATTGCTATTCCCCTTGGAGCTGAACTTACAGACAAACAAAAAGAACCCACTATTAATAAGGCTGAAAAGGTTGGGGACGAAAAAGCATATTTCACATTAGTTTTATATTCAATAGGAGAACTTGGAAAAAGTTCAAGACAAATTCCTTTCTCTGATATTGTTCTTACAGAAAAAACAGTACCTACTGGGGAAAATGTTCAAACATACTCAGAAGATCTTTTAAATAATGAAGATGAAAACAAAAGAGTACTTTTTGCAGTAGACAAATCTGTATTAACAGATGCTGGTAAAGATAATATTAACAATCTTATCGAACGATTTTATTCTATTGAATCAATAGAGATTCAAGGATTTGCTTCGATGGAAGGAGATGCAGATAATAATGATAAATTATGTGTCGAAAGAGCTGCAGCAATAGCAAAATACATCAATAGTGTAAAAGAATGGGCAATACCAGCATCTAAAGTTACTGCTTCAACAACACCAAACGTACAACCAAAAACTAGCACAGAGTCACGTCCTTCTTGGAGAAAAGTTAGATTCATAGTTAAAGGTACTAAAGCAGGAACAGTTCCTGCGACACAAACAGTTCCTGTTATGACACCTACAATTGGTAAATTTACTCCAGATAAAGTTGACATTAAGCAAATATGTCTTTGTTTTGAAGTTGGTAAACAAACAACAACAAAAAAAGGGAAATAATAAAAATATAGGCACACAAAAAAAGGATCTTTAGGATCCTTTTTTTGTGTGCTAAGAATAATTTAGTTGATAGCAACTACCAAGTAATATTTATCTCCTTTTTTAACTACTTCTACCCAATAGCTTTCTCCTTCCATTCTAGAGAAATAGTTTTTATAAACGTCCTGTTTGATCATTTTATCAAAACTGTTTGTGATACTTTCAGTTTTATAATTCTCTATAGGATCTGTTAAAGTCCACATTTGATGAAAGTAAGCGTATTTTTCGTCTCTCTCTACTTGTTTTCCATCAACTTCTTCTTCTACGAATTTAAGACAGCTGGATCTTAATGTTGAGTCCAAAGATAATTCGTGGCAGAAAAATTCAGTAAGTACTGATCCGAAATCTTTTACTATTTCAGTTTTTCCTTGTGGTTGTTTAGGAAGTTCATTCATACTAAATGAATTAGTAGAGAAAATAACAGAAAATCCTAATGCGATTACTAAGCTTAAAGTTTTCATAATTTTTAGTTTTTATTTGTTTATATTAATTTATAATGTAAATGTAGATTAATCTCTTTAATAAAAAAAATGATTCTTGAAATTTCTTTTTTTATTCCTTATCATTTTTTGTTTATTAGATTAACACTATAAATGTAGAACAATCTATTTGATTAAAAAAATGATTTTCCAAGAGAAAAAAGATATATATAGCATAAATAAAAACAAATAGATATGGAAATGAAAAAACATGTATTCTCATTTAATGAATTTGTCAATGAGGCATATAAAATACTAACTGAAGAGGAAGGATCAGTAGGATCAATCGATTCTCTTAAAAAATTATTCGGAGGTGGCTTAGGCTTTTCCTCAGATGACCAAAGACAATTTGTAAAGATTATAGACAGAATCAATGGCTTGGGTGTATCTACTGCATACGCAGATGAGTCTAAAGGATTTGCTGAAACCATTACAGAATTTTTAAACTCTAAAGCAAGCGGAGTTAATATTAAACAAAAAGGAATAACACCAGACGCAATAGTAGCTAATAAATTCGAATGGTTAGTTAACGGTACAGTGAGAGTTAAAGGTAATCCTGACCTGGAAGCTGATGGAGCAGTTACTGGAAAAGCCGGAACTGTAGGAACGAATGATGAAACTTCAGAAACTTATCCTTTATCAGATATTATTAAAGGCCTATTTGCGTATAATCTTTATGTTTTAAGTAACCAAACAGGAAGTGGTACTACGATTATTAAACGAGCATCTAATTTCGGAAAAAAAGCAAAGAACAAGAAATATTCTGAGAAATATTTAACTATAGATTTGGATTCATTAAAGACTGATTTAATCCAAATAATTCCTTATGCTGAAGAAACAGTATCAGTCAAACCAGTTGGAGAATATGGTTTTGCTTTTCCTGTATTCACTATAAGTGATATTTCTAAAGGAACGGGTAAAGAATTATCAAAGGATATTTACACTGTAGTTATTCCTCCTAATCCATCAGAATCAATAGAGGAGGTAACTGATTTAGCATATAATTCATCTGCTATGGATTTCTTTGAAGAAAATAAGGTAGTTATAGGAGAAGAAGGTAAAGCATCTCTTAACTCAATTTTATCTGAATTCCACTCTATTTCAAAAATAGTAGTTAACGGAGGAGCATCTAAAAAACCAACAACTAGAGCTGGAGGAAACGAGGCACTTGCTAAGGATAGAATGAAAGCCGGTATTACCATGCTTACCCAATTAAAAAAAGATGGTGTAGCTCAGCTTAAAGATGCTACTATAGTAGAAGGTAAAGCTGTAGTACAAAGTGCGGCAGCTACTGAAAGTGATCCTAAAATGCAACAGGTTTCTTTCGTAATATCAGGATCTATTAGAAAGATCGATAATAAAGGGGAAGCTAAAGAGATAACTATAGAAAATGTAGATCTCAAAAAAGCAGATAAAGTTACATTCAAAAGTAGTATAATTTACTGTACTTACGATGCTTAATCATTAATTATAAAAACACAAAAAAGCCTATCTAATATTAGATAGGCTTTTTTTATGATAATCTTTATTTATTCACCTGCTACTTCCTTACTTTCTGCTATAATAGATTCTCTTGTTATATTATTATCTATTACAAGTCCGTAACGTACCATTCCATTTTGTTTAGTAGCAGTTGCACAGAATTCAGTAAATCTACATCTTTTTATTGCTTCTTCGTCAAAGTATAGAGTATTTTTAAGATATGATTTGTATGATGAAACCAATTTTACCGCTTCCTCTTTTTCTTCATTTGCAGTATTAACCATACCTCCTTTTTTAGTTCCATAGCATTCAGGGTATCCCGCTTCTGCTTGACTTGTAGCTCTTGCTGCAAAGTTTAGTGTGGTATCTAAAGTCATACCAGGAAATTGTACAGACATTTCTTTAATAAGTTCTTTCTCAAATTTAGCTAAGTTAAAGTTGTTAGCTTTCTGAGCTTTCACTCCGATAATCGTAGAGACAATTAAAACTGAAGTTAAAATTATATTTTTCATGACTTTAAGTTTTTATTTGTTTATATTAATTTATAATGTAAATGTAGATTAATCTCTTTAATAAAAAAAATGATTCCACAAAAAAAGACCCCAAAGGGTCTTTTACGTTTGATAAGAATTGATTAAGCGTTAGTCCAAACAAATCCTCCTGCAGTTTTCATAATTCCACGAACCACTTTAGAAATTGAACCAGTGTTGACACCTGTCGCTCTTTCAGCATCCGACATAGAATTGTATTTTCTAATTCTACGACCTCTTGGAGTTAATTGAACTACCGCAATGGTATTTCTGTTAGAAGTTTTAGCTTTCTTAGAAACTGTTTTAGCAGGAGTTGATTTAGCAACAACTTTCACAGTTTTAGTAGCTTTCTTTGTAGCTTTCATAGCTACAGCCTTAATAGTCTTAGCAGTAGCCTTAACGATTTTTTTTGTTTTTTCCATCATAATATATTTTTTTTGGTTATATTAATTATACTCAAATATGATTGAAAAGTTTCGTTTAAACACATTTAACAAATGATATATAGGTTAATGAAGAAGAGAAAGAAAAAACGCATAGACAGCTTTAAAAACTGGCTACTTGCAAGAGATTCTGCTAGTCGAATAAACAATGCTGATGGCAATAGTGCATTTTTTGAAAGTTCTAATTGGGGAGAAGATGATAGAAGGAGAATGGAAATATTTGATCTCATATCTGGATCTTTACCCTTTATAAAATTGAGAGGTAAGATATTCGATTTTGGAATGATGAAAGATGCAGGAGCAGGTAATATGACTATTGCAATAAGAAATCAAGATATACAAAGATGGTTCGGTCAATTTATTGAATGCTTAGAACCTAAGGAATGGAATATGGTAAACAGAATAATCATAAAGATATCTGATGAATTAACAATAGGAAATGCAGAACAAGTTTCTCCTGGTATATTAAAAATGGAATGTGAGATACCTTTATATCAAAGTGGATATGATGTTGATAAAGCAGCTCATGATATTATGAGAAGTTGGATATCTCAGACATCATTTGGTCAAGATTCATATCAGACAAGATTTTTCAGATGGTGGATGAATGAATTTCTTTTCTCCGGAAATACTTATACACATACACCAGATTCATTCGAAGAGGCTATAATTGGATGGATGAAAATAGCAGATATAGAGGATTCAAAAAAAATGTATTTAGATCTTATTAAAAATTCTAATGACACTAATATAAAAAGGTCATATACAGAATTAGGAACAGAGAAAATAATAGACTACGTCAAGCAAGGAATAAAAGAATTCAACATTAATATAAGCGATCTAACTAAGGGAACTAATATGTTGAAGAGATTTGGTGGATTTGATAGATGATTTTCTTTTATAAGAAACCTTACCTTGTCCAATCCTATCTAAAGTGAATTGGGAAAGATCCTCAAATCTCACTATCTGAAACGGAAATGTCTTATTCTTCTTTTCATATATTATCATAGAATCTAAGCCACATAGGATGAAATATTGTTCTAATGGTATAGGAGATAAATCTCTCATTCCTAAAATATGATTAACATATTCATGTACCTCTTTCTTCTGTATTCTTGTTGTCCTAGTTGGGTCAATTATCTCTGCAAGTTTTACACTTAACATTCCTCTTCCTAACCAGTTTCTTAATGAGTTTCTCACTATAGAATAATTAACTATCTCTTTAGGAGTTTCTGGACTGATCTTAAATATCATAGTTTCATCATCCTTAGATTCAAGCTTCCATATCTTACTATTAAGTTCTATGTAACCTCTAGGACAAAGGAAAGATTCACAGAAATGTTTTAGCCCCTTTCTTAACTCATTATTATTTGAATCAGTAAGACTATTTATAAATCCACCTTGTACTAGGGCTTGTATTATAGTTCCTAGATCAGTAAAGAATGAAGTGGCTTCAGTGAGTCTAAAATTGGCCGCGTAAGCTTTAATTTCTATTTTCTTTGTGGAGTCTTTAAAAAGTAAATCTGGATATCTTTTACCTCCTGATAATGCTTGATCTGATACAAGAAGACATATAATTTCACCAGCTCCTAAATATGAATGACACCAATCAGAAACAAACACTATTGTTCTATTGTTCTTTTTATTATTTAGTATCTGATCATTAAGATTTTTGATTGATTCCTCAATACTTAATTCCCTATTTTCTTTTATAAACTCCCAGAATTTTTTGAAAGTGCTCTCATTTTCTTTGACGTGATTATGAAAAGCAGAAAGGAACTTTTTTGAAATAGCAGGACTGATTGATTTAGTTCTAAAATATGAATCAAATTCATCTAAATAAATGTCTATAATTCTTCTCCTCATTCATATTATTATAGACAAAATGAACAAATAAGTTACACTTCTCTATTCCAAAAAGGCTTTTGATATTTAGGACGGAGCATTTTCCATATGATTGTGTCATAATTCCTCCCATCCCATATAGAGAAGCAGATTGCTTTTATAGATGGCTCTGTTTTACAGAATTCAAGATGCTCAGCGAATTGTTTCTTAGTGGGCTCAGTCTCACGATCTCCATATTTTCCATATCTAAAATACTCGTGGATCTTTCCTGCTCTCTCCTCTATTCGATACTTATGATAATTCAGATTATCTATAGTTTTTCTTACCCAAGCATCAAATTCATCAGGAACTTTTTCTAGAAGTATATTGATATCCCTTCCGTCCTTTAAATATTCCCAGATATCAACATTAGAGAAGTTGGTTAGAAGTCTGTGCAATCTCACATACTCTTCAAACTTTATCTTCATTCTAAAATATGGCTGGAATATAAGTACAAATCCCTCTTTATTCTTTATATTTTTTTCTTTCAATGATTTATATAGATCTGGACCAAAAGAGAAGTGCTGTTCGCACTTAACTATATCTTCTTTCTTAATACCGCTAGCATTAAATATACTCAAAGAAGTTGTCCAGTGTTGTTCCTCTCCATTAATGGCTGTACTTAGAAAAACTATCTTTTCTTCTCCATTATAATCAACAACTATAACATTACTGGGGTAGATAATCTCAACTATATAAGTTACATGTGTCATAAATACCTGATCAAAAACTTGATAGTTCTTTTTTAATATCTCCATACCCTTTTTAGCCTGTTCAGAAGTGAATGATCCTTTAGTTGCAAGATGCCATTCGTTCTCATAATAGAAAAGAATACCTAAAGATCCGTCCATCTTTTCCTGCACATAAACATAATCACCCTTGGGAGGAACTTGATCTGTGACTTCCTCATAATTAAAGAATTTAGGAAATGCAGAAGCAATAACATATCCCTCATCGTCTATTATTGTTCCTCTCATAGCCAGAGTTATCTCATCCCAATCATTTTTGAATTGAGTGTCTCTTGTATAATTATAAATAGCAATAGGTAGGGTAGGATGAGAATTCTTTTCTATCCTTCCTTCATTAACATATTTATTAAGGGTTCTTAATTGGTAACTTTTTCTTTCCATTTCATAAACTTATAAAAAAATCCCTTATATAAAAAATGATTTATCTACTATAGACAAAGATTTTTAAAAATTACTAAAAAATTAATAATTATATAGAAACCCCGAAGGCCTCGAGATATATAAATGAGTAAATAAAATCTAAAAGATGAGTATTAAAAATTACGAAGGCTTTAAAAAAATTCAAGAAATTAGGAGAGATAAGAAATGTCCAGTTTTAAATTTTAAGCCTATTAGAGAGTCTGAGACTTATCAAGATATGATTGGTATGGGTTGGATCGAGGTTCTTGCTGATAATCCAGCAGGTATTCTTGCAAAAGCATCTGATGAGGAAAGAAACTTTAAAGACCGATTAGGTAATATTGCTTTTTATCATCCATACTTTAAAGGATCAAGATTAACATCAAGAGCTACTAGACGTTCAGAAGAAGGTTACCCGCATTTTAATATTAAACACGATGGTGGAGTTAGAGTGGTTGAAGGACCAAATTTAACAGCAGAATTTCCTAGATTAAATACAGATCTTAGAAGAACATGTATGACAGTTGAAGATTATCTTTATAAAATGGCATTCTTAATTAAATACACCATTAGAGAACAAGGATTTCCAGTAACTAATGATGAATTATATAGTGAAGAATCTTATAAAGATCTTATACAAAGAAAAATGAGAGAAAATCCATCTGATCTTAAATCTATTGATATTCCACCTAGTATAAAGAAAACAGATGCAGGTAAAGGAGCTTCAATGTTAAAAAGATTTGGTTCTTTCGGACAAAGCGAAGAACAATAATTAATTAATATAAAGTTTTGGAAATATTACAAATAATAATAACTGGAATTTTTTCAGTAACAGTAGCATTTGGAACCGTTTGGATAAAGCACTTTTTAGATAATAAAAAGAAAAACACAGACGAAGAGAACTACGAAAGAATATCTCAACAGGATATCGATTCAATGTTAGAGGTACAAGAATTTTTAGAATCTTTCAGAGTGAAATGGAGCCTAGACCGAGTTGGTATTTTTCAATTTCATAATGGAGGTAAATTCTTTCACGGTATACCAATGAAGAAATATTCTCAAACATTTGAAGTGATATCACACGGTGTATCTAAAACAAAAGAACACAATCAAAGTGTATTTGTGACAGAACATCCTTCTTTAATGAAGCATTTAAGTGAGACTGAATTCTTCTATATAGATGCAGAAAATCCAGTTTTAGATTACATTAGAGGTAGAGTAACTGAAGATGGCATTTTACAAATATTTTCATCTCCTATAAGAAGTCTATCCGGACAGTTAATAGGATTCGTACAATTGCACACAGTTAAATATAAAATAGATGTCACTGAAGATCTTAAAGATGATATCCTAGATCTTGTCAGCAATCTTTCTGGTTATTTAGTAAAAAGATAACTAATGAAATACGAGGCAAACTTTATAGAGAGCATCGAAGGATCTTTAATATTCACATTAGAAATAGAGGGGGATACTAGAACTGAAATTCTTAGCAATATATTATCTGAAAATTGGTACCAAAATGGGCATTACGTTGTAGATGAGGATGATTTAATCGAGGTAATTAACGGTCTTATCGGTATGATGTGCAAAGATGGATACGATCTTATGGATAATCCAGATTTTTTATATAAGGTTAAATCATATGCAGATTTGAATTTAAACTTAAGACCTATTTTAAAAGACGAAGATATATCCGCAAAAGGGATTATAGATATATTATGCAATTCAATAAAAGAATTTTTTGAATACGAAGCATCAGGAACTACTGAATTCTCTTACGAAATAAAAGAAATCTAATCAGAAAGGTAAATCCATAGCCACTCTTTCTAAATGCTCTTTTATTGCATTATATTTTACCATAGCTTCTATCATATCTCCCTTACTTAACTTGTTAAGAAAGTAAGATCGATCTTCAACCAGCTTTTCGTGATCTTCTTCTCCTAAATCATGATCCCATAATTCATAGAAGTAACCAAGCGCATGGTCAAATCCATAAACAAATTCTTTATTCTCTTCTAAGTCTATTACGTATCTACTCATTATATCAATTGTTTTTGTTTGTTTTTAAGTCCGCTATTAAGATATTTTGCTATGACTTGACCATGACAAAGGAAATTCTTTTCAGATCCATCTGCGGGCTTATTACAGCACCAGCATCCTAAAACTTTACCCCTTAATTCTTCGATTTCTTTTATTAATCCACTCTCATTTAGGTGTCTTTCGTATCTCTCTATTGCTTCCTTCCTTGAATCCACTTGGAATTTAGCTTGTGTCTTATCCAGATCCTTGTGAGTATATGGATTATTCCATTTGCTGGGTCTTCCTATATAAATGTCGTGATTGTACTTTTTAAAGTGTACAACATAAGTTTTACCTTCTTCTCTATTAAATTCTTCCATGTCTAGAAATTTTTAATCGTTTTTGAGAAATATCCATGATGTAAAAATAAGAAAAATCCCCAAAACAAAAAAATGATTCGGGGATTTTTATGAGTGGACCTGCCGGGGTTCGAACCCGGGTCCAGATCGAATGCTCAAGAAACTCATTCACAGGCTTAGACACTTTTTCTAAAGTGTCAAAATAGTTGGTTAGTTCTTCACCATCGTTAACCTAACAACCAATGGTTTGCATTTCTTTTTGTGACTTAATGCTCAGTCAAAGAATTCCAGGTATTAACCCGGTTTTCAAGGCCGACCTTAAGGATAGGTCAACTCCACCAGCACATTTCTTTTACTGAGTAAGTGCGACTCAGTGGTTAAGCTGCTAATAGCAACTCAGCCTCTTCTGCTACAACAACTGGTGCTGTAATAGAAGTGAGGATACTCATCATATCCTCGGTGTTAATCGTTTTGCCGTTTATAGCGTTGATAGGTTATTATCGTGTTTCCATCTAACACGGCCTGCATTTCAAAGAACTACCTCCGCCTGTCAAATCCAAAAACAGGCCCATTACTCTATTATATATCAGAATCTTTTATTAGTTTCAAAAGGATAAATACTTATAGGGGGATCAGAATACTACTGAAATAAGGTGATTAAATATCCTAACCCTAAAACAACACCAACTAATAAAAGGTCTTCAACAAACTCCTTTATAAATTTTTCCCAAGTGAATTCATCTTCATCTTTCTTTTTCGGTTTTAAATACCCCCAAAAGAATACAAGTCCGATAGATTGAATTAAGTTAATTGGATTCACATGAAAAGTATACACAATAAACCATCCCCACAATTTCATAAAAGCGTAGCCACTAAGTAATGATCTTGTAATAATTGACAATACTCCAAAGCAAAATTTACCAAATTTTTCCATAATTTTATTTTTTATTTTAATTTTAATCCCATTTTTTTCATTGCTAATAATGCCTCTGCATTACCCTTAGCATCATCCACTGGATTGTGAGTGTGCTTAGTCTCTCTGAGTTGTTTCCAACTGGCTCTAAGATCATTCTTAAACCCGCAATAGATATCTCCTATTCTTCTGGAAGTCCACCCGAAAGGATTGCTTCCAAGATAGCGATGAAAGTACCAATTAATCCAAGGTGCATCATATCCGTTATTATCGGAAATTAATATTGGGCTACCTTCAATATTATCTGATATCCATTTTGCGAAAGCTTCCATAACTTCTTTTGGATCGTCAAATTGTTCGTGTTCTTCCCTGCTAAATCCGCTGATAGCTAAAGATTCTGGATTGTATTCGCTAGATACTGGTTTTAATTTACCGTAGAAAGTTCTTTCTAAACCCTCTTCAACAATAACAGCACCAAAGCAAACCATTGAGTTTATTCCTTGAAGAGGTCCATCAGATTCCACATCTACTACAATATATTTCATATTTTTTATAGTTTAATCTCAAATCTTTGTTTCATTTTTTCTATGATCTCATCAGGAGCGTTGTGAATGTTTTTACCTCCGTGTCTATTTTCAACAATTAATGTAAACACAGCGTACCCGTATTTTTTTGCTAATTCCGTATAGTGTTCCATTTCCCATTCTTGAGTGAATGTATTTGAAACAGCAATCTCTCTGTAGAATTGATCATTAACTAATGAATCCTTCATGTAAGTTTCCACGAGATCTTGACAGAATTTATGAGCTTCTTTAATCTTAGATAAATCAAATTTATATTCTCCAGTCTCTTTATCAACAAAATATTTGTCTGCTTCACAAACTAAGAAATCGTGTTCTACTAATTTCTTAGCAAATGTTGATTTACCTGATCCAGGTACTCCTCTAACTATATAAAGTGTTTTTTCCATTATCATTTTATCACTTTTAATGATTCAACTTTGAGTATTGTATTGCTTCGTAAAATTAAATTCTCGCCGTTACATTTTTTAATATCAGCAAAACCTGAATTATACCAATTCACTCTTTTTGCTCTGATTTTTTCACCATTTTTAGCTGTGACTAAACAGTTACATGGAGGATCTTTTCTGTCTAAATAAATTAGATAAATTATATTTATAGTTCCTGTTATCAAAAATATGACAATAAATATTTTTAAAAATTTCATTTCTTATTCTGATTTAATTGTTCACTAATAAATATTTTATACAATCATCTTTGCTACCTTGAAACCATACTGTTGTTTCATCTTCATTTACTACTTGGTACACATCATTGCTTGGGTAAAGGCTAATTATCTTCATCGTTCTTGTTGTTTAAAATAATTAATAATGATTCGTGTTTTACACATCCACAACCAACGCTTGAACTTCCACCATCTTCTTAACTTCTTGTGCCAATGGTCAGTCTTTAATCTTTTGGCTTGTTCTTTTATCATTGTTCTTGTTGTTTAATTAATTCAATTGCTTTTTGGAATCCGTGTTTAAATCCATACTCAGTATCATCTTGTGCTGTTGGATATATTGAATGATTCTTAGCAAATTCTTCAGCCAACTTCTCAACATCAATACTTTCTAAAAATTCTAATGCTGTCTTTTTCATTTCTTATAATGTTTTCTAAATAATTCAACAACGTCCCAAGCATCATCAATAGAATCGTGAGAGACAAAATCATCTAGACCAGCTCTTCTCTTACATGTACTAAGATCTGGTGATGTCTTATCGTTATCCCAATCTATATAAAGAGCGCTAGGATCCAATACTCTTTGTCTAAAATAAACAAAGTCATATAGCTTATCAATCTTATCTAGGAATCTTTTATCGAAGCTAGAGAAATTCTTTCCTGCTGCATTGCATCCTATTTTAGAATTTGTGTATCTAATTTCGGAGATCACTGATATTAAAGGGTTCTTTCTAGATCCCCATTCTTCTGAATGTAAAAGATGTTCTAAATCAGATCTCTCTTCTTGGTGTACTAAGCACCATAAATAAAAATAGAAAGTAACCTCATACTCATAAAGAAATACGCCATCAACTATTTGACGTTGTATCATTCTAGCATCTGTATCCCTAGTATTAAGATATGTTGCAATACGTTCTATGATTTCTGAATTCATATTTATTGCAAAAGGACTTCCTGTTATACCATCTCTTAATATGTAGATATTAAATTTAGGTATTTCTTCAAAAGGAAGAACTTTAGAAGTATCTTCTAATATACCAGAGAAAGTTAATATCTGGTGGCTTTCTGGTTTAAGTCCAGTTGTCTCTAAATCAATTGAGCAATAGATCATCTTATATTTGGATTAAAATTATAAACTCTTTCTGCGTAATCATTAACACAAGGCCTTCCTGTATTATAACATCCGAATACGATCTTCCAATTTTTATACCTATCATAAAGCTTTCTTAGAAGCTTCATAGAGGTCTCGACATTTAGATCTATATCAGAAATTAATTCTGCTCTCGGTATGTTCTTATTCCATATTGAATTTGCGGTACTCGGCATTATTTGCATAGGACCAAGTGCTCCTGCACATGATGTTTGTTGGGGATTATATTTCCAATGAAAAGGACCGGAGTATCTAGTTTCTGCATAAGCTACACCTAGTGCATATTTAAGAGGTATCTTATAAATAGCAGAATATTTCTCTATGGCATTAAACATTTTAAGAGGTGTAGGAGCGTCGATATCGACGCTCCCCATGTTTACCTCTTGCTTTTCATATTTAGTCTCGCTAGGCTCGAAATAAAGCCTAAATGGCACAGTTAAAATGCCAAATATACCAAGCTTAATAATTAAAGCTGCGGATTTCATTGCCCTTCGTATTTAGACTGGATGCTATTGGCATAAAGATTAAATATACACCTTCCAACAGAATCCTGATAGATCTCATAATTTCCGTTAGTTCGATCTATGATCATTAATTCATTCCTTTCATTAATAGCAACGGACACTTTCCCAATCGTTTTAGTTACCTTTGCTACTGAAGTTACGCCTGGCTCTTTTTTAGCTCTATGGTAAATATCGCAAACAACGTAACCAAGGGTAAAGATAAAGAGGAATAATAATACCTTCCCGCCTTTTAAAATAATCTCCGAAATTTTCGATTTAATCTGTGCTTTTTCCATTTCTTTAGTTTTAGAATTTAAACAAAGATAATAGAAAAGTCTAGATTAAAAAAATGATTTCCTAAATTATTCTTTAATATACCGAAGCATTAAGAGATGATTTAAGATGACATGTTGATTTTAGTTCGTCTGGAATGCCTTTAGCCATATCAAAAAAGAATCTAGGAACCTTTCCGCATTTTTTACACGTGACAAGTTCTGCGGGAACAAGCTCTTCTTTTCCTGAAGGACTCAGAAGAGGTGATATCCTTTTAAATAGCATAGATGTTTCCCACATCATATTTCCATCTTCACACTTAATCCAAGGTGTTTCTGTCAGATCAACTTTTACTTGATTATTATCCATTTTATTTTTCTATTAGATTTTGGTATTTCAATGCCTTAGTATCCCACTTAGATACGAATAAAGACCTATAATTTTGTATTGCTTCGTCGTGATTTTCACCGTTCTTATTCTCATGTACAACTTTAATACATTTAATAAGATCTTTAAGGAAACTTTCCTCTTCAACTTTCAAAGATTCATAAAGATTCTCTTTTAAATCGTTAGGTAAAGCAAAATAGGCACCAAAAAAATCGGAGGATTCAGTGTCTTGCAGAATATGTGCATCCGGCTTATAAAGCCACATATCAAATTCGTTAAAATTGGAGCTAGTTTTATCTTTTATTCTCTCCCAAGTATAAAATCTTTTGTGGAATGACATAATAATATAAAGATTATTGGTTTAACTTTATATTTAACAAGGGAAATTAAGTTTCAATATTTAGATAACTCCAAATCTTCTTAGCATACTAGATCCTTTCTTTACGCTAGGATTTAGTACCGAGTTAGGATCAGGAAGAAGAGAAGTTGCTCCTGGATAGTTTAAAGATATTTCTTTTATTAGGTTATCATATTCGTTAAGATCACTATCTCCGTAGAATTTAGCCAGCAAGTTTATAGTTTTTACTGGAACATTATATTTTTTAAGTATATCTTTCATAAGATAAACAACTAAATATGATAATTTTAAATTGAGATCATCCTCAGTATAAGCAGGTGCTGTTATTTCCATCTTAGTTGTAAGAATTGGTGTTTTATCACCGTAATCAATTCTCATATAACCATTAGGTTGTATGATAAGTCCATAACCAAAATCTTTTAATGAGAATCTTAAAATCCCTTTCTTTTTCCTTTGATCACTAGTATCAATATAAGCACCTAATTTATCTAATAATTGTATAAGACGGTTGTTTTTTAGATCAATATCATTAAAAGGATTTAGAAGTGGTCTATCATCTTTTATAATATCTCTAAGTTTGGTAAATATAGGATAGAATAATCTAGATAAACCATTTATATCATGTTTATAGAATCTGTAGCTAGAATTATCTAAATCCATTCCTAAACTATTATAAAAATTATAAATGATTGGTTCATTTGTTAATGATTTAGTATTAGGCACAACTTGATCATAAACATAATTAACAAACGGAACTAGTATTTTATTACCGTTAATAACGAAATATATCTCTGATCCTTGAAGTTCTATTGAAAAGTTTTTAAGTCCGACTACTTTAGATAGTATGTTTTTTCCAACCCCGTCAATAAAAAAATCTTTGAGAGGTTTAGGTAAAGCTTCAAAAGAAGAATATCCACCTTCTGAGTTCTCGTTTAAAAATTGTGAAAAATTCATTATTCTCATGTTAAAAGAAATGATTACTTCAAAGTTAATAAATACATCAATTTAGAAACACCTGCTATAAGTTCATCTATCAGATTTTGTAAATCAGATTCTTTAACATTTTCTCTTAATGTAGTTAAACATTCCATCATGGTTTTTAACCATGAATTAGGTTCCACATCAGAGAAGCTTATGAACTCGCAGCTATTACCAAAATCTATTCTTCCGTGATATCCTTGATAAGATTCTACTAATGTGTCTAATCCATCAGATATAGAATCATAAGTCATACCATAAGCATTATGCTGTGAATAAGATTCTGTACCCCAGTGCATAATTTTAAGTTGTGCTTGGAAAAGCAATAGGTTTACAAAATGCTCATCTAATGAAGAACCTAATTGTTTAATTCCTTGAAGCTGAGAATCTTCTTCTGTACCTTCCATTCCGTTTTCTTTATATTCGCCAAAAGTCATATTTTTATTTTATTTTATTTTTTAGAATCCTAGATCTCCTAGATCTGCTGCAGTATCAATATTAGGTAATAAGGATTTTATCTTATTGTATATATGCTCACTTCCTTTTCTTACCTCATCAGCAACTTTAAATGAATCTTCAGCTTTACTAAAATATTCCACTATAGCTTCAGTAACAACCTGAGGAAATTCTAATACTCTTAAAGATTCTATTTGGCTTTCACCAATCTCTTTTAAAAGATTCATGAATTTTTTACCCAATGAATTTATATCCCTCTCCATAGAAGCATATTTATTACATGTTCTCTCTAATGATTCTCTTAGTGAATTATTGATCCCAAAATTTTCTCTTCTTTCATCTCCAAAAAGATCTAAATATTTTAATTCTTTAATATTAGGCATATTACCTGGCCAAAATATGTTATCTAATACTTCATTAATGTCTCCATCGATAATAACCGAAACCGCTTTATTTACTTGAGGTAGATTTGGATTTTTAGCAGGTTCACATATTTTTAATTCTCTAGCTAATCTAGTTATTACATCATTAATGTTATCTGTAACCCCCATTTCCTTAATAGATTTTTCGTAATCAAATCCGTCGTCAGAATAATTCATAGGGTATTTTACGAGAGATTGTATTTTAGAATCCTCGGATTTTATTATTGACGTGGGATCATTATATGATTCTCCTTCATTATCCATTAATATTCTCTCATAAGCTTTATAAACTAACCAATTTTTAAAGTCCTTATAAAAATTAGATTTGATCATTCCTGATCTTGCCGAAGCATAAGCATTAATATATTCGTCATCAGTATCAACTTCATTAACTCCAAATATTCCTATAGAATATGATTCGAATAACTTAAAAGATTTAATTCTTTTCATTTCTTTAATTTCTTATTATTTAGGTCTTATAGAACCAACTGGTGCAAAAAGTATTTTTCCAAATGAAGGAGGATTGTACATTTCTGGAGAGCATATAAACCATAATACTTTCTTTCTATATTTACTTATTCCATATTTATAAGGATCTGGCATTTCTCCTCCTGTATCTGTTAGGTAAATAAATATTGATGGCTTTATTTTATTCTTCTCGACCCATTGGAATGGCGGAATAAATCCTTTATCATTACCCCCAGTAGAAGCTATTTTAGTGAGATCTGGCTGACCCCCTTTTTTAACTATATCAACATTATCAATATCATCACTACAGTATATAATTATAGTCTTGTCAGCATCAAATGTTTTACATAGATACATTATCTCATTAACAAATGCTTTAACCTGTTCTTTCGAAATCGAACCTGAAGTATCTACAGCAGCAACAATTGTTTTTAAAGTGTCTTCTCCAGTTTCTTTACGACCGTATATCATATCACCGCCAGCAAGGAATCTTTTATTAGGTAAAACCCATTCGCTAGATTTGAATGTATTATCAAAGAATTTCTTTAATTCTTTTTTCCAATTAACTAGAGGTTCACTAGTTTTTAAAGCCCTTACCAGTCTTTTAGCTTTGTCAGATAGCTTAGATCTACTTAAAGCCTGATTAGATATATCAGCCCAATTTGGTGTCTTTAAATCTCCTTTAAATATCTTACTTGGCTTATCTGCTTTTACCTCTTTTGCTTTTTGTGTAGAAGAACCAGTTGTATCAAAATCCCTAAATGTTTTTACCCCAGGTGATTCACTACCAACTGTAGGTATGTCTTCCATTTTTTTAGGAGTATCTTCAAAATTAGGATCACCGCCTTCTGGTTTCCCTGTATTAGTTGTATTCCCTGTCTCAGGTGTATTATCTTTATTCTTATTATCAGATATTACTGAATAATCCCCGTCTTTAATTAACATATAATTTAACTAATTTCTATATCCCCATTAGGATAAACTTTGGTTATAGTTCCTTCTTTTCCTTCTTTTGTTATAACTTTCTGTCCAACTCTAGGTAATTGTTTTTTATTATCTCCAGGCTCATCACCAGGTTCTCCAGGCTCATCACCAGGTTCTCCAGGCTCATCACCAGGTTCTCCAGGCTCGTCACCAGGTTCTCCAGGCTCGTCACCAGGTTCTCCAGGTTCATCACCAGGTTCATCTCCGGGCTCATCACCAGGCTCATCTCCAGGTTCATCCTCTTGAGGGAAATCACCTTCTTGTATAACCAGATCAGAGTCAGGCTCTGGTTGTTCTTTATCCTCGTCTTCTACCCTACCAGTATCTGTTTGTTTTTTAACATTAGGATCATTAATAAGTTTATTAAGAGCACCTTCATCTTCTAATTGTTGATAAATATCTTCCGCTCTCATTCCTTCAAATCTAGCATCATATAAACCTGCTCTAGATCCGTCCTCTGATACTGGCCATTCGAATCCTGTCTCTCCCTGGAGTAGAGGATTTATAGCATAATCGCAAGCTATATTCCATCCTTGGGGATTCCTATTTTCTCTTCTTTTACCATGATCTCCTATACAATGAAGAATTTCGTGACATAGAACAAACCTTAATGCTGCTTCTGTCTGATTCATTACAAATTCGGGATGGAATATAATATCCCTACCGTTTGTGCACATAGTCTTAGGATCAATATTAGATGATCCGAATATATTTACGTGGCTTAGTAATTCACCGTAGAATCCTTGATTGATGTTTATCCATAGAATTACTCTTTTAATTTTCCTATTAACCTCTTCAGGATCAAAAGAATAGGATTCATTTATAAACCTTACATAATTAGAAAAACTAGTAATTATCTTGCCAGTTTTATATTTATTCTCGTTTAATTTTCTTATCATTGTTGAAGTCCTTTACTTTTAGCTCCTCCAGTTACTAGTAAAGCTGCTTTGTGTTTTAATTCATCTTCTGGTGTAGATGATGAACCTCCAAATCTAAAATCTGGGTATCTTACTAGAATATCTTTATACAGCCAGCTAAGAGGTTCTAATTCGTTATATCTATTAAAGTACTCCATTACATTATAAAGACTTTGCGGAGAATAAGAATCTACTCTTTTCATCACCATTTCAATAAGCCCATAAAGGATACTTTTACCTCCTGGTGCTTGTGCTTCAGCAACCATCTTAGCAGATGCAGGATTGTTAATCATATTATCCATCTCTGTATCACTAACTTTTCTAAGTATATCAAGATAAGCAACAAATTTACCAGCTGCTTGAGGCCCAACTTGATCATAGAAAATGTTAAGAATTTCTTCTCTAGGTATATCTCTCCAAGTATTAACTCTTTGATCTGTTATCTCATCATGAAGAATTAAAGCTCCATCTGTCCAGGATCTAGGTGTTGGGTAGTTTAATGATTTTTTATCAGCATCTAAATTGTGGAAATACTCCTGATTAAATGTTAAGAATGTTACAAGTTCAGGCAGAATTTTTTCGTTCTTATCTGCCCATGAAGCATATCCTTCAATTGTAGGAACATAGTTCTTAATAGTGAAACGGTCAGCAAGTGCAAAGTCAAAATCTGCTACGCCTTCCGCTTCTTCTGGTCTGTTACCCGCTGCAACAATAACCCATTTGTCTGGTAATTTGTAAGGCCCAACTTCTCCTTTTTGTACGAATTGCATGATAGAGTTTAGAACTGCTTTATTAGCTCTGTTCATCTCATCCATAAATATGATACCACCTCTATTATCTTTACCATTATCTGGTGGTAATAATGCAGGGGGATTTGCTCTAGTGAATCCTTTACCAAAATTAGTAACTTTACCGTCTTCGACCTCAACAGGAGTTATATCATGTCTACTAGGTATTCCTAAGAAATCTTCCGGATTCATAAATTGAAGATCCAACTTCATAACAGGTACACCAAGCTCATCTGCTGCTTGTCCGACTATTTCAGTCTTACCAATACCAGGTGCTCCATAAATAAAGATGGGTTTAGCTCTTCCCCCTCTGTCTTTACTCCTATATAATTTAACTACGTCATTCTTTAATTGCTCAGCTGAAATGTTTCTAACACTCTGGTCTTCACCTGTGTATTCTAAAGGTATTCTTGCTTCCATTATAGGATTAATCCCTTGCTGATATTTCAACATTTGCTGATAGATAGGCCCATTTTCAGGTAAGAATAACATTGCTACAGGCATACCTTTCATTGGTCCAGAAGGTATTGGTTTAATTAAACCCTGTCCTATTGCTTTGATCATTTCTCCTGCCCAGCCACCAACTTTTTTTATAAGATTAGCTATACTGGAAAAGAAACCTTCGTTAAGCTCCGGATTGTAAGATTCATTAACAAAATCATTGAAGTTTTTTATTCTACTATTTTTCATTTAATTTTTTTAGATCCTTTTATATATCCAAAAAAATAAATTAAAACAAAGCTCTTACAAGAAGTAGGTTGGGTGATAAAGGAGAGTATCCCATAGCTTCAATGAATCTATTTATTGGATCTAAAATTACTCGATTGAATTGTTCGTCAAAATCTACGGGGGGAGCTAGCTCATAGGGATAAGCTCCGTTAAGATATCCAAATACATTATTCTCTCTCTCGTTGTTTACCTTAACATAATAGTACTTAATCTTCTCAGATGATCTGATTAAGCTGTATTTAACTTTATGCTTGGAATTATTAAGAAGATAGTTGTGATATCCTGCTGCTCTTACGTGCATTGGACATCCTTTTGCAACTTCGAATTTTGTTGTGTCGTTTACAATGAATTTCTCTATATTATTAACAGAAGTTCCTACAGATATTTGATCTGGGCTTTGTACCTTAAATTCCGATTTTATATTCTTAAGGATCTTTACAAATTCTCTAATATCAAAAGCTTTACCTTTCTCGAAAATATGCTGTAATAAGAACGTAAGTTTCTCTCTAGCGAAAGGAGCAGTACCACCTTGAGCTAATTCGATACCAGTCGATTTAACTTTAGAAAGCCTAGGAAATAAATCCTTATTAGGATCCTGCCAAGCTATATGTAATACATATTTCTTTTTACCCAAGAATATACCAGCATATGATAAACTCTCTAGCTCAAAATCCTGATAGTTATCTGTGCCCCATTTTTCAGAATAGATGTCATAGCATTTCTTAATGTATTCTTTAAGTCTAAATTCATTAAGTCTTTTTACAAATTCAAATGGTTCTAGATCTGAATCAAATTCACAAGAATCCATAACAGCTCCTAGATTGATATAATTGGAATCTGTATCTCCGTATATAATAAAGTCTAATGTTATTTTTCTGACATTACGAACTCCCATTTTTTCGTGAAGCTCCGTATCAAGATGCCACATATCATTGAAATACCTGTTTATTATCTTCTCAGCAAATTTCCAAATGTCCTGGCCTTGTAATGTAACACTCTCTGCAACATCTGTATTGAACAAAGCAAAATACTGATTCCCAGTCGCTCCGTATATACTGTTAAGTGTTAGCTTAATACCTTGTTCAGTATTATAGAAATCCGAAGATTTTTTTTGATACTCCGAAAGTTTTTGATTGAGCTCTTCTAAGCTCATTGACATGTAATCTATTTCTTCCATATTATACCTCTACTAAACCTATTGCAATTATTGAATCTGACTCAATTGACTTTACTAAGATTCTATTTTCGTGAAAGTGAATCTCTGATGCTTCTTGGTCGATATAAGAGAATTGATTTTTATAGATTGTATATACGCTAGGACTTTCAAATCCGTTTGCAGTTCTACCTTTAATTAAATTATATTGGAATGAATTTCCTCTAATGATAACCCCATTTTCTTCAATATCAAAATTAAGAAGTTCTTCAGAGTTCGTTTCTATTCCAGTTAAAGAAGCTACCTTTTGGAAGTTCTCTCTTGTGATTTCAAAATTAACTTCCGATCCTTCGGTGGAATGAATCTGTCTTTGTATATTATCATCAATATATGCAAGTAAACTAATATCTGCACATTTAATAAAAATGTTTAATGAAGAAGACGAGAATTTAAGACCAGTAGCTATTAATCCGCCTTCATATTCTTGTGAATCTATTATAAGATTTAGTTCTTCCTCTGGTCCAAAGTATTTAAAAACATCAATCAATTTACCTATTTCCAGAATTCCGATCTTTAATCTTGTGGAAGGAAAATCGCCTTCAAGAATATCGTTAACATCTACACTTACAAATTTAATTACTGATTTATCAGGTGTTCTAACTTTTGCAAATAAATTACTTCCCTCAATTTCTAAAGGTACACTCTTGTCTACAAGTTTTAGCTTCTTAAGGAAAGCAATAAAATTATTAGGGTTAGAGATTCTAAAATTCCAAATTTGATTTTTCTTAGTCATTTTCTATATTTAATTTTGTTTCTTCTTCTTGTTCTTCTATATCATCTTCAGGATCAAAAAATCTTATACCTTCGTGAAATTCCTCCTTAACTTCTCCTAGTAATGAAGTTGCTTTAGAACTCTTTTTAGATAAAGTCGAATTTAATTTTTCAGCTAATTTAAGTTTAATTTTCTGATCTTTAATCTCTTGATTCTTATTCTTTATATCATCCTTTATTGAATTAATTTCCACAGAAGTCTTAATAATTTCCTCCTTATTCAATTTAATCAATGATATTGATTCTAATCTCCTTGATATTTCTCTTCTATACTTAGATAAAAATCCCATAACTTCGTCAGATGCCCTTTTCTTATCAGACATGAACAATAGGAATTTTAATTTTGCTTCAAGATATTCTAGTTCATCATTAAGATACACAAGATCTCTTTCATATCTTTTAAGTATTGTTTTTTCTTTCTGTAAAATAAATTCATCTAAGTAATCCTCTATAAAATCATACTCTAAAACATTTCCATCTCTAACAAATACAATATTTTCTGTGACAATTTGCTTAGTTTCTTTTGCTAAAAGGACTGACATATCTTTAAATTCCTGATCTGTACATCTGAATTTGATACTTATCTTAACATTATCAGTGGAAAAATTATCCATTTTATAATTTAGGCCTTTTCTTTCTAATAAAGAATTGAGTCTTATAAAAAATGATTCATATCTTTGTAATGGAGATATTGAATTGATTTTAAAAGTCCTTGTAGCTAAGTCGATCTCAACGTCTCCTTCAATAAGCCATGAGGATTTAAGTCCATCCATTTTAGATACATTTCCTTTAAATCCTTTAAAATAAGGCTTTAGCTTCTTTGTTCTGTTGCCTTCTAAATATGCAACAACATCATCAGGTTTTCTTGGTAATATATTAGATTTATATCCTACTGCAATACCTACAATGTGAGTTGATAAACCAATAGGGTAATCAACATGTATCCAATCATACCCGCCTTCTTCATTAGGTACATTTAGATCTTTATACTTTTCAATTATTTCTTTGTACTTACTAGAAATTTTTACTTGCGTATATCTTGGAGCAGATGGTGAAGGATTAACAGGGGTTCCGAAGAATCCATCACCTAATAGTATCTGTTCTGCACACGAAAATGGTCTAGCTAATTTTGATATGGCCTGAGCCATTGAAGAATCCCCATGATGATAAAGGCCAGTACTAAAAACCTCACCAATTACACCAACAGTCTTCTTAAAAATACTGGGAGAATTCTGTAGAATTAGTCTCTGAACAGGAGTTAAAGCATCATAAAAATTAGGTATACCTCTACTCTGTATAACATACAAGGCATACTTTCTATAGTCAACATTGATTTGATCCGAGATCGTTATTCTATTCTCCACTAAATAAATTATTTTATTATTTTATCAGTGGAATAGAATAAAGTTTCTATTAAGAGATATTATCGAAGTTAGTAAGTACTCTTGCTTTTTTATTAGCTCCTGTAGTTCCCGTAGATCCGGTAGTTCCAGTACTTCCAGTACTTCCAGTAGGGTTTGTTGAAGCAAGATCTACAGATCCTTGATAAACAAGGCCTTTCATTGCATCGTCCATAACCTCTTTTGGAATATCATCTAATTGTATTAATGCGTAATAAAATTTAGTAGCATTCATCTGTTCTTTCTCAGCTTTAGATATGAAATCCTGCCATTCTTGATTGTCAGCAAATACTTGACATCCTGCTGACCAAGGTCCCACACAAATACCAACACCTTTCGTAGACGACCTGTGTATTTGCATTCCACAAGATTCAGTGTAAACCTCAGCTGGTTTGTAACTTTCAAATTTAGTTACTCCGATAGGGTATCTTCCAACTTTAATTGGTTCACCCTCTACCATCATTTTATATTTATTGCCACTACCTAAGGAGCTTTCTTTAAGAATGTATAGGGTATCTCCTGGAAGTTTAACACCAACACCTTTAGGATTCATTGGTTTCTTTCCGTAGTATGCTAAACTAGGTACAGTTGTTATTTGATATGGAGTTATTTTATCTCCAAGACTTGCTGGTGGTATTGGTCCAGTTGGTCCAGTTGGTCCAGTTGGTACAATTGGTCCCGTAGGATTATTTTTGTTTTTAGCATCCTCTGCATCTTTTTTAGCCTTTTCAATTCTTCTTTTAAAAGCACCAGGGGCAAACCAACTACTTGGATTGTCGTCATCGTCCTCGTTTAGAATTGATAATATTTGATTCTTTTCTTCGTTCAATGAATAATATTCTTCGAAAGTAAAAACACCAGATTCAATCACGTAGTTAATAGAATTTAATCTATCTTCCATAGATTCATTCTTTTTGTCCTTTATTCTATCAAATACAGATTTATCTTTAACAGGTGTTTCTTTAACTGGTGCAGGTCCAGTAGATCCAGTAGGTCCGGTAGGTCCAGTGGCACTCACAACATCAGATCCATCTTTAGCATTACCAGGAATAAAATAAAGAGCATCCGTGAATCTATCCTGATTTGATGTCTCCTTCTTTATTTCAAGCTTATTTCTTATTCCTATTATTACTGCTCTTTTCTCATTCAATTCTGTTATAATTCTACTATAATCTCCCACTTTTTTTTCCTGAAGATAATTAAGAAGTATTTTAATAGTCATTACAGAAAGAGGATTTTTCTCTAATTTATAAGGCTCGCTAGCACCACATCCTCTATACGGTAAAGATTCTTTAACTTCCTTGGTTTGGTCTATAAAAGAATCCACACCTCCAGTAAGTCCAACATTTTCACCAAATAGACCTTTGATTATACCCGTTGCAATTCTGGATTTTGCTTCTCTTTCAGTCTCAGGTTTTCCTGTATCTGGTGATCCAGTTGCACTCGATGGTATTGCATCGTCTTGCTCGTTTATAAATTGTTTAAACGTAAATAATTTTTTGTCCATAATCTATATATCCAATTATTTGGATCTTTTTATCAATAGAGATAATATGACAGCAATAAAAGAAACTATACCAGACCCAATAAAAGAATACAATAAAAAATCGGGGCTTATTCTATAACCTTTTATAATAAAATCTATAGTTTCTAGCCTTAAATTATCAAAAAAGAAGTATAAAATCATTGATGCCCAGAATGAAGTACATTGATAGCAATTAAGCATATCGCCAAAGAAAGGGGAGTTTATTAATAACCAATTTCTAAATCCCTCAAGAATTTTAGAAGCTACTAGAATATGTGTAAGTCCCCAAACACCAAGTATATAAAATATAAAAGTCATAATCAATTAAATATTTCGTTTTGTCTTAATTCTTCTAAGAATTTTTTCTGATCGTCCGTAAGATTTTCTGGGATTTTTATATTTAATTCAACAAGAAAATTACCAATACCACCATATCCTAAAACAGGAATTCCTTTCTGAGCAAAACTTAGAACTGTACCAGGTACAGTTCCTGGAGATACTACTGTTTTAACACTCTCTCCATCAGGCATTTCCACATCTATATTAGTTCCTAATATTGCTTCTATAAAAGTTATTTGTTTACTAGTGATAAGATCAACTCCTTTTCTAATAAATTCAGTATTAGGTATTTCTTTAATCTTAACATAAAGATCCCCGCTTTTACCGTTACCTTTACCCTCGTTACCTTTACCAGAAACAACAAATTGCATACCATCTGATGCTCCAGCAGGTATGTTGACATCTATAATATCTTCCTCTGATTTTAGTCCATTACCTAAACAATATAAACAAACTTCAAGTACTACCTTACCTACACCTCCACATGAACCGCAAGTGCTAACTGAATTCATCTGAACAAATCCATTTATTCTATTTACTGTTATAAATCCCGATCCTTTACATGTACCACATGTCTGGAAAGAAGCACCATTTTCCGAACCAGTTCCTGAACAGGGATTACATTTTTTATCTCTCTTGATTTTTATCCTCTTATCAACACCTTTAAGTATATCTTGTAAATCTAATTTAAGTGTTATATTTAATGAAGTACCTTTAGGAGCTTCCGGTGTAAATCCCCTACCATGAGAATAATGGTCAGCAAAAGGATCTGTGTGATTCCAATTGGTGTTAAATCTACTAAAATCATCAAATCCGCTAGAGAAAGGATTCTGAAAGCTTCTTTTCCTATCGTATTCCTGTCTTTTAGCTGGATCACCAATATTTTCGTATGCCTCGGTTATTTTTTTAAATTTTTCTTCAGCGTTGGGTTCTTTGTTTTTATCCGGGTGATATTTTTTAGCCATCTCACGATAAGCTTTTTTTATCGAGTTCTGATCAGAATTTTCTTGTACACCTAATATATTGTAATAATTCTCCATCTCTATTTTTTAATCCCAATAATAAATACCATTAATCTGGATATTTTTCCTGGAGTCTTTCCATGAAGATTTTAATTCTATCTGGCTGTATTAAATCTTCAATAATGTATCCTGCATCATTCAGTTCTTTTTCAAGATCTATATTAGGATAATTTTCTATTATCCCTTCAGATACACTTAATAAATAAAGCTCATTCTCTGGGATCCATTTTTTGTTTGTTAAATCTGATTCTTCCATTTATCTAAATATTTTAATAGAGCAAGATCTTTCATCTTTACTTCTAATTCTATATCAAAAACTTTCCCATAAGTTTCTATTTTACTCCATATCCAATCGGAGTGTGCTACATCTTTAACACTAGAATCTTCAAAAAGCTTTCTCGAATCCGAAAAGTGAGTTAGAGCTGGTATATTTTCTGGCCAAGTAGATATACAAAGTTCCAAAGCTTCCATTTCAGATAATTCGTCCGGATTACATTTATGATGTAAATAATCATAAGTAATAGGTACTCCTATTCTTTTATATATCAAGGTGTAAAGATCCGTTGGTGTGAATTGACTTTTTTTGTCATCATTCTCGAGTACTAATCTAGATTTAACAGTATCTGGTAATTTATTATATTCTTTTATGAATCTTTCAGCAGATTCTTCTTTGGATGGCTTAGTTGTATTGATGTGTATATTTATAGGATATTTATAGCTTCTTTCTAATCCCATTTTGTCCATAATTTCTGCATGCTGTCTAAGCTCTTTTACAGATTTTGTAACAACCTCAGGATTTAGTGAAGCAATCACACAAAAATGTGATGGATGGAAGCTAAGTCTTTGTCCAGCTTCTTTTGCTATTCTACCAGCTTCCTCTAGGTTATTTAATATCTCTTTTATATCAGGAAGATCGTCTATTTCATATTCAGACATCCAAGGAAACATATCAGAACTTATTCTATACATTTTTATTGAATTATCAGAATTGAATTTGATTATACGAATTAAATCGCTAGTGTTTTTTAAAGCTAGCTCAGAAACATACTTTAATCCTTCTCTAAGAAATGTTTTTTTAACCATTCCTCTATTTGTAGTAACACCTTCCTTATCTAAAGAAAGGCATATACAACAATATCCCATATTATTTTTGTATACCATACTACAAATATATCTAGAAATTAAATAGGGGCTCAGATGATTCCGGAGTTTTTTCTAAATGAATTAGAAATCTTTAAGAGATTGTATAATTTTAAATCTTTCTCTAGCATTAAGATCGTCAAGAGTTTCTTTACCAGTTTCTCTTCTAAGAAGCTTTTTGAATTTAACCGGATCTGTAGTAGCACCTGATTTTTGTGCAAATTCTCTAACGTCTCTTCTTGAAGGAACTAAATCTAATACTAAAGCTCTTAGTGGAATATTATATTGTAATGCTAAGTTAGCTATCCTATTACCAGAAAAAAGATAATAGCTGTATTCTGAAGATGTTCTTGTCTCTCCAAAATTTATAAATTTAATCACAATAGGAGCAGGCAATGATAAAGTGCCTTTTCTTTTAAGATCATCTGATATTTTTATTAGAACATCTCCGTAAGATCTACCATATGCTCCAGCAATGATGTTATCAAACTCATAAGCCATTAAATTCTGAATACTATTAACATCAAATCCATCCTCAGAAACAATAGGAATTGTTTCCATGTGTCCTTTTTTAAATGGCTCATTAATATATTTAAAAAACTTGGTGGATCTAGCAGCAACTTTACCTATATCTTTATTACCAATAGTAATATTATGCTGGTAGAATTCCAATTTAGCTTTATCGTCATAATGAGATATTTCCTCAGCAAGGTCTGGCATATCCCAGTTTATTTTTAGTTTACCTGCATAGCTCTTAACGGGAGCTTGAGTTCCCTCGCTTCCATCAGGAATATTCGAATCCTGCTCATTAACAAAATCGCTTAATCTTAAAATCATTAAAGTATATATCTATTTAATATTAGATAACCATTTTTTCCGAGCCTCAGAAGAATCACCAAATGCCATTTCTAGTTTTTCCTTACTATCTGAATTTTCATCTATTCCAACAAAATCTTTTCTATTCATTACCCATTCCCAATCTTCTAAAGAAAGAGAACCTAATCCTTTTAAGTATCTAACATTACCAGTGGGCTTAGCAGTTTTAAAATCATCCATGTCCCAATAGTATTTTCTTTTCTTTCCATCACCTACAGAAACAAGAGGGATTTTTAATGAACTTAACCTTTTATTTTTAATAACAGTAGGAAACCATTTATAAAAAAGATTTATTAATAAAGATGTGATATGCGATCCATCCGGATCTGGGTCAGTAGCAATAACTATTCTTTTGTAACCTATAATTTCGTTGTTTCTAGAACTGGGATCTAATCCTAGAATGTGCATTAATTCAAGAATCTCTTTGTTATCTGAAAGATCCCCAATATTTTTACAATTCTTTATCTTGCCTTTTAGAGCATAAACTCCATCTTCCTTAGGATTTCTTTTTTGTAATATAGATCCCATAGCAGAAAGTCCTTCAACTATAAATAGATTTTCTGCAATAGCTTTTTGTGCAGGAAAGTACTTGTGTGAATGTTTAAGATTTACTTTTCTTTTCTCTGCTCTAAGTTTTTTTACGTATCCATCATTCTTTCTCTCTTCAACTTTCTTTGCTATTCTTTCAAATAGTTCGGTTTTAAAAAGTCCTTGTAACTTAGCTCCAAATTTATTCATCAGTAAATTATCAATCTCTTCCCTTGTTGTAACAAATCTAGTTTTATTCTGATCTCCGAATTTAACATACTTAGGTGGAAGATTTAGCACAATTAGACAATCGTAAAAGTGATGACCTAATGTGTCTTCTAATTTTGTGTTTACAAAGTCATTAAATATCTTCTGGTGTATTCCAGAACAAAGAGCGGAGTTAACAAAGCTTAATGATCCTGATCCTTCATACTTTTCCCATATTGTTATCTGACCTATCTCTGTATTAATCTTAAAAGAATCCTGTGGTAAAAATTCAGGAGATAGATCTATTGACTCCCCGTCCCAAGATAATTCTATTTCAAGTTTACCTATAATCGGGTCTCTTTTGATTAGATCGTATTTTAGAATAAGTATAGATGAAAGAACTTCTTTGTCCCATTTAGAATATCCAAATGTTTCAGAAAGAGGTGTGAATGTAACTGAAGTACCAGTTTTCATATCAGACGATCTCTTAGAGACCTTAGGATCTTTACCCTCGTAATTTTTCCATTCCTGAAAGTAATAGAATTTATCATTTACTGTTTCGATACTGAAATATTTAGAAAGTACATTAACTAAGCTGACACCCATACCATTAGTACCCACTAGTGATTCTTCAACATCATCATTCTCGAAATTTGATCCTGCTCTTAATTGTGATACTGCAGTTTCGATATTAGATTTTTCACTTATCTTATTAATCTCCGTACCTTTATAAAATCCATTACCAGAATCTTTAACAGAAACGGAATTGCTTTTAGAATCAATAGCTATAGTGATTTTCTTCATCTTGCCATTCATTCGTTTAGCTTCGTCTAATGAGTTAGAGAATACCTCATCAAATAACTTATACATTCCAACTGATATGGTCTTAGACTCAACAAAAACACGGCTATCGCGAATCACTGGTACTTTCTCGTCTGTTGGTTTAACGCTCCCAACATAAACGGTTGGTCTTAATAGGATGTGCTCCCTCTCTGATAATACTTTAATTTCTTTGTTAGATGACATTCAAGATTTAATTTTTATAAAATACAATTTACCTTAGTAACATATATTTTAACAGTAAAAGAGGGAAAAGTTTCCTACATCAGTCTGTAGATTAGTCCTTCGCTAATATTATTGCTCTCACATGTGCCTCCTAGGAGTTCAATAATAGTATCTGCGGAATCATGTTCAAATTTTTGACACTCATCAGTTTCGCATGGACTACAATTGTGATAAATTTTTTGGATTTTGCCTTCTTTTATGAATAGAATATCAAGAGGTAGATAACAATCTTTCATATGAAAGCTTTTAGGACCAGATTCTTTAAAATTAAAAAGCATCCCCTCATTTTCGAGAAGATGCTCTCTATTAGAAAGTCCCTTTGAAAAATCTTTACATTGTTCTAAAACAAAAGTATGGTCCCCGATTTTTACTAAATGAAAATCTTCGTATTCCATAATTAATTATTTAATGAATGCTTCATCAATCATTTCTGGAGTAAGTTCAACTAAGATGTTTTTCTTTTTTAATGAATAAGGAATTGCTATAATAACATTTCTAGCTTCATCTACATCTTTAACTAAAAATTCAGAATCTACAAATATGTTTGTAGATGGTTCATCTCCAGTTCTGTCTCTGTTACCAAGATAAGTGTCGTTTTCTTCATCGTACTCATCTTCCATATCTTTACCTGGATTGTATCCCATTTCAGAATAAATATCTTTCAAATATTGTGGAGCATTTTTACCTTGTGTAGGTATTTCTGCTACTAAAGATATTTCGGAAAGAGTACCATTCATTACTTGAGTTAAAAGACTTCTTAATTCAGAAATTAATTGATTTCTTTTAATAGTTCTTTCTGGCTCAAAACTTGTGCCTCTGTATAAAGGGACTCCTGTATTATAAACTGATTGCTCATTAAGGAATTCGGAAAATTTTAAAATTCTCATGATATAACTTTTATGTTATATATCTTCCGTCCTCACTAATTCCTAGTTTTTAACTTCTTCTGTAGCTTCTACATCTTCTGTAGCTTCTATAAGTTCTGTAGGTTCTGTAGGTTCTGTAGCTTTTGTAATAGCTTTACTATAGAATTCCATATTCTTTCTGATTCTTTCTTGTTCGTTAGGAGAAATCTTATCAAATAGAGGGGAATTAATAATTATTGTGGTTACTTTGTGTGCTTCCTCTGCATTTCCATTATAATAAGCCAATACTGAATATTCATCAGGCATTCTCCATTTCCAGATCTCATCTTCAACGAAAAGAATATCTGAGCAAGATCCTGTTTTCATTCCAACAGCAGCTAGAGCAAAAGCCAAAGCATATCTTTTTTTACTTCCTAAGAATTTTATTAAATGATAAAGGGATTCAAGTCTATTAGGTCTATATTCCCAAGCTTTTAAATAAGCATCAATAATCTCCTCGTCTGATTTGTTTAATGAGTGTTTCTGTCTAGCAATCCAATATTTAGAGACGTAAACCTCTTCTGCCCATCCACCTAGATCTACTCTTCTTTGATAAGCTTCTATAGATCTTTCGTGCATTCCAGCATCTCTATAACTTTGAGCCATATAAAAAACATATCTTCTTTCTAAATCAATAGGAAGTTCCTCCTTAGGTGTAGTTATAATGGCCTTTTCAAATATTAAAGCATCATTGTAATACTTATCTTTCCCTTTGATATCTCTATTATGCCCGGATACTGCTGCGTGCATTTCAACACCTTCGGGTAAAAATTCTTCGGTTAGATCTATTCCTTCAGGTCCAGAAAGATATTCATGAAGTACACCAATATATTTCCAATCTTGATCTCCTCTAATTACTTGTGTTCTATAATATGCCAGACTTCCCAATCTTAATTTAATCTTATAGAAGTCTTCAGTTAGGTTAATAAATGGATTTTCTCCGTTCTCTACGAATAACACATCATCAGCATCTATAATAAGTCTATAGTCAGATTTGTCTTTGGCAAGTTTAAGATTTTCTGTTCTATTATATCCAAAATCTACCCATGGTCTTTCGTGTAATTCTCCAGGAATACCATATTCGGCCATTATTTCTTTAATAAGATCTTGAGTTCCATCGGTTGATCCAGTATCAACAATAACCCAATAACTAATATAATCTCTAACTGAATCTATGCATTTCCTTATGACTTTAGATTCATTCTTAACGATCATAGTAAGACATATAGTAGGAGTTGCCTTAACTATTTCTTCTGTTTTTGATTTTGACATATTTTTAAGATTTAACTATTATACAATAAAATTGCAATTAAATTTCATTAATTTTATTAAATATCAGCTTAGTAATATCATCCAATTTATTTTCCCCTGATATTTCCAAAAATCCTCCTCCTTTTCTCATAGATTCTATCATAGGTAACGTCTGTTCATTATATTCATCCATTCTAATTTGGAATGCTTCCTCGTTTTTATCATCAGATCTTCCCGAAGATTTACTTCTTTCTTTTATTCTTTCCCTTAATATCTTCTCTGCGACATTTAAAAAGAAAACATATTCTAATGAGATATTATTAATTCTACAAATCTCGTCAAATATAGCCTTCTGTTGAAGATTTCTAGGATATCCGTCAAAAATATATCCCTTAGGATCGCTATGTTTAGTTAATTTTTTAAGATAATCTATAAGCTCTTTACCTACAATCTCATCAGGAAGAAGATTACCAGTTTTCATTAACTTCTTGATCTCTTTATTATCAGAATCCCTTAATATATCCCCAGTTGAAATGTGTTTCCATCTCATACCTTTGGCTATAATTCTAGCTTGTGTTCCCTTACCACATCCCGGAGGTCCTGCTAAAATTATACATGGGGTTTTTTTGGTATCTTCTTTTCCATCTATATCTCCGTATTCTTTTACGAATTCTTTAAAATTGCTAAGCTTCTTAGGTCTATTCATTTTTTTTATATCTTATGATCCACAAGCTTCACAATCTTCTGGGTTGTCTATACTACAAGATAAATCACTGTAGTTATCATCTTCAGATTTAGGAATGTCTTGGTTTCTACTAAGATCTATACCTAGACCTTTTATAGCTGTAGTAGCAGCTTTAGTTCTTATATAATAACTACCAGTCTTTAGTCCTTTATCCCACCCATAAAAATGAGCAGAAGAAAGTTTGGCAAAGTTGGCATCTTGAACAAACAAATTCATACTTTGACTTTGACATATAAAAGGTGCTCGTGCTGCAGCATGATCTATAATGATCTTCTGACTCATTTCCCAAGCAGTTTTATAAATGATCTTAATCTCATCAGGTATTTCTGCAATATCCTGAACTGATCCATTATTGATTATGATCTTATCTCTAAGATTGTCATCCCACATATTAAGTTTAACTAGATCTTTAACAAGATGTTTATTAACTACTGGGAATTCACCAGATAATGTTTTTCTGATATAAATATTGGAAGTGAATGGTTCAAAGCATTCGTTGTTTCCTAAGATCTGACTTGTAGAAGCAGTAGGCATAGGTGCAAGCAATAAAGAGTTTCTAGCTCCGTGAGTTAAAACTCTTTCTCTTAATTCCTCCCAATCCCATCTTGTACTTGGTGATTCATTCCATAGATCAAATTGGAATAATCCTTTAGATAGTGGTGATCCTTTGAAGGTTTGATACGCTCCTTCTTTTTCTGCAAGATCAACTGAAGCACACATAGCTCCGTAATAAATTGCTTCAAAAATATCTCTATCTAAATTTTTAGCTTCATCAGATTCAAAAGGTATTTTTAGAATAGCAAAAGTATCAGCTAGACCTTGAACACCAATACCAATTGGCCTGTGCTTCATATTAGAAGTCTTAGTCTCTTTTGTAGGATAATAGTTAACATCAATTACCCTATTAAGATTGATTGTAGCGGTGTAAGCTATATCCTTAAGAGCAATAAGATCATATTTAGGTTTCTTACCAGGAATAATAAATTTAGGTAATGCAATAGAAGCTAAATTACAAACTGCAGTTTCTTTAGAATCTGAATATTCCATAATCTCCGTACAAAGATTTGAAGATTTAATAGTCCCTAAATTTTTCTGGTTGGATTTGATATTAGCTGCATCCTTATAAAGCATATAAGGAGTTCCTGTTTCAATCTGTGCTTCAATTATTTTATACCAAAGCTCCTGTGCTTTGATCGTTTTTCTTCCTCTTCCTTCTTCTTCATATTTTGTATAAAGCTTAACAAAGTCATCACCATAAACATCATCTAATCCAGGAGCTTCGTCTGGAGAGAACAAAGTCCATTCGCCATCTTCTTTAACTCTCTGCATAAATAAATCAGGAGTCCATAAAGCTAAGAAAAGATCTCTAGCTCTCATTTCTTCTTTACCGTGATTTTTTCTAAGATTTAAGAAGTCTTCAACATCACAATGCCAAGGCTCTAAATAAATAGCAAAGGAACCTTTTCTTCTTCCTCCGCCTTGATCTACGTATCTTGCAGTCTCATTAAATACTTTTAACATCGGGATAATTCCATTAGAAGTACCATTTGTTCCTCTAATATAAGCTCCTGTGCCTCTTACATTATGTATATGTAAACCAATACCTCCCGCATTTTTAGAGATCTGAGCTACGTCTGCTAATGTTTTATAAATGCCTTGAATTGAATCCCCATCCATTGAAACTAAGAAACAAGAAGAAAGCTGAGGTCTTCTAGTACCTGCATTAAATAAAGTAGGTGTAGCATGTGTGAAGTAACCTTGACTCATTAAGTCATATGTTTTATAAGCAGAAGCTAAATCTTCTTTATGTATACCAATAGCAACTCTCATTAACATTTGTTGTGGTCTTTCTGCTGGTAAACCGTCAATCTTTAAAAGATATGATTTTTCTAAAGTCTTAAATCCAAAATAATCATAATCTAAATCCCTATCAGCAATAATTTGAGAATCTATATCTTTAGAATTCTTCATAATAATATCATAGACATCATCAGCAATCATTGGGGCTTTTAATCCAGTTTTAGGATCAACATAGTTATAAAGCTGATCGATCACACTTGAAAAACTTTTAGGAGTTCTTTTATGTAATGAAGTAACACATATTCTGGAAGCTAAAATAGAATAGTCAGGATGAGTAGGAGTTAAAGCAGCTGCTGTTTCTGCTGCTAAAGTATCAAGTTCTACTGAAGAAATACCATCATATAAACCATGTATAACTTTCTTTGCAATTTCCATTGGCTCAATATAATCCATATTTAAACCATAAGATTGCTTCTTAACACGATTTAAAATTTTATCAAGCTTAACTCTTTCTTTAGCTCCGTCTCTTTTTGTTACTTCCATTATTTTTATATTTTTATTTATTTTATTTGATGTAAAAAATTATAGAAAAATAAACCCATTAGTTTCCACTAATAATAATATTTATTTCGCTTTTTTTATTGAATTTGGGTGTATCCTGAACGTATTTCCCCCGGTGCTCCGTAATATTCCTCTATCAGATAATCTTCCTCGTTATTCCAATATTGAATTCTTTGACGGTTTTCCATTACGCCATCTACCTCTATTTGGTAATCAGTTATTCTGTATACGTGATCGTACATATTAATAAGTTATTTTTACGTGTGCAAGTAATCTTACTGTGGTTGGAGGAGTAACCCATACTGGGGTATTCCATGTGATCTGTAATGAATCTCCCGCTGTTACAGAAAGGGGAGAAGCTAATATGTAGTTATCCCATATGCCATTACCGCTATTTGTCGTAACAGAATTAGAAATTACAGATGATGTACTCTGTGTGACATTTACCATATTAAATGTACTACTTTCGGAAGTTCCTAAAGGACCTGAAGGTGTAAATCTTAGAATAGAAACTTCAGTAACTTGTCCAGTAAATTGAGATGGTATTTGTCTAGAAATTATATTAGATGAACCTGGGGGTAAATCTGTAATACCCCCTATATAATATGTACTTGAATTACTTGGAGTTACTGAGCCACAACCAAAACTATAAACTATATTACTTCCGCCAGTTGCTCCTGCTGCTCCTGTTGCTCCTGTTGCTCCTGTTTCACCAGTAGGTCCGGTAACATTTGAATCTGCTCCAGTAGGTCCGGTTTCACCAGTAGGTCCGGTTTCACCAGTAGGTCCGGTTTCACCAGTAGGTCCAGTAACATTTGAATCTGCTCCAGTAGGTCCTGTTTCTCCCGTAGGTCCAGTTTCTCCTGTAGGTCCTGTTTCACCGGTAGGCCCAGTAACATTTGAATCTGCTCCTGTAGGTCCTGTTTCACCTGTAGGTCCTGTTTCACCTGTAGGTCCAGTTTCTCCTGTAGGTCCAGTAGGTCCGGTTTCACCCGTAGGTCCAGTTTCTCCCGTAGGTCCAGTTTCTCCTGTAGGTCCAGTTGTTCCCGTTTCTCCTGTAGGTCCAGTAGGTCCGGTTTCACCCGTAGGTCCAGTTTCTCCCGTAGGTCCAGTTTCTCCTGTAGGTCCAGTTGTTCCCGTTTCTCCAGTAGGTCCGGTTTCACCAGTAGGTCCTGTTTCTCCTGTAGGTCCGGTTTCACCAGTAGGTCCTGTTTCACCAGTAGGTCCGGTTGTTCCTGTTTCTCCAGTAGGTCCCGTTTCTCCAGTAGGTCCAGTTTCACCTGTAGGTCCCGTTTCTCCAGTAGGTCCAGTTTCACCTGTAGGTCCAGTTTCACCTGTAGGTCCCGTTTCTCCAGTAGGTCCAGTTTCTCCAGTAGGTCCGGTAACATTTGAATCTGCTCCAGTAGGTCCAGTTTCACCTGTAGGTCCTGTTTCACCAGTTGCTCCTGTTTCACCAGTAGGTCCAGTAACATTAGAATCTGCTCCTGTAGGTCCGGTTTCACCGGTAGGCCCAGTTTCACCAGTAGGTCCAGTTTCACCAGTTGCTCCAGTTTCACCTGTAGGTCCCGTTTCTCCAGTAGGTCCAGTTTCACCTGTAGGTCCAGTTTCACCTGTAGGTCCCGTTTCTCCAGTAGGTCCCGTTTCTCCAGTAGGTCCAGTTTCACCTGTAGGTCCCGTTTCTCCAGTAGGTCCCGTTTCTCCTGTAGGTCCTGTTTCACCGGTAGGTCCGGTTTCACCAGTTGGTCCAGTTTCACCAGTTGCTCCAGTTTCACCTGTAGGCCCGGTAACATTTGAATCTGCTCCCGTAGGTCCGGTTTCTCCCGTAGGTCCAGTTTCTCCAGTAGGTCCTGTTTCACCTGTAGATCCCGTTTCTCCAGTAGGTCCGGTAACATTAGAATCTGCTCCTGTAGGTCCAGTTTCTCCAGTAGGTCCAGTTTCTCCAGTAGGTCCAGTAACATTTGAATCTGCTCCAGTAGGTCCGGTTTCACCAGTAGGTCCGGTTTCACCAGTTGCTCCTGTTTCACCAGTAGGTCCAGTAACATTTGAATCTGCTCCAGTAGGTCCGGTTTCACCAGTAGGTCCGGTTTCACCAGTTGCTCCTGTTTCACCAGTAGGTCCGGTAACATTTGAATCTGCTCCCGTAGGTCCAGTTTCTCCCGTAGGTCCGGTTTCTCCTGTAGGTCCTGTTTCACCAGTAGGTCCGGTAACATTTGAATCTGCTCCAGTAGGTCCTGTTTCTCCTGTAGGTCCAGTTTCACCAGTTGGTCCTGTTTCACCAGTAGGTCCGGTAACATTTGAATCTGCTCCTGTAGGTCCGGTTTCTCCAGTAGGTCCGGTTTCTCCAGTAGGTCCAGTAACATTTGAATCTGATCCTGTAGGTCCGGTTGATCCTGTTGATCCTGTAGGACCGGTTGATCCTGTAGGGCCAGCAACATTTGAATTCGCTCCCGTAGGTCCCGTAGGTCCAGTAAGTCCTTGTAATCCATATCCAGTAGCACCTGTCGATCCTGTAGGACCTGTTGTCCCTGTAAAATATCCATCATCGGTAAAATTCCAATAACTATCTAAGAAATCCCAAAAATCATTCTGATTTGGGGTATTCCCTTGAGAAAATATTACTTTAAATTCGGATCTAGATTTCTGCGACACTTTATAATTCTTATGTGATCTTATATATCAATAATTACTATGTTATTGGAAATTAAAAATCCGCATCCATTGTAAAAGCTTTTCCTGTATTTCCATTATCTTTGGTACTGTCCATAACTCCTGATTTCTGATATGAGCCAACTCTACCCTCGAAGAAATTTCCTTTGTTTTCTAAAGCAATATTTATCATAAAATCAAAAGGACATTTAGTATCATAGATTTTAGAACATCCCAGAGATGTTAAAAGCCTATCTGCTACAAATTCAATATACTCGCACATAAGATCAGCGTTCATACCAATTAATCTAACAGGTAAAGATGAAGTAACAAACTCCTTCTCGATCTCTACAGCTTCACTAATAATAGCTTTCACTGTTTCCTCTGGAAGTTTATTTTCGATGTGTTTAGTGTAAAGTAAACAAGCAAAATCACAATGTAGACCTTCGTCTCTAGAGATTAATTCATTGGCAAAGCAAAGACCTGGCATAAGTCCTCTTTTCTTTAGCCAGTATATAGAACAGAAAGATCCAGAAAAGAAAATACCTTCAACAGCAGCAAATGCAATCATATTCTCAGTGAATGTTCCATTATCAATCCATTTCATTGCCCAATCTGCTTTTCTTTTAACAGCAGGAACAGTATCAATAGCATTAAATAGATGTTCTTTCTCTTCCTCATCAGATATGTAAGAATCTATAAGAAGTGAATAAACCTCCCCGTGTATATTCTCAATAGCTAATTGAAATCCATAAAAGCATCTAGCTTCTGGATACTGAACTTGATTGAAAAAGTTAGCTGCAAGATTTTCATTAACTATCCCATCAGAGTTATTAAAGAAAGCAATTACGTTCTTAATAAAATATCTTTCGTTATCATTAAGCTTATCTCTCCAATGAGAAATATCTTGTGCTAAATCAATCTCTTCTGCTGTCCAGAAAGAAGCTTCTGCAGTTTTGTACATCATCCAGATATCTGGTTCTTGTACTGGGAATAATGAGAATCTTCTAGGATTCGGCGTAAGTAACTTTTCCATTTATGTTTTTTGTCTTTTATATATTAATAACCTCTTTGCTGTCTGTCGTGATTTTCTGAATTTTTTGCCATATAAAGATTAATAATATCCTTACTTGTCATACCCATAGAAATTGCAAAATTCATAAAGAAATGTAAACCATCAATCCACTCATAAAATAATTCCAATTTGTCGGATTCTGTTAAATCTGAGATTTTCATCTCTGCTGCTTTCTTATTGTCTCCTTTCCAGTATTTCCAAGCTGCAGATCCAATACCATCTTTAACGCCTCCTAATGAGTCAAACATTTCATTTAGTTCGTCACTCATTGCGTGTTTATTTACCATCCAGAAATCTGCAATTTGTTTTAGCGTCCAATCGCTAAAATCAAACCCGTATCTAGTTTGTAATTCTTTTTGTTTGTCGTAGATCAAACCGAATGTATCGTTTGCTCCTGTGTGAAAATCTTCTACTGGAAGATCTGCGCATGTGTTGTCTGAATTTGCCATAATTTATTTTTATTGTTTTGTTTTTATTACTTTTTTAATTTTTTCTATTTCTTTTTCACATTCAAAATATTTCTTCTTAGTTGCTTTCCTTTGCGAGTATAATCCTTGTAATATTTCTCTAAGTATAGGTTCCTTTCCTTCTTTGCTGTAAAATACTGCTCCTGATGATGTCTTAATTGCTCCTTCTGGTATTTCTTTTAGATTCTTTCCTATATAAACCTCTGGTGAAATTCCCCATTGCATCATAGTATTAGGATACAGTGAAGCAAAGTCAAAGCAAGCGATCCATTCATAAATTCCTCTCTCTGGTTTCTTTACATAGGCTCCTTCAAATTTTACGTGGTTCTCTTCTTTTCTTTCACTTAGTATAACTCTTTTTCTTTCTAAGAATTTTCTTAACATAAGTACTTCTGTAGTCCATACAGGAGAAAGTGCTCTATTAATCTCCACTCTACTAACTTCTGCTATTTTAAAGAATGTAGAAAGAGTATCGAGTCTTCTATCAATATAATGAACAAGACCACAGTCAATAGCATTATAGAATATGAATGTATCAAAATCAGATTCATATAAATCTTTTAATGTTCCATTATAAGCAATTTTTTTAATACCAATTGCTTGAGTTGCCACATAGTCTAAAGAATTAGATTCTCTGATCTTAACTACCCTATCCCATTTTTTGTAAATGTCCAGATAGTCAACCATTAGTACATGCATAGGTATTTGATTCTTTCCTAGAAGAACTCCACTCGGTGAAGCAATTTTAGGATCTATACCTAATCTCCTAGCTCTGTTTATCAAATAAGGCCAGTCATACCCAAACCAGTTCCATCCAGTAATTAAAGGCATTTTTGGAACTAACTTAGAAAGAAATGTGTACATCATATCAAATTCACTTTCAAACTTCCTATAATTAAATGTCCAATCTCCTTCCTGGTCTTTAAAATGCTCTTTAATTCTTTTTTCAATTTTAAGAATCCTTTCGGGTGTCATATCTTGTAGACCAATCACTAGTACCTTTCCGTGAGAAGAAGCCATTCCTATTGAAAGCACTCTATTCTTAGCATTCTCAGTGTCTAATGAATCTGCACGATTATCTGTGATCTCTACCTCTATATCGACAAAGTATTTTTTCGGAGTCTGATAATCCCATAAAGGTTTAGTTATCTCCGGATCTATAGCTTCTAATATTTCTACTACTCTATACTTATCAAATTTTGTGGAAGAAACTTTCTTAATAGGTTTTGCGTCCCAAGAAAGCCATTCTTTATCTTTGGCTTTATCGTAATCCTGTGTCTTTTGCCAAACAAATTGTAATGCCTTTGGTACTGGGATTTTTAACATATTAACTTCACCTTCTTCGGTGTAATGTGAGACCGTTAAACCGCCTCCTGTATTTTCTATATCGATTATCATACTCTTATCTTATAATAATAATTGAAAGAGGTTTCATTTTAGAATATATAATAAGTGAAAAAAATTCTAACCTTCAAATTATTCGAACAGATTTATCTAAATGATATTAAACCTTTCGACTCAGGACAAAGCTATCCTAAAGGATTAAGATTTGCAAATAGGGACGAAGCTCTAAAATCAATAAGAAGATTACAAGAAATGTTGGATAAAAAAGAAATAGAATTAAAAGATGCTATTATAGCATCGTATATAATGTCACAAAGAGCTAAGTTACACAAGAGCGCTAAACCTGGTATAAAAGAAGGAGGATCAATCTGGGAAAATTATCTTATCCAATTGAGACAGAAAGAAAAATTATGATTTTTTAAAGAAAGCAATAAATTCTTTAATCATCTCTCGGAAATCGTAATTATCTTCATTCTTATCTAAAGAAACACCCTCTATAGATTTCTTTGCCCATTCTTTCATATAATTCAAATATGTTTTAAATGATCCGGGTATTCTTTCTGTATCACCTTTAAAGATATCCTTTATTGTCTTAGAATATCCCATCATGAATTTATCTCTAATTGATTTTTCAGACTTCTCTAAATCACAATAATCAAAAAACGTAGCTGTTATGTCCCAAACATTATCTGTAGTTACATCATCAAAATTTTTAGAGCTCCTAACTTTACCGTCATTAGCTATTATCTTACAAACACAAATGCTTTTCTTATCTGGTGATTTTGCTTTATCAAAATAAAAATCCAATCTAGCTTCTTCCTCTACTTTAGGTTTAACATAAACGATAGTCATTATGCCTACCTGGCTAAAAAGCATATATCCATTACCTTTTATCTTATCAAAAGAAGCTTCGTTATCTACAATATACCAATTAGTTGTTACTGCACTTACTCCTTCAAAAAGACTTCTAAATGATCGTATATGATTCATCTTATTGATTCTTTTTTGAATTAGTAAGAAAGCTTTTATAATCCATCACAGATGAATCAAGAGGATTCTTATTAGAATCTTTCTTTTTCTTTTTCTTTCCAGCTGCAGGTGTTCCCACAGTTAATGAAGGGAATTGATCACCAGATCCTGTTCTTCCTGGTCCAGGGGGAATCACATCTCCCATTCCTGGTGTACTAGATAAAGATGCCATTGCACCTCCACTTTCTTCCATTGGACCAACTATTTTATCTTTAAAGACTCTGTAGTTACCTCTATCGCCTTCAATTACATATCCTATTACTTCTCCTGTATTGTTTCTAATCGAATCATCAACTAATCCACTTCTACCGTCTCTTAGACTAACTCTTCTACCAACTAAAGGATCTTGAGAGTATCTAGGTGTACTATTAGTATTAAAACTTCTGATGTTGTCAGTTGTACCACCACATCCACAATCTTCGTTTACTTCTTCCATATTTTATTTTTTATTAGATATAAATTCTCTATAATCTGCAAGATTTGACATCTTGGAAGATTTAGATTTTTTGCCTGGTTTATTAGATTCAGGTTTAAGATAATTATATATTGCAGGAATTTCTCCCTCTTCAACTTCCTCTGGTAATTTATTATGTTTGGTTGAAGCAAAATCCTTTAAAGATTTCTTCTTCATATTACTTGCTAGCTCAACAATAGTTTGTCTATAAGCAGATTTTATACTATCGGGATCAATACCATCTTTACCGTTAGTATCCATAAATTTTCTGACTCCGTAAGCCTGTCCCATTAATCTTTGCTGTGTCTTAGAAACTGCTGGCATAATTAACTTTTTGTAATTTTAGGTTTCTTGTCTATATATTCATTCCAAGTCCATATAAACCTATTGTAGTTTTTCTTAACCATATTAAAACCCGTATCTCCTACCGGTATCTTCACTGGTGAATCTGGTGGTAGATATGAGCTAGTTTCTGCTGATGTAGTTTTTCTCTTCTTCATATAATTATTGAAACCAGAGGATACAAAAAACCCCTGATAGATTATATATCCATCAGGAGTTAAAAGTGTTTTTTAGCCTTTAAGATGTACCACTGACTCAATCTTAGATTGAGCAACAGAAGTAACTTCAAAGTCTAAATGAGCAGTAGAATTGTCTCCAGCTAAATGTTCATGAAGTCTAGTTTCGGCATGTGTTACTGTTTCTGCTTCGACTAAAATTTCAGACCTAGAAGCTTTCGCTTTTCCTGTACTTTTAGAAACTTCCCCACTAAAAAAGCTAACTTTACAAATGTAGTATCCCATTTTAATTAAGCTTTAGTGTTCTTAGTTTCTTGTACATTTACTCTTAGATCTTGAGCCAATTTTTTAAGGTCTTGGCAAGCAGTACGAACTCGTGTTCCTGCTGATTTGTTACCTTTTACATAGAAAGCTTCCATGTCTTTTTGCATGCTTTCTACTAATTCTTTAATTTTTTCGTAATTTTCCATAATTGTTTATTTTAATAATTGTATCCTAATTATTTCATTTTGTTTCATTAATCCTGAAAGATTTTAAAACTCTCTTGCCTAAAGCGGTCAATTCAAAGTGGTTAGCATCTTCTTCTTGTATTTTATACTTGATATATTTCTTCTGATTTCTAACCCAAGACATACTGGGTTTCTTACCTGAAGCATCTTCTGGTATACTATCTAAGAATTCTAATAGTTCTTTCTTGGTTACTTTTTCTTTCTCTCCTATGAATGAAAGTACCTTAGTAGTTGTTACTGAAGGCTTAGCCCAAGCTATAGGTATCCTAGATTCTAATATAAATTCATCATATGAAAGAATATTATTAATCATGGTCTCTTCTAGAATAAATTAATGTTTTCTTTGTTGCTCCCTCTTGTGAGCTCCATTTACCGTAGCTCCATTCATCCATAAGAGATTTAACTTTATCTGAATACTCTTCAAAATCCATATCAAGATTTAAAGGTACCTCATCATAAATAATAGAAACCTTAGGATTAGATTGTAAGTAATCTTTTATACATTCACCAACAATCTTATAGAATCTCATATATTCAGATTTAGTCAATGTGAATTGATCATCTTCTCTTGATTTAAAATCCGAATCTTTCACTAAAAAATCATCCATCACAGATTCTCTGATAGGCTCTACGGAAAGAACAGCATAACTATTCTCTGCAGATTCTATGGTGATATTTCTAGATAGTTTACCAAGATTTATTACAAATCCTAGATCCTCCTCTTCTCCCTCAATCTTAAAAAAATATTGAGAAAGTTTACCGTCTTTCTTTTTTACAAAGAAGTCTCTTCCGTATCCATCTTCATTTAAGAAATTTTCAAATAATTTAATGTGTTTCATATTCTATATATCTTAATTAAAAACCTCTCTCCGGAATTTTAGCGGATGTATTAGGTATGTATTGATCTTTCTTTCTTCTTTTGAATATTTGTCCCTTGGTTAAATTACCGTAGTATCTATCTATTAGATTCCATCCCTCTTCTAACTCAGTCACATCAGCATCTTCTAATTTAGAAAACTCCTCTCTAACCATGTTTATTTTTTCCATGGCTTCTTCTAATAATCTCTTACTATTAGAAAGGTCATACTTTGATGTATGACCTTCCATTATTTCACTGAATTTTTTCATCTATTAAAATTGAACTCCAATTTCTGCTCCCCATTGATCAGCTAATGGTCCTAAACATTCCATAGTTGCATAATCTTCTAATAAATGAGGATGTTTTTGGAAGAATGATGTGATTGCCATTGCTCCCATCTCTGGTGCATTAACTCTTCTTAACCATTTTGAAAAGTTACAAGACTCAGTGCTTGTTAATTTTGGTAATTCCGTGCTTTTTCTAATTACAGCAGTGAATAAAGCGTGCTCATAATCAGTTCTATTAGTAGTACCTGATTTTTTAGTTTTTCCTTGGTATTCACTAGGAATAGGAGCTCTATCAGGATCAGTAAAAGGAAGCGATAATTCTTTAACTGGGATCTGCTGAGCTATCTTATAGAAATCTAAGAACATTACAGCAGCATCTCTACCTACGTTCTTCTGAAATTCTCTTGCTAATACGCTATGAGGCACTTCTGATATTCCTTTTTGTTCATACTCTTGAAGAACCCTTCTAACTGCTCTAGAAGCATCTTCCCAAGCTCTAGGAGTAGGGTATTTTAATTTCTTAGCAGTTGGATCATTCATGTGGAACCAACTAGCATCAAAATCTAAGAAATCAAGAAGTTCTGGTAGGAATATATCAGATAATCCAGGAGTAGTCTCTACATATTTTCTCATTGATGCTGGATTAGTAATAAGATTGACAATCTCAAATCTATCCTGTAATGCAGATCCCATTTCAACAATACCACCCTTAGGGTCATCAACTTTTCTATTTCCTGCTGCTACGATATACCATCTATTAGGCATGTCATAATTAACACCAAGTCTTCTTTGCTGAGCTAATAATAAGAATATCTTTTGTACTTCAACAGGCATACGGTTGAATTCATCAATAAATAAGATACCCCCTTTTCCACCTTTTCCGTTATCATATGGTAAAATATCCGCACTTACGTTAGATCTTGTAACCCCCCTACCTAATGGATTTTCTGCTGATGGAGCTTCAATATCTACCACTTTAGGTACACCAGCAAAGTCTACTGGTTCTGCACTTAATCCATCGCAATTCAATAGGTTTAACCCAAGCTCATCGCATATTTTAGCTATGATTTGTGTTTTACCAATACCAGGTGCTCCATAAATAAAATATGGTTTAACTTTTCTTAATTCCCTTTGTAATCTTGCTTTTTCGTCCATATCAGTTGTGGCATCCATTTGATCTGCAATGGATAAACAAGCTTTAAGACTTCTTCTAATATCTGATTCTATTTCTTCGGGAAGTGAATTAGGTACATCATCCTCTCTATCCCATTCCAAAGGAATCACTGCCTCGTTTGCTACGGAAGGATTATTGATATTGTTCATATCATAATAAGGTGTTCCGCGATAGAATTTTTCAACTTGATCTGAGATAGATCCTTCATCTGAATTAAATAACACATAAGCAGGTAATCCCTTTTTAGGACCAGATGAGATCATTCTAATAATGCCATTTCTTACTGCGGTCATAAGCTGTTTAGCCCATTGTGAAATCTTGCTACCGATATTAGATAATACCCCTTCGTCTACATTGTAAGATTCATTTACGAATTCTTTAAAGTTATAGATTTTTTTCATCCTTAATATTTCTTATTTTATTTCTTATATATCTATTTTTATATAGTTTCCACTTCTTTATTTGCCAGTGTGATATCTATTCTTTCACCAAAAGGTTGATCGTTTCCAAAAGGCTCTCCATTAAAAGATAAGAATACCCAAATACATCTATCATCATAACCATCTATTCCGTATTCGGATGATTTAGGAAATTCTGCAAATCCATCAGTGAAGTATATAAATACCGTTGGGGTTTCACCCACGTCAAGTATGTTTTTTTCCACCCATTTAAAAGGAGGCCAAAAATTAGTTCCCCCACCTCCAGCAATCTTATTAAAATCTGGAGTATCTCCTGGTTCTAAAATATCTGGGGCATAAACTTGGGTATCACAATAAAGTATTACTGTTTTTTGTGGAGCGTAATCCTCTGTAATTTTCATTGTCTCTGAAAGAAATTGCTCAATCATAGGTCTAGTTATAGATCCTGATGTGTCTATAGCAATCACTAAGTTCTCAAAGTCCTCTTTATATCTTTTATATCCGTATTGAGCATCACCGCCTCCAATAAATCTTCTAGCAGGTAATTTATATTTAGTTTTTGATACTGCATCATCAATATATTTCTCAAGTTCAGATTTCCAATCAATAACAGGTCTTTTTAATTTATCTAATGCTCTTTTAACAGAAGCAGGTACGTTTCCAGCATTTTCTGATCTTTTTAATGATGTCTCCCATTCTTCTCCTAATGTTTCACCATTTAATCCAGAATCTCCACCAAGATCTCCTAGAGATCCTGTTGGTAATACTCCCCCAACATTAGAAGTTCCTCCACCTCCAGTTAAGCCTCTTTCGAAAGTATCCTCATCATCTTCTTCTTCTGGTTTTCCATCTTGATCCCTTTTTTTCTCATCCTCATCTTCTTTCCATTTATCAACGTTTTCAGGATCTCCAATAGGTGGTGGTGGCGGAGTTGGTCCTGTTCCTCCCGTTCCTGCAGGTGGATCCATTTCTTGGATTCTTATTCCGGTTATTGTTGTTTTCATATTACGATTTTATAAATTGTCTTGCTCGTATTTTTTTCTAATATATTCAGGAACCTTAGATTTTGGTATAGGATCATAATCCACTGAATCATTATCTTCATCTACGCTATTTACCACACCGTAGTTACCACTAGCTGGGTCGAATATAATATCTCCGACTACAGGTATCTGTGGAGGAGCTGGTGGTGGTGGAGGTGGTGGAGGATTAACAGCTTGCGAATCTTCCGGATCTGGTTGAAATCCATTTTTAATTAAAATACCATAAATGCTATCAGCAGATAATCCAACAAATTCTTTATCGTAAGAAACTCTTCCACATCCAGGATATAATGCTCCCTTTGGCATTTTACCTATAGAGTCTCCTCTCTTTTCGCTAGGCTTAGGATTACCTGGATTTGATTCATCGACTGGTGTAAGCATCTGATTTAAAGCATAATCTGTAGCATAATTCCATATACTTACTGTTTTAGAATCCTTTCCTGGCATTCTTAGGAAATGTAATAAAGCACAATGTAAAACCTCATGGGCTATTACCCACATTATTTCATCATCAGTATGTTCATGTACAAATCCTGGGCTGTAGTGAATACTTACTCCATCAGTACACATTGTTTTTATACCTCTATTTTCTCTAATGATTAATCTAGACAAAAGACCTCCAAAGAAAGGATATTGTGCGTTTAGAAAGAAAACTGCAGCCCTCATTTTTTTGAAAGCTACCGGATCATATTTTCTTTTCTCCACCTCGTCCGTAAATGTAGCTTCGTTAATTTTATTGTATAGTGAGTTGTCAAATTTTTGATATTCGTATAGTGAAAAATCTTTAAAGCTTAATATCTTCTTCATTTTTTTTAATTATATATTATCTTCATTAGAAGATTCTTGAATTTCCTTTACAAACTCATTAAAAAGAACAGCAATAGATTTAGGTACTTTATTTTTGAATTTCTGGAAATCTGTATTTTGTATATACGATCTTATCTCTTCATTATTAGACCAATATGGAGTTTTAAATATTTCAATATCATTTCCATTAAGATCGTATTTATTTCTAACCCAGTCTCTTTGTAAAACCATATTCTCGAAGTCTTTCTCTCCTATACAAACTGATATAGGATTTACATTCTCTGCAATAGATTTAATAGCATCTTCTAAAAGATCAGTAGGAACTATTTTATAACCAGCAAATAATTTATCATTTTCTGCTGTTAAAGATCCTATAGACTTCTTAATAGCCTCTTCGGAAAAAGGGTATTTTTTAGATGAAGTTTCTCCTCCTGGATGAACTACACAAAGAAAAACGGGGAGGTCATTTTCTTTTTTAAGTCTTGTACACATTTTAAGGTGTCCGTTATTAAATGGCTGGAATTTACCAATTATTAAATTAACTTTTTGGTTTTCCTCATTTAATATTTTTGTTTTCTTTTTCTCTTTATGAGTTGATACCACTTTTTTAAAATCTTTAAATGAAAAGAACTCAGATGCGTCATCTTCGGATTTTTTTAATTCTTCAATAGATTCGTCATCTTTTTCATTGATATCATTTAATGATTCGGATAATAGATCAGACTCATTAAATACTGTATTTTCTATAATAGAATCTAAATCTATTTCATCTTCTAAAGATTCATCGTCAGTGATTTTAAATCTACTTCCTGTTTTTTTAAACCAAACAAATGTGGGAACTCCTAAAGATTCTTCTATCCTATCTTTTCTTTTAGCATTTATATAATCAGCTATCTCTTCAACAAGAAGATTGAATTGTTCTATTAGACCCTCAGTGAAAAACCCATGAGGTTTTCTTTTGAATTTTCTAAATGAATTTAATACCATTTGGAGGATATCACAATAAACTTCATCTTTATCTAAATACTCAACAACATCTTTATCGACTATTAGTTCCTTATTAATGTCAAAGTTTTCAGATTTAAGATACTCAGGTTTATCAAAGTCTGCACCAATATATCTTTCTCCCTCTTCGTACGAAAAAGTTTTAAAAACGGAGAATACAAAATTAATATACCTCTCCTCAGGCTCAGTTCCTTCTGCGCTAAAGCTCTCTACACCTCTTTCTAATATGAAATTCATAATATCTATTAGACAAAGAGAATAAATGTCGCTAGGGAAGTAAGAAGACCTTGTAACTTTTCTATCTCTTGTTATTTCATAAAAAACTGGATCAACCATTTTAGCTAAAACAACATCTTCCTTACCATCTTCCTCGAATCTAAAAACCAAGGAGTCTATCTCTCCTTGTAAATCCTTACCTAAAGTGGTCTTAATTATTTCTGGATTTAATAAAGATATTAGATACTTAGAAAAACTTTCAGTCTTGAAACGTGTTTTTAAATCCATTAATGGAGTTGATAAAAAATCCATAATAGACATTTTCTGATCGTCGTTTAATTTTCCTTGGAAAATAATAGGTGCTTTTTCTACTCCGAGCTTATCTGCCCATTCATCTAGTTCGTCTTTCTCCTGTATAGTTCTTGTGGTTTCGCCAAATTCGTCCCTTACAAGAATATGTGTTAGAATTAAATGATTTTTTGGAAGTCTTTCATATTCAATTCTTACTGGCTTTGTATTAGGAAAATAAGCCATACCAAATCTCCATCCTTTTGGTATCTCAGCTTTTACTGACTCCGGAAGGGAATCTATATAATTTATAGGCTTATCGTAGTATCTCATTAATATCCTATCAACTTTAGTTATAGGATTTTCCTGATCTTTTTTATAAAAAGAAATATTGTCACCAGTAAAATCTTTTTCGAAAGAAAAAGATGATCCATCAAGATTCTCAGTAACACTAAGTTCCTGGCTGAAAAGTTTTTCTATAAAATCCTTTCCTTTTTTTTCGTAGATATCGGCTAAATATTTTATTCCAGACATTTTTTAATTTAAACAGTAAACAAATTTATTCCCCTTGTAATTAAAAATACTAAAAGGACCAACTCTTAAATTCTTCTTTGGAAGAAAGTCTGAGTTTATTATATATTCTTCTAGAAATAGGAGGATATTAAAAACCAATATCCTTGATCTATTGCTTATTTTTTTATCATTAAAAAGATCATTAAGAATACCAACGTAATTCTCTAATGAACTTTTTCTACTTGGTTTTACAAGAACCTCAAAAACATCCTTCTCTATTGTATAGACAATTTTGTTTTCTATTATTATTTCCCAATCTCCATCTGTGTTCTGATTAACAAAACCATCATCACCAATGAAAGTATTAAAAATAAGATTATGATCATCAAGAACAGATATTGAAGTTATCTTTTCACCAGTATAGTGTTGCAGTACTGGATATAGAGCTTGACTTTGTAATTGATTCATCATTTTTATTCCTCCTCATCCTCATCGTAAACTACATCGTCAGTACCTTCATCTTCATCACCATAAGTGTATTCCATGTTAGGATCTTCTTCCTCTTCTTCGTCTTCTTCATCTTCCATGCTTCCTACATGCTCTTCAATATGCTCGTCCCAAACTGGTTGCATTTTACATGATAAGAATTTAGAGAATACTTCACCATTTTTTCTGTCTTGTATAGTTACCATTCTTGGTCCGTTGATCTCATCTAATTCGATGCTTTCAGCAAACATTTTTGATTCTTCTATATTCATAAAAGGACCGAATGTATAGATTCCAAAATCCGGTGTGGTTTTGATCTTTAAAGGAGCAGACATTGGCTCTTTACTATAATTCATCATAGCATCTTCTTTCTCAAACATGTAATCGTCACACATAGTAACAAAATGATAGTTAGGATCTCCGCCATCACCGATCATCTGCTTAGCCATATCAGAAGATTTAGACTCATTCATTTTCTTTTTGAAAGCAAAGTCTTTGCTATTAGATTTAAGTTTAATACCTTTCTTTTTCTTGTACTCGTCCCAAGCCATTGAAAGACCTTGCATGTACTCTTCCTGTGATTTTTCATCACCTTTGAATTTTTTATCAAAAGGTCCAGAAACACCATGTTCTTTATTGTACTTCTTAGAGAAATCTAAATACTGATTTCTTTCAGTTACAAGTTCTGCTTCTTTTAAGTCTTGTCTTTTCTTTTCTATTACTAAAGAGAATTTTTTCATTTTTTTATGCGTTATTTGGTTGGAATATAGGTTGATTAGGATTTTTTTGTTTTGTATAATAAAGGTAAGCTCTATTCATTCCTATATCATCTAGAGCAGGTACCTGTCCTTTATTAACCTGAGCTTTTTGATAAAGCTCGGTGATATTATCTTCTAATTGTTGCTCAGTTTTAATGTTCGGTAGTTCATTTTTAGCAAAATCCTCATTTGTGTGTCTCATGAACTCAACATCTACATCTTCATCCTTAGCTGGTACTCTTTTAGAAATCTCATATTTAGTAGGTCCGAATACTCTTTTAAGTACTCCTGGTACAATAGCCGGAAGACCGAATAACATTTCATATCCAGTATTTAAACCCCCGCCTCTAACAGCTCTATTTTGTCTTGTTATATCTTGTCCTGCTTGTGCAATATTGTTTAGCTTGTCTTCGATGTACCCAAAGAACCTTTGAGTTTTTTGTAATATACTAGCATCTTCAGGTAGGTTATAATGATTTTTAGCCCTATCACCATATGTCTTAGCATCATTTCCTAAGTGTCTGCTAAAGAATAATTCTTCAGATTCATTAATACAGAAATCTCTATATTCTTTGATGTTTCTCATTGAGATTTAATTATTTCTTTTATATATCCGAATTCTAAATTTTGATCTCATATATCTTGTATTCAAATTGCTCTTTTTTATAAATTTCAATTCTTTCCTTAGAATGTTTAAGCAAATAGTTGTCTTTTCCACCAAAAGAGAAGTCATCAACAAAGTCTATAATATTAACTTTCTCTTTACCATCAAATAGTCTCATCCCCCTACCTAAACTCTGCTTAATCAGTACTTCAGATTTATATGATTCAATAAGAAATATATTGTGTATATTTTTAACAGATATACCAGTAGACATAGTGCCAAAAGAAGCAACCATTACTTTATTAATACCTTCTTCCATTCTTTTAGTGAAAATATCTCTTTTATCAGGAGCAGTGTCACCGTCTATATAATAAACCTCTCTATCATTAGACCCTTCTCTTATTCCGTCATATATTCTTTTACCATATCCCTCGCCAACAGATTGAAAAAGTAAAAGAGAATTCTTTGATGTTTTAAGAACAAAATTTATAATATAATTAAGTCTCTTGTCAGAATTAACAACAAGCTTTCTTTCTAGATTAAAAAGCTCGTTACCCTCCATCTCATTTTTAGTTTCTTTTAATGTAGCAAGCTTCTCTTTAACTTCCTCGTCCATCCAATCCATTTTAACTATCTTAATAGAAACAGGAGTAGCATATTTGTTATCAAATAAAAACTTTGGAGAAATCTCCATAATTAAAGGTCCAAGAAATTGTTGTATAGTTAAATACTCTGCAGTATTTTTATTAGCTAATGTTCCAGATAGCCCAAATCTCCATTTAGAGTCTTTACATAATGCAACTACCTTTTTAATAGATGCACTTTGAGCTTGGTGACATTCATCTACAAATACAGCTTCCACATCATCAAAAAATTCAGGATCCATTTTAACTAAAGATTGATATGTACCTATCATTAATCCACCAGAGATCTTTTTCTTATTAGATCCATGAATTTGTTGTATCTCGCAGTCTTCTAATTTCTCTAGACCATATTCTTCAAAATCTTCAGATCCTTGTATAACTAGATTGGTGTTAGGAACTACCATAAGGAATTTTTTCACCTTTAAAACCTCCTTAAGATAAGCCATTACCATAAAAGCGATTAGGGTCTTACCAGAACTTGTTGCTACCTCGGAAACAGAAAGTTTAAATTTTATAATCTTCCATGCTGTTTCTATTTGGTAATCCCTAGGCATTTTTTCAGGATCCCCTCCGACACCCCCCTTAAAGAATTTATTACACCATTCAGTGTATTTTTCTAAGGTAAAAGAATTATCGATGATTCTTTCTAGTCCGTTTATTTCTACCTCTATTTTATATTTTTCGCATATCTGGTATACCTCAGACCAAAGTCCAGAAGGCACTCTCCAAATAGGTAACCTTTTATCAACAAAGCATATTGCTCCGTCCCAATGTTTTTTCTTAACTAATGGATGAAAATAATGATTATGTATTTTTCTAGTTAAAGATATATCAATCTGTTTTCTTTCAAATTCCTCTTCGTAATCTATAAGACTTAACCAATTTCTATCTTCACTTACTACAAATTTTAACATTATTAATAGTTATTTTTAACCGCTCCTGATCTTAAATATTCCTCTAAAGATATTCTTGATTTCACACCATAAAGCATGTGATCGACAGTTTTCATAGTCTCGTTAAGGAAAGATATTTGTCCATCAACAAGATCCATTCTTTCTTTTAATTCAGAAAGATCCCCTTCTATTAAAGGGGTTTTTTCATTAGCCCCATATTTTACTTGAGACATTTCAGAATAGTATTTTAATCTATTAGACTTATCTTTTCTAAATTTAGCATTAAGCTTGCTCATTACCTGACCCAACTTAGCAGAGTATTCTAATAATATCTGTCTATTATAATAAAGATCTACCTGCACATCTGCAAGTTCTCTAATATTTTTCATTCTAATAGAAAGTTCTCTAATTTTTTCTGTCCATTCTTCTCTTTCTATTTGAAATCCTTTATCGAAATCTTTCTTCTCTACATTAGGTTGTTGCTCTGACATTTCTTTTTCTTATTTTTTGATATCTCTTTAACTTCCGAGTCTATCTTATTCTTTACTATCTCTGTGGAAAAATTATCAGATATATCAAAATCGGGAACATCTAAATCACCTTTTATATCTACAGGGAACTTAAATTTGTTGTTGTTCTTTTTATATTTCATATATCTATAATATCCCATTTATCAACAGAAAAGTAATTATCTAATCTTTTGATCTTCTTTCCTGTGGATCTTACATAATTAACCACATCGTTTAAATCCCATTTATCCCTTTCTGGTAATTCACATTCTTTTATAAATTTTCCCCATAGAAAAACTTCCTCGCCCGCTTCCAAAAATTCTCTGGCTTTTTGTCTCCCAACCTCATCGCTATCTAATAACCATCTTTTGTTTGTTACATCAAAAGGAAAAGGATTATTTATAGAACATAATGCTATTGCATTAGGACAAAGCCAAGCATCTAAAGGACCTTCAAAAGTTGTTATCATTGAATCTAGATCCACAGTAGAGAATCCAAAAACGCTAGATATTGGATCAACTTCTTCGGCTTTTAATATAATTTCGGGGTTTGTTTCTTTTAGGAGATTTTTGTAAATACCACTAAGCTTGTAAGTGTAGTATTTACTTCCACTATTCTTTTTTACTATAGGCCTAATCTGTAGACCAAGTATCTTTGTTTCATCTCCGGATAGATTCAGGAGATATAAGTTCCTTCTTTTAGGATCCCATAGGAATTTATTATCGGGTACATGATTTCTTTCGATTAACCATTTCTCTCCGTATGTTCCTTTCACTTCTAGAAGATTTAATGCATGTTTAAATTCCTCTCTACCAACAAGTATATCTTTGTAATTTTCAGAAAAAAAGTAATCTAAAGAATTTCTTATTTTTTTCCTTATAGTCGAATTTCTAGATATCTCTGCTATCTCTGCAATTTCATCAGTGGAAAGCATTCCGTTGATTTCAAAATCTCTAGTAAATTGATTTAGATTTTTGAAGACCGCACATCCACCATTATAACATTTATATGTTAATGTATCGACATAAAGATTTCCTCTTTTTTTCTTAGCGTCTTTGGAGTCTCCACAATAAGGGCAACAGAAGTTTAGTCTGTTGCCCCCTTGATAGATTTTTAATCTTTGAGGATCATTACCAAAGAACTTAAGTAAAGCAGAATTAACTATTCCTTTAACCCTATCTACTGATAGGACACTTATATCCTTTGTTTCCATAACAATCCATTATTTATAGATCGTTATAAAGATCATCCAAAGATGGTGCAGATTTTTTAGCTGGTGCTTTAGCAGGTTTAGCAGGAGCTTCATCCTCTGTATCATTAGATTCTTGGGTTGATGTTCTGCTATTAGCATCTTCGTAGAATGAATCTACAGAAGCAGTTGTACTTACTGGTTTAGAATCTGAACTAGTTCCGATAATCTCAGAAACCATTCTTCCGTCAGGAATTGTGTTTCTAATAATTCTCATGATTTTTTCATTCTCTTCATCGTCCCAATCAGAATAATCATATTTTTCTATATCTAAAGGACCAGTCTTAAGAAAGTTTGTAACCATCTCTCTACCTTCTTCAGATCTTTCTACTGATACTCCATCAATAATTAAAGCCATTTTATCTCCTACAAATTGACAAAGATCATAGTTGTTCCATTCTCCAACTTTTCTCACTTGAAGACCGAAGTTTTTACCTTCGAATAAGTCATAAGGATTTGAAGGATTTCCGAATTCTGGTTTGATTTGTTGCTCGATCATATCGTTAACCTTTCTACCGAATTTGAATATCATAATTTTACCTTCCAAGTCTGGTCGATTTGCATCTTTAACTACTTGAATTAAAGAATAAAAATCTTCTTTTCTAGAGAATGATTTAGATAAATCCTGATCCTTAGCAGAAGCAGAATTTTTAAGCTTCCAAAAAAGATCTTTAAGTATTGATTTTTTTCCTACCGTAGATGGACAAATAGCTTTGTGATTTGCTCCGTCTACTGGATCTTTCAACCAAACATAATATTGGTGAATTTTAGATTTTTTAGGATTTGTGATGTTAGGTAAGAATCTAATTAAAGATTTATACACTCCGTCTTTTCCTAATTCGGGATAAGGTTTATAAATAAACTCATCATCGTCCTTTGTTTTAATTTCCTGCTTAACAAACGATTCATTGTCAAGATTAAAGATGTCAAAATTTTCTTCCATAATAATTCAAGTTTTTTTTAATTTATATTATTTAGTATTTATATCTTACTACCAGATAAAAGTTTCTCTAAATTATCCTCAATAAACAAACAGATCCATGTTGCATCAATTATATCAGAACAAGGGTTCTCAACTTTACCCGCTCCTTTGATCCATAAATCTTTATATTCCTTCAAAACATTCAAAAGTGGTTTTAATCTGTCCTCAGATATTCTGTCTTCTATAAGCTTACAGTAAAGCTCATCTTTCTTAGCATTTCCTTTTACTGCAAATTTCTTAAGTGTGGTCGGAGAGATCACATAGAAATTATCAGGATTTATTTTCTTAACTACACCAGCTCTAATTAGAGCGGTTGTCATAGAAATATCTATAAGTGAATTACCATTAGATCCAAAAGATAAACCTTCCATACCCACTATAGTGTTCTCGTCGAGATATGGGGATAAAAGATCCAAAGCAACTTCAGAAAAATAAACAGCGTTTAAAATCTTCTGTCTTTCCTTCTCGTGATATTCTCCAGTAAATTCTTTCTTGGAAATAATATTTATTGAGACACTCCCATTATCATTGAGAACTTTAAAAGGAGATCCCTCTTTTTTAAGCATCTTATCTATGATGTTAGTTGTTCTATGAAGACTTATCCATTTACAGCTATCATTTGTTAGTATACAAAACCCAGGAGAGTTCAACGAAAAATCGACACCGACTATTCTCTTATCCGATTTCAAGTTTAACATCCACGTAATTACATTTAAATCCTATTGAGAAAGTAGAAAATTGAGGTGTACTTGAAGCGTAGTTCAATTGTATTTCAGATAATGAAGTGAAGACCGGCTGTTGTAGAAGCACGCTAGCCATAACAACTCCCTCATTATCAAGTAATAATAATCTAAAGTCCTGTAGATATTGTTCCGGATTTTGGAAATCCAAGAACTTTATTATGTTCTCATACAAAATCCAATAGTTTATAAATCCTTCGCCCAACTTAAAAGTGACAGTGAAATCTCTTTGTATTAAATTTTGTAGAGTTGTAGCACTCTTATAAGTTTGTTTAAAACCACCAGGTCTAATTTGTTCCACAGTATCTATAGTTCTGAGTGTGGGAAAATTAACTTGCTGAATAGTTGAATTTATAAAGTCATTTACTGTGTCATAAGGAATGGGCATTCTCTTAACATATTTAGAATACTTATCAATTACACTATCAACTACAAATCCCTTAGGAAAATTAAAGATGAAACCATTCTGTCTAGCATTTAAAATCATTTGTTAATTATTTCTTTGTCTTACCTTTATTTGCAGCTGCTTCAGGATCATTAGTAACAGGAAATACTAAAGCATTACAATATTTGACATATGTGGGATCAAAAGTTCCATTTGCTAATTTAGGGTGAATCTGTAAAGCTGCAGTTAAGAATTGACTAGGTTTTATACCTTTAAATAATGTTGCTCCAGGGGATCCTGGTGTAAAATAATAATTAACTACTTTTTGTACATCAGACACAATCACTGTTGCTCCAAATATTAGTGATTCTTTACCTGCTATTGAATCAGCTAAAGCTGGTATATTTATATTAACCGATTGTAAAGAACTTTGTATGGATAATGATGATTTTCCAACAGAAACTCCAGATCCTGTAGAATTTAATTGTGTAGCGGGTTTAACACTTAGTATAGAGCTACTTCCCAAAACATAATCTTTTATAGCTTTGTTAACTTTAGTAATTGGTACTTTAGAATTAATTTGATTTCCTGTAGTTGTTGAAGTTCCCGTTGTTCCTGTTGTTCCTGTTGAAGAAACAGTTGTAGTTGTGGTTGTAGTAGCTCCAGTAACTCCAGTTGTAGTAGCAACTTGAATTGTATTAGTACTTGCTAAAAACTCAGACTGATTTTGCCAAGATCCAGAATATAGCTTAGTTTCTATGCCATCTGGGGTCTTAGAAACTATATAAAATTCTTTACTAATAAATCCAAGAATTTTTTTAGAATTAGATCCAACAACCTTAAATGAAACCTGTCCCTGTGAAGGATTAGATATTGATGTTTTATTCTTTATATTTTCCACCCTAACACTCTGACCACTAGAATCTAAAAATACCATATAATAAGTTAAAGAATTACCAAGATCTATTATCTCTGGAGTTGTTGCATCTTTTAAATTATACACTGTGAATTTATAGAAGTTATCAAAAGGATCTATTAAAATCTTGGCTTTACCTTGACCGTATAATTGTGTTACGTCTGGACCTGATGTTTCTGATATCACATTACCGTCTTTATCTATAATTATAGTTTCCTGTGTTACTGAAATATTATTATCTTTATAAAATACTGGTATTTTCTTTTCTAATGGAGTGACATTAGGAGCAACTCCCACACCAGAAATAAGATTAGGTGCTTGTATTATTTTATTATAAACTTTCTGAGCATATGCACCAGTAGTAAGATTTATTACATTATTTTCTTTTCCGTATTTGTTTATATCAAAGGAAGAAAATGTAGATCTTCTTATGATCTGATTCTGATTTCCTTTATTAACCAATCTCATAGTGTAATTCACAACAAAAGATGTGGATAAAGGATTAGTTAAAACTGGCCTAAATATAGAAGGAGAGTTAAAATCGTCTATTTGTGTGCTAGAAAAATTGTATGTAGTTATATAAGAAAGACCCACTTGCTCTTTTACCTCTAGCTCATTAACAACATAATAGGTATTTCCCACCTTTCCTTCTGCTGTTAAGAAATCTTCTAAAAAATTACCATCCCATGTGGGATAGAATTCTAAATAATTATAAAATTGATTCTCCTGAATAACCCCAGCTAAAGAACTAAAATTATCTTTGGGAAATATACTGAGCTGTGATCTAGTTTGACCTATATAATTCTGATATCCATTTTTAAGAACAGTCTGTGTGACTTCAAATATTGTAAACTCTACAGGAGCATCTTTTAAGAATCCTTTTCCATCTGAAGATATCTTTGCAGCTAATGTGCTTGACTGTGTGGAATTTCCATTCAGTACTTCAAACTCATAAACCATATTAGCATAGGCAGGAATCTTAACCTCTACATATCTGTCATATAAAGCACCCCCTAAATAAATAGGATTAGGATTTAAAACTGATAATAATACATCAGATTTTTGTAACAAAATCTGCATTACCGTGGCTTTTTTCCCAGTTCTTTCTTGATATTTAGCTTGCAAAATTACACCATCAAGATTATCAAAATTGTATCCTGATACAATATGGAATTTTACAGAGTCATAATAAACTCCTATGTTAGAAGGAAACACTACAGGAAGATTACTTACTGAAGTTAATTTAGGATCTGTATCTAAATAAGGAACTAAGTAATCTTTATCTAATGTAACAAATCTATTTTTGTCAATCTGGACTACACTTAAATCCCTAACATTGTTTGTTGTGGCTTCTGCATTAGGATCATTTAATATCTGTACAGTGTTATCAAAATACCCATTTACTATTTTTTCAAATCCTATTGCAGGGAATCCAGTATTAACATAATATATTTCAGGAGTTGGTGCAGTTGTGTAATTATACTCTAATAATAAGTAATCAGTGATTTTAACAAACCTTTGTGTTGATGTATAAGCCATGTCGTATATATTCCTTAAAATTTAAACCAAGAATACTGAACACCTAATCCTATATTGAATACAGGTCCAGCAATAGGTTTGCCATTAAGTCCATATCCTGCTCCCACACCAATTCCAACATAAGGTCCAACTGACCATTTTTTGTTGGGAAACATTGACTTAAGCACATCCGACTTATAAGGATCTATAACAGCACCTTCGATATCTGTGATTTTCATTCCTGGATATTTAGGGGTTACAAATATTTCAAGAGCTTTATCTTTCTCTCTAAGACCAGTGATAAATGAGAATCCCATTTCGTCTTGGTCTATTCTGGTTTTTCCTGGAATAACACTATTATTAATTGTGTCTACAATAAAGAAACTCTTACCTGAAAATTTTCTGTAATTGTTTACAGAAAATAAAGAATCATATTTCCAATCTAAACTATAATTACCGTTTTGATAACTAGTGAGATAATTATTTACATAATGTGTATCAACTTTAGTCTCAGTTATTACCTTCTCAATCACTATGACTTTTCCCTTCTGTTTATCTAATTCTTCAGCTAATCCTTTATTGAGTTTTTCTAAATCTTCCTTGGAAGACAATAGGGTCTTTCTCACATATGTTGCTTCACCAGCTTTATTTTCTTGAATGCGTACAGTGTCTTTTAACGCATCTAAATTCATATTCTGTATCTTGATCTGTGACTTAAGTGATAAGTTGCTGTCGCACTGTCTAAATAGCAATAAACAAAGTGCAGCAACTATTGCTAGTAGCACAATGTCCTTTCTTTTAAGCATTTTAGTAATTAAAGATTCTTCTTTCATCTTCTCTTGTTTTATTTAATCGCTCAATCTCTAATTGAGCTTTGGTTTTAAGAGACTCGATAATCTCTTCGCGACCGATAAGATTCTCTTTGTTCTCTAAATGATATCCAATCTCTTTCTCTATTGCGGAAAGATTATCATGTATATCATTATATTGTTCAATAAACCATTTCTTCATATTAATAGTATTCTATAATAGTAAAATTAAATCCTAGCTTAACGTTATTACCATCATTCCAATTAATCATTCTCCGGATATAGATATTTGTAGTAGTTACTTGGGGTGATGATGTAAAGAAACAAAATAAAGAATCGGTAAAACCGGAACCTGCATATCTACCAGTTACGTGTACAGTGGTTTTTAAAGGATCTATAGTAGGATGTGTTAAAACAATTGTTGCACTATTCGCATTCGATGCACCTCCAGCTTGATTATAACCAAATCCAGTAGGCAATGCTCCTGTAGTATAAGGATCACCAAAGTCATAAGCTATTATTGGATCGGCTGGTTCATTAAAGTAGAAAAATGCGTATCCTGTCCACGTTTTCTTTATCTTACTACTTGCATTTAATGTTAAAGATCCTGTACTTGGTCCAATAATTACATCATTTGTAACAGTAAGATCACCCGTTGCTGATGTATCACCTACAATACCAACATTTCCTGTTACTCCAACATTTCCCGTCACACCAACATTTCCTGTTACCTCAACATTTCCTCCCGTTACTCCAACACTTCCTTTTGCCTTAATAGCATAATCTGTACCGGCTCCGGAAACTCCTATAGCAGCAGTATAATCTATAGCCTGTCCAACAGCTATATTTTCCCCAGAATCGCTTACAAAGAATCCAGTAGTATTAGCAATGGCTGTACCACTAATTAATGTTTTTGCGCCAACTGCAATAGCTACTGATTTATTGGCATTCAGGCTTGTGCTTGATGTTAAAGGTATAAAAGATGTTATCTCTAATCCGTTAGGATAATTATTAACGGAGTATCCAGCTGCAGAAGGCGATCCTTTTGATAATGTTGTTGTTGAATATAGCTCTCTTGAAATCTTAAGTAAAGAATTACCACCAACTAGTTGGTTTTGTCCTTTTGCACTATTATTAAACATTGATATAGGACTATCAGTACCTATAGTCTGTACTCCTGTTACAAGTAAACTGTGATTATTAGCATTACCTCCAATAAAAGTTGATCCAGTTAAGGGTAATAATATAGTAGAATAAGTATTAGAAGAAGATCCTATAGAAACTCCTCCTGCAGTTGCTCCAGAACCACTATTTACACTTAGTAATGGATACGTACCAGCTACTAGATTAAGCTTATTTCCTCCTCCTGTACCGTTCGCCATTATTTCTAATAACCTATTAGAATTTTTAGTTTGAATTAAAGTCCTTGATGCAACATTATTAGCACTATAAACACCTGAATTAGTATACGTAGTAATACTAAATACAGGAGCAAAACCTGTGGTATTTGTTGGTGTTGATATCTTATGCTGATAACTTATTAATGGACCAGCGCCAAATAAGTGGCTACTATTAGCGTAAAACTCTTGTGTGATGTCAGGACCAGTACCTGCAGATGATGTTGCACCACCAGCAGAAGTGAAATCAAATACACCGTCACCTATTATAGTTCTTGGTGCATATGTAGAAGCTCCCTTTGTTCTTACTTGTACTCCTGGTCCGTAGTTAGGAGATGTGACAAATAATTGAGGAAATCTATTACTCGCCTCTGCCATACCTGTTGTTTGTATTCCTCCTGAATTATCCCCGGTAGGATTTGTGTGCCCGAACATACTGTGTCCCTCTACAAATAATACACCTTTATTGTTATTTAGAGGAGATAAAGCATTACCAGTAAATAAAACTCCAGTATGTAGTGAAAGAGTTTTAGATATACTAGTATTTCCAAATACCCCTAATCTTCTTGAATCGTCTCCTGATTGTCTAAATTGACCTGTACCTAAACCAATACCTAATCCTGTTGCATTAGCAAATAAAGGAGCATTGGTATTATTGCTAGGATTTCCTGATGATTGATTTGATAATTCTAGAAATCCACCATTAGAAGCTGCACTAATAAATGTACCTTTATTTGGTATTGGGGTTCTTAGCATTATGTTATCCTCACTACTAGTTGCTGTTATTTCACCCTTAGCAAGAATATTTACTCCTCCCGAAGCTGCAGTAGCTGAAGATATTATACCTATAGATCCCCCTGGGTTTCTTAAAGAGATATCATAAAAATTAGGAGCTACTGGGCTTGATGTATCCCATTCTAGTGAAGGGTTATTTAGGTATCCAGTAGCACCTGCCCCTGTTGTAATATCAAGATCAGCTCTGCCAAAACTTAATATCTTAAGTCTATCATTTCTAGTGGCTATTTTTAATTTAGCTCCTTCGTAATTAACATTATATATTGCTGATCCTCCTGGTGTATAATCACTAATTGAAGCATCTGAAAGTACCAATGTGGCAGCAGTAGCACCACTAGTTCCAGTTCCTGATATTAATATACCAGAGCCAGTAGCACCTCCAACTATATCAATTGGTGTAACTTTTTGAAATAACTCTCCGGCATTTAATCCATATCCTGTATCAACCCATCCAGTAGCAGAGAGTACATAAACTTCTTGATTTGCAGAATCTGGGTCTAACCAATAATCTCCTAATGTGGGAAATGTCCATGGATTAGATCCTGTTATATTACTAATAGCTGGGGCGCTATCTTGAACAAACCATTTAGTCCCTGAAGGACCTTGTACTCCTTGAACACCTTGTGGTCCTTGTGGACCAACAGATCCTGTAGGACCTATCAGTCCTTGTTGTCCTTGCGGACCACCACCAGCACTAAGTATTTGGTCATAGTTATAATTAATCTTGTCAACTATTGTTGATTGATTGTCTCCCTGTAAAATGTTTAATATGTTAATCTGCGGCATCTCTATTTATAGTTACAATATATATCAAAAATTCGATCCTCATTAAATTTTCCCTATCTGTATAGAAAATGCTAGAGAATAATTAAATGAAGGATCCTTTGGTATTCTAAATTCGTATTTTAATTCATTAACTTTAGTGTATCTAATCTCTTGTGAAGGGTAATAGCCATTTATTAATTTTTGATAATCTGCAAGATCACCAGTAACGGGAATTAATGTCTGCGTGTCTGCAACTGGTGTTTTTTTCAAATAAGATCCATTATCTTTAGATTGGAAAATAGGCAATACATTTAATTTTATGTATTCTATAAAATCATCATCCACATCAGACAAACTACCAAATCCAAATTCAGGAATTATAAATTTATTAAAAGATTCTTTACCTCCATTTTCTAAGAAGAATCTTGTTAACATTCTATCAACTAATAGAACACCTCTTAGTTCTGTTGGTGTGTTTTCCCAAAGTATTTCGTAATTAGCATAATTGTTATAATTAAGATCTAATACGCCTTTAAGTGAATTAGGATAAACAATCTGTTTTTGTGAATTAATTGTGTCAGGGGTTTGCATTACTTTGCTACCAAAGAAAGATTTTTCTTCTTTCATATTTTTAGTTCCCGGCAAACTCACATATCCAGTAGGACCCGAGTATTGTCTATAAAATCCTGCGTCCCAAGAGCTCTCAAAAAGAGAAAGATCTCTTTTATCTATTGGTGTTTCACCTATTAAATTATAAGTGGGATTATATGGAGAATTCTGTCCTATTCTGAATATCCAATCGGTTGCATATTTATAATAGTTAACGTTTTTAACGTTTCCAAAATTATCCTTACTTGGACCAAAAGAACAATATGAATATTCTATAGAATCTATTACATTTATTTTATGTCCCATATATTTTCCCCCCTCTGCAACATAATAAACTTCAGAAGAAAAGTCATAAGGAACCTTAAACATTATATAAGATCCCGAAGTTCCTGGTGTTCCAATTAAGCTATATCCTTGAGTTAAAGCATCAGTGGAATAAGAATTGCCAATATTATTTCGAGAAAAATATATATGATATCCAGTATTACTAGAATCGCTAAGATTAAAGAAATAAGTGACACCTTTGATTAATGATATTTCCCCTTGTGTGTTCCCGTTTATTTCGTAACATAAATTAGCACCTAAATCATATAGTTCTGTCCCCTCTATTTTATCGGTAACTTTAACAGTAAATGTATAAGCAGAAGGCGTAGTCCATAAAGGTATGTCATACTTTACATTCTCAAATTTTAGAATCTCTCTAAAGCTAGGAATATAACCTCCGCCATATCTGTATAATTCTGTTTCTCCCTCTAATTCTGTTATATTATATCCCACGTTAAATAAAGAAAGCTCTTGAGGTTTATCTTCTATTTCTTCAGGGAATAGAATAGAATTTTGAACAAATGTAGAAGGTTTAATGAATTCTAAAACAAACTGATTATCTAAAATATCCGTGGTATTAGTCGTTTCGTTCCACACATAAGTCTTATATTCTATATATGGATATTCAGTATTAACCCAAAGTGATAAATTAGCAAATGATATTTTTTCTAATATATTACCCCAGTATGATTTGCCTCCTTCTCTTTGATAAATTGGTATATTCGAAATAGCAGTGTAATTAGCGGTTGATGGTATATCTAAAGGACCTGCTAAACCAATTTCACTGAAATCAAATCCATAATTAGAATCAATAGCTGTGAATTTAACAGCATCTTCTGAAACTCCCGTAGGGAAAGGTAAAGTATAACCACCTCCTACTCCTGAATTTCCTACTATTCCGTAGAAAGATCCAGGACTAGTAGAATTTGGGCCAGCTACAGAAGGTACCACACTAGGTAAATATGTAAAATTAATTTCCTCTCTTAGATCTGATTCATAATTAGGATTTGGTACAACATATATAGTTCCAGAATCTCCTGTTGTAAAACTATTAACTATGGAGAAAAATCCTTGTGAATTGGGATTGGTTGAGACATTCAAAGAAGAAGAAAGTTTAACATCTCCTATTTTTGGTAATTCAATATCATTATTAGGTAACCAACTAGGTGGTGAGCTTACTGGATAATATTGGCTATCTAGTTTATCTTTTAGAGAATAAAGTAAGAAATAGTCAAGATTCAAATATTGAAGTTCCGGGCTAATATTTTCAAAATCTAATGCTCTAGCATCTTCAATAAGAACCTCAACAACAAAAGTGATATTTTTAAAAGTTCTATTTTCAATAATTTTAACTTTTACCGGTGTCTGTATCTCGTCACTTATATTTTTTATAGGAACTATTACACAAGAGAATTTGTAATCATCATAAAATGTATCATCATCTACATATTTTATAGATTCCCCCTGTGCATAATCAGTAAATGTTCTCTTGATCCTTACCTTAGCTCCTCTATATAATGTTTCAGAAAATCCATTTCCTGAATTGAAATTGAACAGTGAGAATCTTTCCGTTAAATCTATTTTATCAATTGTTGAACTTGTAGGGTAATAAGGATTAAGATCCTCACCTTCAATTGAGAAATAATCTAAGAAATAATCTCTTAAAGAGGGATTGGTATCAGTCAATAAAGTCTCATCTATTTCTTCTGCTAAATAATTTTTATCAATATGAAGATTTGATTCTGGTATAGAATAAGGGGGTTTCTGTAGATGATACCATTCGTGGGTAAAGTATTGTGGATCTTGCGATCTTTTAAAAAAGCTTGGTGAGAAATTTAGAGGACTAAAAGCAATATTTGAATTTAGTCTGTATCCATTTCCTCTAATATCTGTTCCTCCGTTATAAACCCATTTTGTTATATAAGGACTTACCCTACTTTTTAAAGCAAATTCAGGATTATAATTATCTTGAGTGTAATCATATTCAGAGTCTAATTTACCAAAATTTAATACATCATATTTAGTATCAATACCATTAGTATTATTAATAAATTGTAGAGATTGTATCCCATAAAATCCAGGGAAAGCATCTAGGTCTGGATAGAAAGTATAATCAAAATTACTTCCCGTTATTCCTGATGTTATAAGACCTCTTGATGATAATGTAGGAAAAACATTAGACTCTGCTCCTGTAGAGGAAGTAACCAGAGTATATTCTTCATTTCCTGCAATACCTTCAAAGAAATCAGGACCATTTATAGATGAAGCCCCGTATGTTATTTCTGCTCCATTAGATACAAAATATGTTTTACCTGGAATTATTTTAGTAACTCCAGAAGGCTGAACATCTAAGTATTTATAATATTCCTCAGTGGGTGTATAGCCATATTGACTTGACCAAAAATCCATATCAATCTCTCTTAGACCGTAGAATGAGAATACTCCTAAAGGTATATCGTATGTATTAAATGCAGAGATATCTCCAGATGAGCCAATGGCTACAGTTTCTGTGAAATTCTTAATCTCTAAAGTTGCATGAGTTTCAAAGTCTTTAATTCCTATAATCTCTCCTTTTTCATCTTTAGAATATTGATCAATGAACCTATACTTACCTATAACTACAGATGAAGACTTATTAGAATATGTTGATAATCCGCTAAAAGAATCGGTTGATGTATTTTTTACTGTGTCAATAAAAGTTTTACCAACTTCTATTTTATTTGCATCTTCTATTTTAACTTTTATTCTAGTATTAGAATAATTAGATCCTCCAACAAAAGATTGCTTTTGGTTTATATCACAGGCATCTTTCTCGTTTATAAAAACGATACCTCTTTGTGAATCTGGCATTCTTTGATTAGTTGACAGATTTAAAAAGAAGTCAAGATAATATTTATTATTTTCCTGTGTACCTGTTGCTTTAGTTCTTATTACTAATTCATCACCAGATTCAAATGCTTCAAATGAATTATAATTAAAACTGTTTAATAATCCCGATAATGCTTTTGCTATATCTTCTTTTGTTCCTCCTGCATGATAATAGTATGTGCTATCTTGAGAATAAAAACTTCCAGGACCCCATTCATCTACAATCGATGACATATCAGAAGCTCTAAGTATATCATATTTAGAACCAGGAACTCCATAAGCTCCTAATGGATTATAAAATAAGAAACAATTTTCATTGTTGTTTGTTAACGTTCCGCCAATTCTTATTACTGAATATCCTCTTCCTTTTTCCCCCGTGCTTACTGCTTTATATTGTTTCTTTGTTGAATCATCTTTACCAGTAAGTAAACTAAGATCTAAAGAAACATCTTGTATAACTAATTCATTCTCTGTTGGACCTAATCCATAAGTTGTATAAGAAGAAGTCGGAGAAGTTATTCCATAATCTATTTCTCTCTTTAATGAATGAAAATTTCCATTCTTATCTTTTATCCAAAATAATTTGGTTTGCTCTAAAATGTTTACATCATCAGAATTTGGAAGAACACCAGTGATATAATTGGGATCTATATAAATTCTAACACCATTGTCGTTGTATTGGAAATAACTATTTTCTTGGCTATAATATCCCTTATCATTTCTATCTGGGATTGGTGTATTTCCTGAAGATCCAAGACTTTTAAATAGTGAATCCCCATCAAGTTTAAATTTAGCTAACTCTGGAGCATTAACATAAAGACCAAAATATCTATTTATGGTGTAATTTTCCGAGTCTGTATCATTAAATAGGAATTCCATATTTAATAGTTTATAACTAAGAATTCCATTATTTCTAAATCCATTAGTTATAAAATCCTCAAATCCTATTTGTGTTTCTGCATTTTCATAATAATCAAAAAGATAATCACCTTTTTTATCGAATATACCAACATTATAATTAACCCCATTAAATGTAGTTAATTGATTATCTTCAAATCTTGCGTCTATTAAATTCTCCGTATATCCTGGAGTTGTTTTTATTTTTCTTAAATATTTACCAATATCAGAATCTTCAGTGAGATCGAACGTAGACACTATTGTAGCCTTAGGTAAGATCTTATCATAGAAATGGTTTTCTGTGTCCTCTACGGAGCTTATATTATAAGAAGAATCTAATAATATCACTGTTCCGCTTCCTTGTGTAACATTAAATAATGTAGATGCAGCAGTAAAAACATTTCCGTCCGTATATGTAACAGTATTACTTGATATTTTATAAGGTAAGTAACCAGGAGCAGTAGCATCTACTGTTGTGTCTTGTAATACTTTATATAATTTTCCCACTACTAAAGATGTAACTGGTATCTTATAAGAATAATCTATAGGATCATTCACTTTGAATATAACAAAATGATCAGGAATATCCTCACCTATCCATAAAGGTGCAAGATAAGTGAAATCTTCCGAATATCTATCAGAAGCTAAAGGTGATACACCTGAGCTATAAAAGAAATTGTATACACTTGATAGATCATTTGTTTGATTTTGTACAGGTTCTTCTTCTCCAATAAGTCCAAAAACAAATTGCGGTGGAGTCTTCCCCTCGTCAAAAAATCTATATAAATCCTTATCAAATGATGAATCCGGTGATATACTAAATCCTTTATAAGCACTATTAGACATTTCCGAATTAGAATCTATCGAATTAAGCCAGATCCCTTTACTAGAATCCACGGTTATTTTAACATTACCAGATATTCTAGGATTTGCTCTAAGTACCCCAAAAGATGAGGTCTGTTTTATTATTTTTCTAGCCACTTATTAAATAGTTTGATTACTTTGTGAATAAGCTGGAGAAACTAACGAAGTTTTAGTATAGCTTCCGGTTACAAGAACGTCAAGAGAAAATAAATCCTCGTTTCTTACTTGTATATCTATTCCTATTTTTTTACTGTATGTGATATTTTTAAGGTTACCAGCATTTCTCCATCCTCCAATAAATCCTAATTTATCTTGAGCTCTCATTTGAAAAATTAAAGGAACTGTTATTGCGTTTTCTTGTCCAAACTCTAATGTCTTTTTAGCTAACTGTGTTGATCCTTCTATTTGTATTGCAGTGTGTGAGGTTGGTGCTATAAATAAATAAGATCCGCAAGAGTACTTACCACATAAGAACTCATCAGAATCTATAAATCCTAATTTATTAGGATAAGCATTATCGTCAATACCAAATGCTGATGCCGAATTAGCTGGATAGTATTCTAATTGTTGAGTAGAAAGTGTTTGTAAACTTGTTGATAAAGAAGATGTTATATTAGTGTCAGTCTCAAATCCTAAAGCATGTCTGAATGCAGGATAAGCCATAGTTCCAGATCCAATTACTAATGGTCTTTCTAAATTAGAAAAAGAACTGGAAGATGCATCATTGATATCTGGATGCGATATATGTACACAGAATTCATTTAGACTACCATTTCCATCAGGTAAAGCTGAAGTATAAGTTCCGCTCCAAATATTAGCATTAGCACCAGCTCCTGTAGGAGCTCCTGGTTGCTCAAAAGGCATAAGTATACCATCATTATTTATAGGTAATTGTGATGCGCCATCAGCAGTACCTTGAGTACTATTCCATATTAAACCCGTAGGTGGAATAAAATAAAGATTCTCGCCTAATCCCACACTCTTATACCTAGTGTAAACAAATTGTGAATAGGCATTACCACTTTGATATCCTGATGCTTGTATAAATGCTCCCGGTGTATTAACATCAACATTAGCAGAGTTAATACCCGATAATTGAATTGGCGTTTCTCCGTATTTTCTGTTATTGTTATAATCGTTCTGTCCGCTTATTGTGATAGGTGCTTTAACTCCTTGTCCTCCAGGTATTAAAGAAGAAAGTTCTAAAGGCGTAGCAGCTTCATTTCTTAATTCTAAGTAATAAATCACAGATGCTATTTTACCTTTATTACCTGGATTTGAAAGATCTATTAATTGATCATAATATCCAGCAAATAAATTAACTGTACTACCAGGATTAATCTTATTAGAGGTACCACCGCTTCTTATATAAACACCTAAAGTGCCTTTTGCTTTAGCTACTAATGCTCTTAATGATTGTAATTCATTATCAATTTGAGTTAACTTCTGAAATAAATCTAATGCTTTTCCTGCTCCATCAAAGAATCCTGATGCAATAGCAGATGAATTATGAGCATAAAATTTATCACCAGATGTAAACTGTGTAGATAAATGTTGGTCTAATCCTTTAGCTTGTAAATCCTCCTGTACTTTAACTACAGCCTGATCCATACTATTTTGTGCTATAAAAGCACCGTTGTCTATTGACACAACCAAATTAGCAGGGAATTCTACTATAGCAGAAGTTGACCAATCAGAAGTCAAAGGATTAGTGGGCCAACCAGCTTCAGATATAGATTGAACTTGTATTTCAACCTTTTCTCCTTTGGTTATAGCAATATCTAATTGATTTATATTTACCGTATTAGCATCACTAACATCTTCAATTTGCCAAACATATGTTCCAGTATTAGAATCATATACTTTCTTTCTTAAATCGCTTGTAAACTGTGTCCAATTTGTAAATTGTCCAGTCTTTTGTACCCCATTATTGTCTACATAATCAATCTGAGTTGTACCATTAGAATTTCCTGTTAATGAAAGGTATCTGTATCTCACATTAAATTGAACAATATTCTGTTCTCCCGTTTTAGAATCAATAATTGGCTCAGGTATAGGCCAAAATCCTCTGACTCTATATTTAGGAGCCTCCGTTAATTCAGGTGCTGCAATAGTTAGATTATTAACTTCGGTAATTGTAGTAGCTAATAAATCTGTTCTGATTTGTTTATCTTTGCCTAATGAAGTGATCTTATCGTTTAATTTCTTGTATTCAGCAGTAGGTGTTTTCCCTTTAGAAGTTGTAGTTAGTTCAGAAAGTTGTTTTCTTGTCTGATCTATTGCTCTGTCTATTGAACCTATTTCATTTTTTAAAGATGTTTTAATTTTAATCTTATCTTTAAAATCTACATTTTCTTTAGAATCTGTTATCTGTGAATTCACTTTAACTACCTTAAAGTTTCCAGGAGAAACTACAGGAGCAGAAGGGGTTTGTCCATAAACTGCAGGAATAACATTCTCTTTAGCAGAAGAAATAAAGATCTTACTAAAATCCGAAACTTGTGAAGAATAGAATTCGGATAATGTCTTAACACCATCGGATGTGTTTATTTGTAATTCATTAGACAAGAAACAAACACCAGGACTATATTTACTAGATGCAACATTAAAATCGCCATCAATAGATTTAATAAAAATAGCTTGTCTTTCATCAAATCCCACATTAACATCTACCATTCTATCAGATAAAACATTAGAATAAATTGTAAGAGCATTATCTCCTATTTTTATTGCTTCAAATCCAAATAATCTTTTTAGAGATAATGTTTGATTAGTAGTGTCAATTGATGTTATTTCATATTTAGTTCCCCCAGATGTCATTAAAGTGTCACCTTTTGTTAGGGTTCTAGAATCTGTTGATGTTGCTAAAGTATCTGTATATCTTAATGTGGTTAACTTATATTTTCTAACAGTATTAGTTGATGTGATACCATTTTCTGTTACCTGAGTTTCTTCATCATAAATTCTAAGTACTCCAAAAGATCCAATATATCTTATTGTTCTTAATTCTAATTCATTTATTTGCTCATCAGTAAAATATTGAATTCCCTGGCTTTTTAATGAATCAATAAAATCAGAATCAGTAATATCATTTCTTCCTTTTAAATTAGCATCGAAATATGCTTTTTGCACATCAGTTTGAGTGTTAGCTATAATTCTTTTTACGTAAACATTTTCAGAATTTACTGGGATCTGATTCTCTACATCAATAGAAACATAAAGAAGCGGATTTAAAAATGATTCAAAAAACCAATTATTTCTAGCTTGAAATGTACCAGGTACTTGAAGACTTCCTGGTGATAAAGGATCCTTTAATATATTAGCCTGATATATCTTAGAAACAGTGCCATCAGATTTTCTAATATTTGCTGTAGTGTCTTCTAACCCAGAAAGTGCTAATACATTTTTATCAATTCTATTAATCTCAGATTTTAAAAATCCATAAGAAGGTATTTGAATATTCTCTGAAGTGTTATCGTCCATTAAAAATTCAATTTGAACAGAATCTTTAGATGATGTCGCAACATCATTCAATTTATTTATGATTTCTAAAGAATTCTTTTGAAGCCTTAAAAATTGAGCTATTAAAGAAGAGAATGAATTTTTTGTGTTTGACATTTTATCTTATTTTATTTGGTCCACTTCAAATATTAGATTTTTATCATCTACACAAACAATATCAAAGATAGGTTTGTAAGAAGCATTTTGAAATTGAATATTTATAAATCCTGCAACTACACTAGAATAAGGTACTCCTGAAGGAGTTCCTTTTGGATATTCCCCTAAAGCATCAGTTAAAATAACCAATGAATAAACACCCAAATCTATATCATCACCTATTACTAATCTTAGAACTTGTCCCTTTTGCCATTTGTTTGTGGTATCATCTATCTTAATAACAATATCATTATTTGCTGTTATAGATAATCCATTATTTTTATGCTTAAGGTAATTAGTGTAAAGTTGAAGTGATACTGTGTTACCAGCAACAGGATTAATAGTAAATAAAGAATTAGTTCCTATATTATAATCTTGCTGTGTAACATCAACTTTTAATATATTAGGAGTTGATCTATCAACAAAAGTACCATCACCATCTTTTAGAAGGTCAAGGTTATAAGTCATATTTATAGATGTCTGATTCTGTAATATATTTTGTATAGTATCGCTATTTCTTTCAATTAAACTTAAGATATCTTGAGTGTTATCAAAAAGAGCTTGATTTGCTTGTAATGATTTTTCAACTGTATCTAATCTTAATTTTATATCTGTGCTATCGTCTGTATTAATAATAAGATCTGTCAATGCAGTAATTTGATCCTGCATTCCCATTATCTCTAATGTTCTATCATTAAGATTCTTAGCTGCATCCTGTAAAACAGTAGCTGCATCCATAAAGATAGAAAGCGAGAATGAAGAATAATCGTTTATTGCTTGCTCTACTCCTGTGCTTTCCACATCAGTATCAAACTTAAGATTTATTTTGAATCCGTAAGAATTACCATTTAATTTAGTAATAGGATCCGGCTTAAATTTCTTGAAATTGGGGAATTTAGCTGCATTAATAGAAACAGGCTCAGGATCATTTAAGAATAAAATACCATAAAGATTTGTTTCTGAATCTGTTGGGTTATTAGGATCGTAAACATCATAATAAACAAGAACTGCATTAAATTCAAAAGAAGTTGTAGTGGGAGTTCCGTTCCATTCTTCTATTGTAGAAATCCCTACATAATTTTGAATGGCTTTATAAGACGATGGTTCAAAATCAATTTGTACTCCATCTAGGTTACTTCTTTTATAATTTACACTATATCCAGCAGGTGCAGTAGATACATATTTTTCCAATGTATAATTGCTATTGTCAAAGAAACTAGGATCAGTAAAATAAGAATTAGCCTCATCTCTAGGTGAATACCAATTACTTAAAAATGTACCAGTTGCAGATATTCCAGTGACACCAGGTTCTCCTAAAACGTCTTGATCGAATATAGCCAATTTAGGTAATCCGTTAGGGCCATATAAACCTGAAGCCGAATCTCTTCCTTGAAGATATTCAGTGTCTAAAGGATCTGGAGGTAAATGTGTAAATGTTCTATCGGGATAATAATTCTCATCAGCAACAGTTTTAAATAGAACATATGGTGTTCCTCCGTCTCCTGTTGGCACATGAATATAAACCTCCGAATAAGCATTATCCGTATTTTGTACAGAGTTTACCACATCAATATCACCAATATATTGTACTATTCTTTCATATCTAGGAGTTGGTGTACCATTGCCAGTTAATAATGTGTCTTCTTCTACCCATCTTTTATCTGAGTAAGGAAACCCATTAACCGTTGTGGTTGTAGTCTGGTTTAAAGAAGCTACTACCTCATTTGTATTTGCTGATCTGTATCTAACACCCCCTAATTCTTTTATCCATTTCCAAAAAATTCTTTCAGAAACGTTTCTTTTTAATTCTGCATTGTAATTAGGATCCGAGATAACAGTAGATTCTAAATTTAAACAATAATTCTGAAATGAAATTTCAGGAGAAGGACTAAGATTATTAGGGTTTGTTAACACGAAATTACCAGAAGCTGCATCAAGAAAAGTTGTATCAATGGCATTAAATTGCAAAGTGTTTTCTTTATATGTCGGAGATCCCATTTCAGGAATCTTCAAAAGAGCATACTTAGAAAAACTAAATTTCTTTAATGAATTATTAAATGTTAATGTGAGATCTTCTGCAGCAGAAGAGAAGGTATAAAATGTACCCCCCTGAACTGCTATCGGTCTTATATAAGGTGTTTTTGCCATTGATTATTTTTCTTAATTAGAATGTAAATCCAGATGTAGAGTTAACAACCACCCAAGATCCTTTTTGTGAAGCTCCTGATTGACCTATTCTTGGCTCCCACATAATAGTTAATGATGTTTTATAAGGATTTCCCGATGTTTGTATAAAAGGATCCGTGTAATCACCTTCACTTCCACCAGTTGAAAATCCAGTATAATAAGGAGAAGTACCCCCAGTAACTCCAGTAGCAATTTTTCCTGCGGAAGTTGCTGTGTCGACTAATGTTACAGTATAACCTGCAGGAATATCAGAAGCAGTTGCTCCAGCGCCTGTTGTAGCGTAAAAGAAAAAACCTGTAGTAAATCCAGCATCAGCTGACGCACTCGAAACATAATTTGATTGTATATAAATAACATTTTCCGTTAAAGTTAATTGGTAAGGGGTTGAGTAAGTTCCAGTAACACCTGCTCCTGGTGTATTAGGAAAAGCAGTAGAAGAACCCACGGTGGCTTTTCTGTTAGTGTTAACAAAATTACCGGACGCTCCGATACTCATTCTTCCTTCCACATTTAGCACACTATTAAATGTTGCAGTAGCTCCAAATGTAGCTGTTCCTGAAGCAGATAAAGTGTTTGATTGTAGAACATTAGAGAATATACCAGTAGCTCCTACAACTGTGCTAGAAGCTATAATGTAACCTCCACTAGCTCCTGTTCCATATAGTTGTATAGTAGGTGAACCAGAAGCAGGCATAACTAAGCTGTTAGCCAGTAATGATTTTGCTTTAATTTGCCCATTTGTTGCGCTAGATACGTCAAGTGATCCAGTCAACACGTTTATATTAAATGTGTTTTCTAAATCATTATAAGCATTCTCAAGCAACAAAAAGTTAGCATTGATAGTTAATCTAGAACCTGAAATTGAATCGGTTCCAAGAATTTCAGTAATTGTGATTGCCATTTGATTTTCCTTTTTTTGATATATATCCTGTATTACTTACAATAGAAAAAGACAGGACAATCATTAAAGAAAGAAACATAGAATATGTTTCTTAAAAAAAATAAAAAATCTATGACTACAGGAAGCAATTGGACTCAAAAAAGGAAACCTAAAAATCCTATTAAATTTAAAATTAATCTAAACGAAGAGCAAAAAGAAGCTAAAGCTATTATTTTGGCCAATCCAGTTAGTGTTCTTAAAGGAGCAGCTGGATCAGGTAAAACGCTTCTAGCAGTGCAAATAGCTCTAGATATGCTATTTAATAGGGAGATTGAAAAGCTAGTTATTACTAGACCCACAGTAGCAAAAGAGGATATAGGATTTCTTCCAGGGGATTTAAAAGAAAAAATGGATCCATGGTTAGCTCCTATCTACGCTAATTTAGAAATGGTCTATGACAAAACTAAAATTGAAAAATTACTTAGTGAAGGAATTATAGAAATTTTACCTTTCCCCTTCATGAGAGGTAGAACTCTAGTTAATTCTTGTGTGATTGTAGATGAAGCTCAAAACGTAACAATGAGCCAAATGGAAATGGTACTAGGAAGACTTGGAATTGGTTCTAAAATGATAATATGTGGAGACACATCTCAAATAGATTTAAAAAATAAAAAAGACTCCGGGCTTGACTTTATGAATACCCTTGCTGCAAGAGTTGAAGGGGTTAATGTGATAACTCTTAAGAAAAACCATAGACACCCTATTGTACCCGCAATGCTAGAGGTTTATAGGGAATACACTTTATAATTATTTTAGATGAAAAGAATAAAAAGTTTTAATGATTTTATCGATAGTAATGTTAATGAAGGCATTTTTAGTAAAATAGCTAGGAGCTTTACCGGAGCCGATAGAAAAGAAATAAATGCTCAGGTAAAGCTATTAAGAGACATTTACGAGGGATTAAATGACGAAGAAAAGAAAGAATTTTCCGATAGACTACAGCAAAAAATAGATAAAAATAATCAAGGAGGCTCGAACATAGCTATTAGGTTACGTGAGAAATTTAAAACCATACTCGATTCAGGTGATTGGTATTCAGAACTAGGAGAAATATCATCAGATGATGCCGAATATCTAATTATGTATATTAGCTCACTCTATCAATACATAATTAGAGAATATGATAATATAAAAGAAGTAGTTCAAAAAAATAAACTAACTAAAGAGTTAGAAAAATATAATGAAGATGTCGCTAAATATAACAAAATTTCTTCATTTATAAAAAATGATTTTGAATCAAAAAAAGAAGAGTTTAATAAATTCTTTAGCTGTATCGACGGGAGTCCTAATTTTAAGAACAGAGACACATATGCTTTTATAGATAAATTTAATGCTTCTGATGGAAACAAAAAAATATTAGAAACAGACATATTTAAGAGATTCAAGGCTTATACTATTGAGTTAAATCATAAATTAAAAAGCTTTGAATGGAACTCGGGCGAATTTGTAAATACAGTTGAACTCTATGATAAAGTCCAAAGTAGATACGAAGAACTCTTCAATAAGTCACGGGGTATGTCTATAATACCAGATAAACCCAACTTTCAAATTTCGGGATGGGGTATGGACTTATTAACATGGGCTGAGGAAAATCTGAAAGATAAAACAATATCAGAGATGGCATTGGATATGACAATGAATAATTTGGATTATGTGAATGGAATGGAATATGTTGAAATAGGAACTGAAGATACTAAAGTGGCCATAAAAAGTGAAGATGGATTAATTGGTGGAAATATTGTTTATTCTGGGCAAAACTTTAATAATCTTAATTTAGAAAATGTATCATACCTTATCAATAAAGAAGGAGGATATAGGGAAAGGGTTTCAGGAAAAGTTATGTATGTAACTAATAATATACCATATGCTTTCTATTATTGCTATTTGAGATTCGGATTAGATGCTGATAGGCCTATCCCGAATTTATCTCAAAATTTATTTCCAACAGTTTATAAAATAACACTAAAAAAAGGAACTAAGTTTTTCCATAAAAGCGATAGCGATATAGACCAAAGAGAATACAAATTAGCTAGTATTTGCGGAATGTCTGGTTATCACTCAGGAAATGAAACAGTGAACGGTCAGAGCGTTGAAATAACATTAATTAACAGCGATTGTATTGATAAAATAGAGGCAATTAAACCAGGAGAGTTAATTTCATATTTTGAAAGTCCCGAATTTACTAAAGATAACCAACTTATAAAGGGAGAAAACTATAAAATAGATCAAGGCGAAATAAACTGGTATAAAGGATTAGTTTCACGGTATGTTATATAATTTTAATAATATGATAAATCTAAAGACATATAAAAAATTCCAATCAAATTCCGATTGGACAGAAGTTTATAATAAACTGGAAAGAAATTTTAATTTTCAGGATTTTAAACAGGCTTTAAAATTTATAAATGAGATTTCAATAATATGTGAAGAGGAAAAACATCATCCCGAAATTAATTGGATTTATAACAAAATATCTCTCAAGTTATCAACTCATGATGCAGGAGATATAATAACTGAAAAGGATATAAAATTGGCTAAATTAATAGATGAATGTTATTGAAATAATTATTAAATTTCAAATTTAGACAAAGGCGGAAACCCCATTTCTTTTCTATCATAATATATTGATCTCAGAAGATAATCTTCAGGATTAACTATCTCGGGAATTAAATCACCAGCAGTAGGATTTTTATGATCTATCACTCTAATTTTTCCTTTGTGCTCAGTTTGATAAAGATTACCATTAGCATCCTGTAATTCACAAGAGATTGTATAAAATCCGGAATTTACAAATGTCCATATAAAATATGGTGTCTTTCTAATCTTAGCTATGACTTCCCCTGTTTCAGTATCAGTTAAAGTCCATATATGATCTTTCTTACCAGGTACTAAAGAATCAATAGGATTTATAAATATAGTGGTAGCTAAAGGTATTTCAAATTCTTCTTGGAAGAATTTTTCTTCCTTCCATGCCCATGAATGAGACCCTAACCAAGATTGAACTGCTCCTATCTTATAGCCTGAATTAAATCTTTCCTTTGGTATTTTACCCAAGAAAGCATCAAGACTACCTCCGGGAGGAGATGTAACTACATAAGGTGAAAATTCAGCTTCGCCTTCAAAGTAACCTGTTATATAAATATTCTCCTCTGAATCAAGTACAAGATCTGCACCCGAATCATTATTAATTCCGCCAGCAGTAACTATATCTACTAAAGTTCCGTCTTTATTAAATTTAGTTAAGTATATGTCTGTGCCTCCTCTTGAATCAATCTCCTCTGGTGAAAAATAAGAACCAGATGTATAAGATCCTGTTATATAAACATTCTCTTCTGAATCGCTTTCTATATCATGGGAAGTGTCTCCTGATGCTCCTCCGCACATTTTAAGCCATATTAATTTCCCAGTTGAAAGAATTTTAACAACAAATATATCATCGTATCCAGGGAATGATGTGATTTTGCTATTCTGTATTGTCATAGTTCCTTGGAAAGATCCTGTAATTAATATATGTCCCTTAGGATCTAAACAAATAGAAGGAGAAACGAAAGATGTTGAAGCATCATAAGCAAATGATTCTGCCCATATACAAGCACCATCCCCTGAGTAAAATTTACCAACAAACATATCAGGAATACCGACTCCTGTTAAAGAAATAGCTCCTAGATCTATATCATTTTGGAATAATCCAGTAATATAAATATCAGACTCATTCATAATAGTTAATTCATAAGCTCTTGAATAGGTAGTAGAGTCTAGTTCTTTTGCCCATACAAAATTTAGGGTTGAATCCATTTTAGCAATAAATCCTACATCCTGTGACGATGACAAGGTGTGAATTCCTAGATTTAATGTGCCTTGGAATCCTCCACAGATATAAATGTTCTCGTACTTATCAACTTTAATATCACCTAAGAATTGATCGGGAGATATTGGTATATTAACAGTGTTTAAAAGAAGCCCAGAACTATTATACTTATCAATTTCTATGAATCCAGTAAGATTGTTATCACTTGCTACATAAACATTAGAATTTACATCGGTCGTAACCGATCTAGCATATATCGGTCCTTGTGGTGAAGTTGTAGAGATGGATCTTGCCCACTGTAAAACCCCTCCTTTATTATACTTACTAATATAAACACCAGAATCTGCACTAGTTAAATAAACGTCCTGTGTACCTATGTTATTAACCTCTCCCATGAATATTGTTCCTTGAAAGTCTCCTATTGCAATCACATCGCCTTCTTTATCAACGGTGACTTTAACACCTTGATCTGGTTGGCTATTCCCCAATGTGATTATCCATTCAAAATTCTCAAAAAGATTTCTAGACTTCTTCTGTGCTATTCTTTCTATTTGTGAATTTCTCCAGTAACTTTCTTTGGTTGCTTTTCCCTCTATAATATCTCGTAGCGGAGCGTATAAGAAGACATCGTTAAGGTTTAAAGATGGAAACTGGTCTTTCAGTTTATGTATGTTATAACGCTGCCAAATAGGCTTATACCAAGAGTATTTATCTACGTTAGGCATGACAGGTCTAGTGTAATCAGAGTTTAGTGTGAGATTGTCTCCTCCGTTACCTATAATAAAGTTAAATCCTAATTGAGAGAATCCAATGCCTCCATTATAAATGTATTGAACCGCAGGTAAAGGTGTAGAAGTATCATGATAAACGAAATCCCATCCTTGTGTGCCCGGAAATTTTGAAGTGGCATGTATATGTGGTATCACATAATCAATCTTAGCAAGTTCTCCAAGATCTGTAACAAGTAGTAAATTTTTAGGGTAAGTGGTTTCACCATTTTTAATAGTTTTCCAAGGAGCAGAAAGAAGAGTTTTTCCATGAAATATATTGCAAGGATTTATTAATGTTGTTCCGTCATTTCTATATAGTACTTTAGTGAAAAAGTATCCGTCAAAGAAATATAATTCTGTGTCTCCAGGAGAAGTTGAAGGATCTATAGTAAACCATATATTAGCATTTCCAGTTTCCACTATATTACCGAATGTACCTAAAGATAGTTCAGGATTAGTAGCATTATTCCATACTGCCCATCTTATATTATCCCAATAAACTAATCCATCTGCTGTGCCTAACCATTTATGATTCAATGAATCAAGCTCTATAGAATAAATTGAATTGGAAGGAATACCAGAATTTGTTGTGTCGTAATTTTTAAAATCTACACCATTAAATTTAGAAAGACCTGTATCAGTAGCAATCCAAAGATACCATTTATTTATTCCGTAATATTCCAATCTAATATCTCTTATATTATCAGAAGGAATATTAGAATTTAATACCGTATAAAGATGCCACGATTTAGCATATGAATCGTAGAATAAAAGTCCATCATAGGAAGGTGAAGCATTACAAACAAATGCAGCAAATATATCTCCCGACTGCGGATTTATTTCAATTGCATGTATACTCGAAGCTATTACTGGAGAAACTGGATTACCACCATTATCAACAAAATCACTAACAGAATATGCAATGCTATTTGTGGGATCCTTATCATCTATTTTAACAAGCGGATTAAGGCTATTTTCTAAACCAATCCATTTAACATCGTTTCTGTCTATTTTTATACAATTAGTAGATAGGCCAATCCCTGGTAAAACACTGTTAGCAGAATTATATGTAACATAATTAGCACCATCAAATTTTACTACGTCTTCTCCTGTTATCCATATATCCCCATCACCATCCCAAGCAATTCCTGTAGGTAAAAATGCTACAGGTGAGTATTCAGGGATTTTATAAAATGTAGATCTAATATTTTGAGGTCCAGGATTAGTACTTAAATCTGGAGATATAGGATCGCCATTAGGGTAAAACCTATTTGGTAATTCAGAAAATCCTCTAACTATATAATCAAATCTTTTTATATTATCATCGATTGAATCATTAAGTTGATCTGCAGCTTCGGAAAGATCTAAATAACTATTAATAGGTGAATCTGTTTCTCCAAATACAATACCCGTAGAATCATCAGTAACTTTCACTCTGTCACCATACTGTAAAGAGTATAAATCAAATCCACCTAACCAATCATTATGGTAATCATACATATCCCAAGTGTGAGCATATGCTTTTTGGAATTCAAAATCTTCAAATGTATCCCATGATAATCTCTTAGTACCCCAATATTTCATTATGGAATTTGGAATTGTATTAAAATCATATGAAAGATATTCTTCTCTCTGGTTTAATCCTCCAGAGAAAGAAGTCACTGTTGGTGTTGCTATTATTGACCCCGTTGTTTGTAAAATTAAAGATTTGCCATTAAATATATCACCCGAATCATTAGGAGCCTGTATAGTGAAAGTCTTATAACCAGAAATATTAGAATCTATTAAATTTATCACCTTACATTTTGGAGTTACCAATGAAAGGTTTATTGATGAATATATTAAACTACAAGTGGAGTTTAAATCCCCCATGAAATTACAATCTGCAATAACTATTGAATCAGCTATCACTTTTATACTACCAGCGCCATAAGAATAACCACCAGTAATGGAGGTAGTTATTATTTGTGGGATTTCGTATGTGTTTGTCCCTGTTACTATTATAGGAAATTGTCCATAAGGAGCTCCAACAGAATCGTAAATCCATACAGTATCTCCTGTTGTATATCCATGAGGAGTTGTAGTAGTAACTACAGCTAAACTGTATCCCGAATTATAAGGACTAACTATATTTGTTATATTGATTTTAATTATCGAAATATCAAAAGTTGATGTGGCTTTTACTTCCGGTAATTTAGTTAATATTTCACATGTTTGTCCCTCACTAAAATTATTAGAATACTCCGGATATTTTTGTATAAAATCTGAAATATCTAATATCTTATTAGTATTCTCTACAGGGAATATCCATTGTGAAGGATAACTTTCCCATTTCAAAGGAACATTATTCCAATCATAAACTTCCGATTCTCTAAATCTTGTAAGTGTATTAAGTTCTATTTGTCTCTTATTGACTTTTATTACACTTCTTTTTATTCCTAAAGAAATTGAATTTAAAGTGTCCCAAACCCTACATTTAACATTGTAATTACCATCATAAGGTAAGAAATGCACTAGTGTTTCTAATTCTGGTAATTTTCCTCTAATTTGAAAGTAATAAGGTCTACTATCTTCTTTGTATATTGTCCATTCTATTTCATAGAAATCTAAATAAGGTAATCTATCCCAAGAATAGAATCCCCCAGATTGTACAAAATTCTCATAGTATTCAAAAGTGTATGCACTAAATCCTATATTTGTAGGAGTGACATTCCAATTAGCATAAGTTCCTGTGCCTCTAGTATAAACTACCTGTACAAATAGATTACCAGTAACTGTATTATAATCTCCAGCACTAACATATCCTAAGTATAAATTTCCAGGAGAATCTATAGATTCAATTCTCACAAATAATGTCTCAGGTAATGTGGTATCAAACCAATCTTTACCTGTACCTATATTTATATTTATACCATTAGGGAGTGAAGGATCTAGTATTAAAGAAGTTGTACTGTTAACAATCTGTAATTGACCCCCCGGATTACTAGATGTAGTTGAATTATAGTCTGCAACTTCTAAAGGTGTTGTAGTAACTGTTGAATCTAAAGATCTCCAGCTTACTCCTGTTTCATCCCAAGAAAGATTGAATGTATTATTTTTTATTATCACAGGACATCCTGCAGGAAGCACATAATCAGACCCATCAGAGAATAACTTATATCCCGGAGGATTGTAATCGCCATCGCCTAAAAATTTAGGCATTTCTCCATTATCTATATCTTGATAGTAACTATCAACTGCAGTCTTTAATAAAGGAATAGCCGATATAGGATATTCTTGAAAATAAGAATAAGGATCCACGGTATTACCATAATAACTTATTCCTAGCTCTGTTCCATTTACAGCAGGGTATAATATACCAGATTGATTGGGTTTAGTATAAAATACTCTTAAATCCTCAATATAACCTTCTTTAGGAAATACACTAAAGTCTACTTGTATACCTGCCTTTACTTCAGAAACATCTAGTACGTCTGTCCAACCTCTTGTTTTATAGATATTGAAATATACACCCTCACCAGTTATATCAACAATTCTAGCATTAAGTGGCAAATAATCTCTCTTTAATCTTTCTTTTAATCCGAATAATTTAATTAAAACCTCCTCTGGACTAAAAACAAAAGAATCCTCAACAATAGGGTATCCATATTGATCCTCGTCTTGCCCTTCTACTACACGATTAATATCATAAAAAAGTCCAAATAGAGAAGTCTTCTTGTAAGATTTAGTTGGGAATATTTCTTCAAATTGTTTTTTTAATCCGAAAGTACCATCTTTTCTTTTTCCGTAAACCTCTACCTGTTTAAATTTACCTTGATTTTCGTCTTTTAATAAACTACTTATAAGTTCCAAAGAGCTTTCTCCTTGCATATTAGGTTTAGCAAGTTGGTTTAATATATTATTATTCTGTTGTAAAGGAGTTAATGTATCAGCTGTATCAGTCTTTATATTAAGCCAATATTCTTTAACCCTTAAATCATAATAGCCAAAGAATTTAATCGCATTAAAAAGCGATTTATAAGATCCTAAGTAAGGAAATATACTCTCTCCTTCTAATAATAGCTCCTTCCTTTTCTTATTGATTATTTCATAGTCAGGTAACGGTTCTTTAATATCACCATCTCTAACTATGAATGCGTCGGATTTGGTAAATTCTCTACCAAAGTTTCCGAGCATAACAGCCAATCTACTATCTTCTCCTTCAACCTCACCATGAAAACTAACTCTTAAAATAGTAGCAGGATTATTAGGATCTGTATAATCCTCAAATATTAATGTGCGATCGTATATTCCTTCACTATCAGAATTAAGCGCAATATTAATTTGCATTGAAGATGAAGTGATATCTGATGTTACAACTATACCTTCAGGAGATGATATAGTGTCTCCTGGTACTAATTCCGGATAAAACTCTACACTATTAGCTTTAACTAATACAGGAGCATCTAAAACAGAATCTACACCAAGTTCATAAGTGTAAATTGTGGAAGATACATCTGTTGTTCCGTCATAGTCAGATTCCCATCTTGTTCTCCATACAGGAGATCCTGGACTTGTTAATTCTGCATGAGGATATCCGTATTTTATATCAGAAGAAAGATCTAAAAATTTTTCTATTATAAATATGTTATCTACTTCAAAAAGTTTTTCTGAAACAATAGGAAAAAGAACTGCACCTTCCCAATAATTTCCATTCCATTGAAAATTATATTGATCCCCTTTTTTATTAAAAAATAAAAGATTTTGAGTTGTCATCCTATCTTACGTACTTATTATTTTTAGGAACTGTATAATTAATATAGTTCTTTATGTATTTAGTGGTTTCAAATAATTTATAAACAACTTTCTCTATACTTGCTAATATATCTACTCTATTATTATCACCATTTATTATTTGGTTAGAAAGTGTCTTTTCAAAGATCTTTCCTTCGTAATCAAATCCTTTATTTGATCTATCATCATTTTGTGATTCTATAAATTCGTACCAACTCTGTTTGTCCATATTAGTTTCCTGTATTTAGTGAGCTTTTTAATATATTATTTACTTTAGTATTATAAGTTACTGGTACAATAGATCTAATATCTATATTCACTGAAGATAGAGTGTCCATACCAGCTCCGTAGTCATAATAAATACCATTCCTATCTTCCCATCCGCCAGATATAACAACAATTTCGTCTTTACCCATAACAATATCGCCAAATTCATCGAATCCAATATCTGGAGAATTTGGACTTTGTGATTTGGCTAATTCATTAGCCTCTCCTACAAAGTAAAGAGAAACCGAATCCACTCCTGAAATAGACTCAATTGCTGCAATTAAATCAGATCTAGGTATTTTATCTCTTCTTCTTATATTAAGAAAATAATCACTTAATATACTAGTTATTTGGTTTTTTATTGTGGAAGGATCATTACCTTCGAATATAGTTAAAGCAATATTTACTACATATTTAATAAGTACGGGATCTAATATTTTTACCACAGTAGTAACTATTTTTTGTCCACTCTCATCTAACAACTGATAAATCCTATCTCTTTGAGCATTAGTTAATTTGAATCTAGAAAGAGAAATATCAAAATATGTTTCATTAGTTTTTAGTGTTAATTGAATATCGGGTACAAGAATTAAATAGATAATATTATCGTCATCTAAGTATTGATCATCAAAAGTAGTAAATGCTTCTATGATTGAAAACTGTCCAAATTTTTCGAAGAATGTTATATAATTTGTAGGGTTTGCTAAAACAAAACTTCTAGATGTTTTAGGTGCAAGAAGTCTTGTTAAATCTATAGGCTCTTGACTAGCTCCCAATTGTGGAGCTATTGTACAGGCAACTTGTAGAACTTCACTCAGTGTTACATTTCTACCAAATATATCAGTTCCGTCTGAATCAAATTTAAAAAGAGCTTGAGATGAATCATCTACTAATAAATTACCACCCGCTCCAGCACACTCTAAATAATCAACTTCTATTATAGAACCAGCTGGTGGGGGAAACCCAAAATCTACTGTACCGAAGAAAATATCTATACCTGATATTAAAGAACTTTTTACGATATAGCCTCTTGCATTTCTTGGTATATCATATAAAGAATCATATTTCTTCCATGTGTTACCGTTTACTCTAACAGCAACTTCAAAATTTTCTATTCCTGATGTACCTCTAGCCGATATATTAAAGCTTTCTAATTTTCTTCCTGTTCCTGTATATTGATTAGTATTTAATGTTCCTTCTATTATTGAAGCAGATAAAGTTGCTGTGTTATCAAGATTTATCCTAACATATTCTTGTCCTAATTTAAGAAGATAGGTTCTACCATTGTTTACACATTTTACCTGTGCATTATTGGGTATAAGAATAGCTCCACCCCCAATATTTTCTAGACCTTTACCGTTCCATTTTACTATAATCTCACCCTTTGCTGCTATTGATCTTGTTGGGTTGTGTCCAGCTAATGTTGCTAATCCGTATATAGATGATTCTCGTGTTGCTGTATTTATATTAAGCTCTGTTATTGAATCTTCAATAAAGAATAAAATAAATTGGGATAGATTATCTAATACAAATATTATTTGTCCCCAAACAGAAGCAACAGTAAATAGTTGCTCAGACATGCCATATCTTGCCTGTATTAAATCAAAAGTCTGTGATAATAGATCTGATATTTTTGCTTTGTTCTTATCTAATAAATCCATATTATATTATTTTAATTCCCAATATAGGGTTACCTTTTATAGCAAAATCAATAACACATGAATCTCTAGTTTCTCCTTTAAAGAATCCCACAGTAAAATTCACATTAAATTTACTTGATGCTAAAGGAACGTATGTTATTAAATGTAGTCTTATTGCTCTTTCTAAAGTGACTTGATCCACATTAAAATTGAATAATAAGCCTTCTAGATCTATACCAAAATAAGGATCTCCAAGAACTTCACCTGGTGTAGTTAACATACACTGCTTAATCATACCGATTAGTATTTCTACTTCATCGTCAGTATGTAATAATCCTTCTTTGTATCTAGGATCATCCGGTGTTCTAGGATAAATTTCTGAGAATCTTGCCATCTTAGTTCTATATATTCAAAGAAATATATCTGCAATATTTTTATGACAATTTCTTATATAATTATAGATAGGTAAATTAAAATAAATCCGCTATTAGTTTTAAATAATTAGCCAGTAGAATCTATGAATTTCATTTCTTTTGCTGTTATACCAGAAGGAGTTTCGTGTGATTTAGATCTAGCCCTATGAGTATGTACAAAGAATCCATTTTTATCAATACCCATGCTGAATCCATCTGGGTATTTTTTTTCCTTAATCTTCTTAATTAAATCCGGATGTAAATTTAATTCTGTTATTACACCCTTATTTGCTCTGGAATATTCTTTTTGTAAATCTATTGCAATTTTTTTATTATTGTCAGATACACCCCTAAGAAACTTAACTCTATCCTCAAAGGATCTAGAATCATTAATCGATTTAGATTCTAATAAGAAGCTATTATATTCTATTAAATTTTTCATATACTATTTTATTGTTCTTTTCCCATTCTTGTCATATATCCAAAACTCAAAAGAAATTCCAAGATCAAGACATGCTTGTTTTTTTCTAATATTTATCGAATATGCTGATTTATAAGTGTATTCAGACTTAACCTCTATTATTTTGTTCTCTGTAATTAAATAAATATCTGGATAATATTTTCTTTTCTTCCTTTCAGAATCTAAATACCATATTTTACTAGTATATTCCTCTATTTTCTTATTTGAAACTATAATATCATCCTCAGTGTAATCATTATCTAATAAATCATTCAAAGCAAAACCTTCATATCCCTGTATTTTTTCGATTCTTCCTGAAGGAAAAACAAAAATCTTTTTCTTATATGAGGTGTTTAAAGATTTTTCAAATGACGGAGTGTAGTGCATAACTTGTTCAACACCATAATTAGCAATCATAGTTTGTTTGAATTTCTGCTTAAAATCACCACTTTGGACATACCAATCTACTCCATGATTTTTTCTATTAGTCTCCTTAGATTTATTTCTGGTATCATCTGAACACATACTGGAATTTCCGCCGTATTTTAAATTATTGGTTATCCTAGATTTTTCCTTTACTTCTGAATTATCCAATGCGTGCTCAAATCCATATTTTTCTCTATTTGTTTTTCTCTTCTTATCTTGTGTTTCCTTTAATTTAGTAGGGTGAACACCATATTTTTTTAAAAATGTAGCTTTTACTTTTTCTTTAAACTCTTCAGTTTCTGTATAAAAATCCACTCCGTATTTTTCCCTGTTATTTTTCTTAATCTTATTTAAAGCACCTGGTACCTCCATAGGATTTATAGTTCCGTGATTTTCCATCATTTTAGAACGCGTTTTTTCTAAATTGTATTTTTTATTACAGAAATCAGACATACACGTACCATAATAATTCACTGAATTCGTAGGTTTTATACCATACCTATCTATAGAGAATTTGGGTTTTTTTGTAAACATTTTAGGGGATTCACAACAAGGACAAACTTCTATTCCATAAAATCCAAACCACACATGATAAAATCTCTGCTGAATAGAAATTTTTTCAGGATTATAAATTCGGTTCAGAAAAGAAGTTAGTGATTTTAATTGTTCGACATCATCGGGATTCTTTGGAATATCTCTCATTATAGTTCCAAATGCCTTACCGCTTTTAGATCTCCACTCTTCAATTTTTTGTAATATACACATTGGATATTTTTAGTATTATATATCCAAATATAATGTATATTTTTCAATTCCACTGCAAAAAATAACTAGGTGTGTTTTCGTCTTTGATCATCTGAATAATCTCAGCTTTTTCTGTTGTTCCTGCTGTTTGAATATTACTGTAGTTAACTCTAACACCACCTGGGAGGTTATATTCGAATGTACCTAATAACCTACCAATGTTAATTTTAGCTTCAGCAAGACAGAATCTTACGAATAATTCATCATCATAAAGACTCTCTTCTGGTATAGCTATACAAGCTTTAACACCCACATCAGTACCAGAAAATAATGTGGAAGAACTTCCAGAATCAGTTACACTAGTCCTATTAGGATCTCTACCAAGTATTGTTAATTTCTTGGTGTTCTTATTGTAATTATAAGCATAACTCTCTAGTAAATAGGCTTTAGCTAAATCAAAGAATGAATAGAGAACAGTACGATAAACCAAGTTATCTCCTGCAAATGGCGATAACATAAGCTCAGACCCTAATAATTTAGAATCTCCAAAATCTTTATCCGGTGTACCGGTAAGACCCGAGCCATTAACTTCTCTAACATCATATACAGATACCACACAAGATGGCAATTGTATTTGTCTGGTAGCTCTAAAAGAGGGATTAGAAAATAGATCTTTACCTAGTACAAATATTCTATCTTCTACTGCATACTGGTAATTATCATAAAAATAAGCCCTAGCTCTTTTTATAATTCTTTTTATTTCTTGGTCATTTAAGTTATAGGGCAATGCACAAGAATGAGATATATCATCTCTAATTTCCTGAATTAAGTCTGCTTCAGTCATTTTAATTGGTTATTTAATTAGAAGCTAGTCCCAGGAATTCCTGAGGGCTTACTATTATTGTTACTAAATCTAACAGGTTTAGATAATGCTTCCCCGTCATTTCTATCAGGAAATCCTTTCTTTTTAGAACTTCCCTTCATTTTTTTATCGTCTTCAGCATCTTTAACTATTTCAGTCTCTGGTGAAATTGTAGCAAGTTTTCCAATATACCCGGATCTAATTATTCCACCAAATACTTCACAGTTTATTTCCTTCTCTTTGTTATCAATATAAGTTTCGTGTACTACATTACTAAACATAATATCCGAATACATGATCTTAGATCGCTTAACTTCATTATTAGTAACTAGATCACAATCTTCAACAGCACAGTCGTTAAGATCACACGAAAACAACCTACAATTCAATATATTTCCTGAAATTTCACTATTAAGAATATCATAATCTTTAAGTAAATAAGCTCTTGTAGTTTTTACGTCCTTCAATTGAAATTTACCTAATGAACTATCATAATTAATAACACCTTCTTTAATACCATTATCTACAATAATATCATAAAGAATTTCTCTAATAGTCAGGAAAAATGTTCTAACTATTTGTGGATCCGATCTAAGATCTACCATTATATTTAAATGTGGGTAATTCTTTTGAAAAGATTCAGGATCTATAAATGTCGAAGAACTCTTATAGATCTCTGCTAAGAACATTTTAAGAACTTTTAAATCATTATCTGTGAAGCTATTATTAAACTTAAGAGTCTGTATAGTATATGTTATTATATAATCTAATATTTCTTTTATACTTGAGTACTTCCTCTGGTAATCTTTACCTCCTAAATATCTCACTTCAAAATATCCATCCGATAATTTAGTAAAATTTATACCCATATTTTTTTCTACTGGTATTTCGAAAAGATTCTTATCTATAAATGAAATATTTGAAGGATCTACAAATTTATTAGCAGGTAATATTCTTTTTATAGATTTAGCATACAAAGATCCAGCTCTTTCTGGGAATCTTTTATAGATAATATTCTCATCGAATCCTAAAATAAATTTAAGAGGGTTTATTTGAGATACCGGAGGAACCTCAGGGAATATAGATGTATCGATGCTTATTCCAAATTGGAATGCACATTTCTTATCTGTATATCCATACATATCAATCCACTTAAGAGTCTTTATAAGAATCACTATCGCTTCAAAATAAGGTAAAGGCCCAGTTATTAATTCGGTCATCTTAGATCCTCCTGAGTAATCTGGTTCTAATTTAAAAATATCCTTAGTGGGTTTAAAACCTGAATGATACTTACTAAATAGAAGAATTTTTTTACCTAAAGTTTTCCCTAGCGAATCTGCTATCTCGTTTCTATTTAAGTTACTAAAAAACTCAAATTCAAAACCACATTGGGCAGAGTATAAAAAATCTCTTGTGCTAATATCCATATACTATATATTCGTAAAAGAAAAGATAAACCCTTTTAGCTTTTTATATCTTTATTTCTTATTTGTATTATCAATTAAAAACGATAATAAATTACCTCTAGATAATCACAAAAAAAAGAGTTTTACTTATAAGTAAAACTCTAATTCAAAAATATTATTAAATATTAATATTAAACCTCGGTCAATTGTATTTTAAGAGTAGCTGTATCTACACTCGATATTGAACAATTAACAGATTGGCCAACTTCGTAGTCTTTAATATCTTTTACCAATTTTTCTTTTTCGATAAGTCCGGATAGACCATTCTCGATTTTAACGAACACACCAAATGTCTTTAATTTAGTAATCTCTGCTTTGTAAGTTTTTAATTCAGTATTTTCGCCTAAAACTTGAGATGAGGTATCTTTTAAATTTTGAATATTCTTTAACTTATCATTAGGTTCTAAAATAGAAAGACCTATTCTTTGGGGATTTTTAATATCTACAACATAAAATTCAACTAAATCCCCTGTTTGTAAAGCTTCTAATTTTGTTCTGTTGTTTTCGTCAATTGAAATAATACCTGTATAGATTTCTTCCCATTCAACAAAAATATTATTTCCAGAAGCTCCTGTAACTTTACCTTCATATTTTTTAGAGAATGAAAGATTTTTCACTTCAGAATTAATAATCTTTTTAAGATATTTTTTAAACGATACAACAAAAATATCTCTCTTTTGATCGTATATCTCTATCATAACAGTGAGATCTTTTCCAACATAATCAGCAAAGTTCATGATTCTATTAGCAGCAGCTAAACTACCAGGTAAGAAGCATTCAATACCTGAAAGATCAACTATAAATCCTCCATTACAAACATTTTTAACCTTCACTTTAAATGCGCAGTCTTCTTCTCTAATAGATCTATGCAATTCTATTTTTAAAGCTTTCTCATATCCTGCTGAAACAGATCCGTTGAATGATCCCGAGGCATCTTTGTGAATAACAACATCAAGAACCTGTCCTGGTATAATTTCTATAGCAGGATACCCAAGCTTTCTCATATGCTTTTCTTCCTTCTTTGTATCGATTATAATTGTTTGTCCGAATGCAGTTTCGCCTAATGCTACTCCTTTTTCGCTATCATATCCAGTAACTACAATTCTTTCAGAAGTATTTTCTTGTAAATCTTTACCTGACATCTTTGTGTCTGTCTCAGGGAAAGTTTCAGAATAAAGATTTTTCAATCTTTCTCTTTCATTTGCTTCATATTCAAAGCAGCTAAAATTTTTATTTTTCATTTTATTTAGAGTTTGTATTTATTTTAGTATTAAGAGTAGATAAAATTTCCAAGTTTTTAATATTTTTTTATGTTTAATGCTTTTTTAAGCTCTGATGGAAATTCTGGTATAGGGTATACTGGATCCGCTGATCCTAAAAAGAACTTAAATAGCCCAGATACATCAGCAGCGCTTCTTAAAAATTCATCCAAGTAAATAACATAATAAACATTTTTAAGACTCATTCTTCTCCATACTGGATGATCGTCAGACATAACTATTGGATTTAGTAAATTCACTACACTTCTTCCAATAAGTACTGTTAAAGGCCAAGGAATTTTATTTAATATACTAGCAGATAACTCTATTGCAGGAAGCGTTATTATATCACCCAAAGGAGTTTTAGGTAAAGATTTATAATACTTCCAAAAATTATTAAAAACTATTCTAGCAGCAGGGGGTGCACCTAAACCTATTAATGCTTGTTCTACCATGTCAGTAGGTCTTGCCAAAGGAAATGGCGGTGCTTTAATAACATTTAAAAATTTAGGTATATCAGGGGAATCTGGATTAAATAAATCTCTAACCATATTCCTAGTTATCTTCTGAATATCAGAAGGATCCATATTTATAAATTTAGGAGATAGAGGATCATTTATTTCGGGTATCATTTTTTCCAATAGACCATTATCCATTAATTTAATTATTGATTCTTTCATAAATGATTTAATCACCTTACCTGGTATGGTTACCTGAATCATTCCCCCTAATCCAGGAGTCTGTGAAATCTGATCTTGTTTAAGGGGGAATACTGTGGGAAGTTCAAATGCAGCAACAGCATTACCAAATCCGCCATTTAAAGATTCCAAACAACATAAAGGTCCTTCCGGGTGTGGGAATTTAGAAATTAGCGGTTCTTCTTTATCTAAGGGTCTTTCCACATCAAAAGGTCCTCTTTTACTTAATCCTAGCTTTTTAGCTACTAGTTTTTTAAGATCCTTAACCCTTATAACTAATAAAGGAGTTTCCCCATTGTACCTTACATATTTTGCAAAGTCCTCAGGTTTATATTGAGTCTTTGACATTCCTTCCATTAGTCTAAGGTAAATAGCTTCTATTATTGGGTTTTTTACATTTATGAACTTTAATGCCTTAGGTGCAGAATTTGTTATTTTTATAGGAGGGAATAAAAAATTTCCCTGATAACCACAGTCATCTATTATAGAGAAAGCACCCTTTCTCATTTTTTTAATTACTGAAAATTTATTACCTCTTAATATTATATTAGTAATAATTAAGGAGACACCTTTTATTTCTTTAACTAGCTCAGAAAACTCATCCTCGTTCATTAATCTAGGGTCTTTTTCTATTCTAAGAAATATCTTATTAACATTGGAAACTTCTTGATTTTCTAAGAAATATTTTGGGGGACAAATTATCTTCATTAACTTTAAGATCTCCCTCATTTCATCTTTAAAATTTATATAATCTGAGCAATGAGTAGGTATAAAACTTGCTCGCATCTCTTTTAATATTCTTAAAGACTTAATAATACCTGGAATGTCTATCTTTAATTTATCCTTGTCCTTAGGAAAATAAATAGATTTAGGATTAGGTATACCTTTATCAATATATTCATTAATTACTTTTTTAAGTACATTCTTTCTTTCCTTAATTAATCCTTTTAATTTTTCATTGTCTTCTTCAAAATTAGGAGCAGGAAGATCTATAAGAGCATATTTTTTATCATAATCTCTCTTTTTTTCTCTAATTGCTTCTTTTAAACCCCTCTCCATTCCTTGTAAATCTCTTAAAGCCTGTATATTACCGGGAGGAGGCACACTATCAAAAATCTTAGTTAAATTTCCTTGTATATCTCCTAAAACCCTAGTAGCTGAATCCAAATTATCTAATCCAAATCCAGGCAAAGGAATTAACTTGTCAGGTATACCAAAGCTAAGAGCTTGTTTAATTTTTTCTAACGAATCTTTTATTTGTGGATCAGATTTTCTTGGTATAAATCTAGGTCCTCTTATTCCGGTAAGAAATAAAGAGTTACCAAAAATAAATTCCTTTATATAAACTAGAGGTGTAGGCATAAATCCACCTATTAGGGGAATGAATATAACAATTATACCTAAATTAAATGGCAAAGGAATAAGTATAGGCGGTATGGTTGTCCATATCATAGGTAACGGAATTCTTATATAAGGAAGTCCGTCTATTGGATTAGCAAAAGGTATAGGAATAAATGCAGGAGGTAAATATCCTACAGGCCAATATTTCAATCCCAATCTAACACTAGGACCAGCTGCCAAGAAATACTTAGGATCTTCAATAGGAGGTAATCCGTTAGGATAAGGAAGCAAGCCGACTTTTGTTAAATCTTTACAGAATTGCTTCCACCAGCATTTTTGATACATCGTAGGGCAATCTGAACTTGGTCCTGCAGAAGTTAAATAATTTTCAGAATTAAAATCCGTACCAGCAGGTCCACAACATTTAGGTGGGCAGTTTTCTGGATCATCTCCATTTCCTTGTCCATCTCCTCCTGAGCATTTAACATCAGAGAAAGATTTACTCAAATTCTCCGGACTTAAAGATCCTTCTATCTCAGCTCTTTTTTGTGCTACATATAATATAATGTCCTGAATTTGCTCGTATTTTTGTTTAACATCGAAATAGTTTTCGAATATCCTAACTCCTATAGCATCACTAGTCGGCAATGTCTTACCCAAGCCTTCACCTGCTTTTCTGGCTTCATTTTTTAATTCTACCATTGCAGGATCAATATATCTTGTTTTATTCTCCTTGTATTTACTGTCCCATTTATCTTTAAATTTTCCCCAAAAATCAGTAAAAGTTTTATTTGGATCACCGTCTTTAGTAAAACTGGAAGGTCTAGTTTTTGCAGGATCTCTAGAATCGTTATCTCCTCTTTCTCCAGCTGTAAAAAATAACCAAGGAGAAGCAGATTTTTCTATAAGTTGCCCGTATAAAATACCTCTATCATCAACTATTTTTTTAATTATTGCTGATTTGCTATCATCTTTTTTTATGATAGTCTCAATGAAATCATAAAAATTAGCAATATCAGGTTCTACTGTTTTAATGTTATTTATTTTTATGAATTTATAGCTTTTTAAATAAGAAGGAGATGTATTAGCTAATAATCCCCCATTACCTGCATATTCGTTACCAATTTTTATTTTCTTTATATCAGGCTCAGAAACTTTGCTCATAGGCTTAGTCACTTTATTTTTAAAAGATATAGGTGCTGGTTTTTCTACTATCTCATACGGAAGCGGTCGTCCATAATCTGTCATAAAAGAAAGCTCAAATTGTAATTCTCCTAAGCTGTTATTAAATTCTACTTTTTTAAATCTCACAGAGAATTCTTTTAATTTTTCTAAAAATTCATATCCATAAGAATCATAAGTATTAACAGATATTCCATTAACCAAAGCACTTTTAAAAACCCTTTCAGCTGTATCGTCTGTTGTTGAACTGCCAGACGTGAATCCACTCTCAAGATCATTATATGTTACATTTACACCTAGTCTATTTTTTAAAGTGGCAAGGTCAGCATCTCTTAAAGAAACCTTCTGATCCCTATCATTTATTAAATTAGATATAAATCCTTTCTCTATTAATATAACTCTTATTGACTCTACATTTTTTTGAAAATCACTAACACCTTCAGAAACTGGCCATGATTGTGTTGTTGAATCATAACGTATAGGTGATTTATTAGCTTCTATTTGATAGTTAAATAGATTAGTTAATTCTATCGTATTTAATTCGGTGTCAAGTCCACTTAAAAGAAAAATATCCTCAGTAAATATTTCGTTCTCTTGAATGAAATTTTTCTTGTCCGTATCATTTTTTTGTTTCTGATCAGTGATCTCTTTATCAATTTCTTTTATGCTATCATTATATGTTAATATACTAATTGCAAGATCAAGATTACTAGGATCACCTCCTGAATTTACAGGAATTCTATTTCTCCAGTTTTCTGATAATGCCTTTTGATACTCATATATTATTTCGTAGTGATAAAATATTTCTTCTAAACTTCTTTCAATAAGATTCCATCTAGCTAATAGTTTGCTATCGTCTTCAATCTTTTTGGATTTTTTTAATGCTGAATCTATACAAGCATCTATTGCATCCACATCAACTTGATTACCTACTGGATCTAATTCATCTCCATTAGCATCTGAAAAATCGTATTCAGGAGGATCACAAAAATCTTCAGTTAAGTTGTTAAATGTATCCACTGTTACTATAGGATCTCCTGTAATAGGATCTTCAGGAACACCCGGTAAACAATCATCATCTAATATAGGGTCATCACCATCAGGAAAGAAATTTGAATCATAATCATCTAATCTTTCAGATCTTTCTGATCTAATATTTTCACCAAGACCTTCAAAATCACAAGGCTTTGAATTCTTATATTGTTTATCTAGTACGCTATTAATCTTATCTAAAGCTTCCTTTTTAGTTTGTTTTTCACTTCCTATTTTAACATGTACTACTTTTTTACCAGACATTATAAATTCCAAAGGAATTTTAAATCCAAGCACATTCATTTCTCTTTTCTTTCTAGCTCCTGAATTAGAAGGTTTACCTAGCAATAAAGGGTCCATATTATCAAAAATTTTCTCATTAGCAATTTCTAAAAAATCAGGATTTTTTGCCTCAAGAAATTTAATAATACCTGAAGAAGGTATTTTATATTGGTATTTAAAAGATTTAGTATTAGTTACAGTTACTCCAAGATCTTTCTCTGTTATTGCAGAATTATTTTTAAATTCGGCAGAAGATATTAATTCTTTATATAATTTTGGTTTTTCTTTTTTTAAAGATTCGAGTAATATAACACTGTACAAATCATCACCTTCATAATTACAAGCCAATTTCTCTATCATTTTCATAGAAATAGGAGGCTTCTGTGGTTCTAAGCTTGCTAATATATTCTCTACCTCTTTCTGATTTTTTTCAAGTTCTTTATTAAATCCCTCTTCTGATTGTAAATCATCATAAGGTAAATTTGATACTTTCCCGTCAGTTATTATATTGATTATTTCATCAGAGCTAACTGTTGTAAAATCCTTACTAAGGAGCTTATCTATTCTTTTTTCTATACTTGCCATATTATCCTCCCGTAGCTCCTGTAAGGTTTATTCCATTTGGTCCAGTTATTCCATTAGGTCCGGTCAATCCAGTAATTCCTAATATTCCAGTAGGTCCAGTATTAGGTAATGATACAGGAGTATTATTCTGTGCTGGCGTAGTAGGAAGATCTGGTGTATTTTCTCTAGTAACCCTTACTGTTTGGCTTGTTGCTAATTGTTCAAAGCTAGATGCTAGTGTTGAATTAACACCAGGAGTAGCTGGCATTTTACTGTCAACTGATATAGCTAATTTTTTTAAGAAGTCCCAAAGAGGTTCTGCACATACAGCAGAAAAAACAGGAGAGTGCCCAAGATTAGTTGTTTTACCATCCATCCAAACCTCTTCGGAAGAATGTTTAATTCTAGTAACCGCAGTATTCTCTATCTCTTGATCTGCATATTTAGTTATTTTACCACCTTTTAATTCTATTGAAGAAGTATCATCTGCGTGAGTTATTAGTATAGAATTGTCATTCCTTATTATAATTTTAGAATCTTTTAAATCTATTACAAGACCTTTCTCTACAGTATAGTACATTTTTAATCTTTCTATACCATCGTATATAAGAGAATGAGCACCATCATAACTAACTCTTATCTCATCTATTAAATCTGGTGATAATTCCTGTACTGCTTTATATTCTGGGCTATAATAGTTACCATTATTAAATTGCACATGAACTACTGAACCTAACTTAGGAACAGATATTCTACCAGATCCTCCGCCTAATCCGTAGCTCATCTCAAATCTTTGATGTGACCAAGGTAGATCCGCATCTTCTATTTGATCAAATAGTCCAAAAACACGTATCTTTGCTCTTCCTCTAAATTCTGGATCTTTATTATCAACCACAACACCTAAATAATGGGTTATCTCCGTATTTGGTCTTTCTAATTTTTCTCTATTAACTAAGCTCATATAAAATTATAGTTAATTTTGATTAGGAGTTTTCGGAATTATTAGATTTAGTATAAGTCCTTCCTAAATTAATTTGAGGCTGCGCGGGAATATCTTTATATTCATCCGTCCTAATAGATTCATAATTTCTTCCTTTGCCTCCTAAATCAGGTCCTGGTACATTTTTATAAACATCACCCATACTATCATTAAATTCTTTAATTGAATCTTTATATTCCCTGTCATTTACTTTAGGGTATTTATTATCCGCATCTGGGTATACTTTAGTAAAATTAGGAGCAACTCCTATTTCGGGCTCCGGGTATTCGTTACCTCCTGCTTGTGAATATTGTCTATCAGGTGCTCCTAGATCCGATCCAGGTACGCTAGGATACACATCACCGACTGGTTCATCATAAACCCTACCTATCACACCCAAATCGCTGCCAGGGACATTAGAATACTCGTCCCCTCCTGCTTGTGAATATTGCCTATCGGGTACTCCTAAATCTGCACCAGGAACAGTGGGATATGTATCTCCAGAAGGAATTGGGTAAACCCTTTCAGGAACACCCGAATCTGTGCCTGGTACATTATTATACTCATCCGAATCATTTGTTGTGTATTGCCTATCAGGTACTCCTAAATCTGTACCAGGAACAGTGGGGTATGTATCTCCAGAAGGAACCGGGTAAACTCTTCCGGGTACACCCGAATCTGCCCCAGGTACATTATTATACTCATCCGAATCATTTGAAGGATATTGCCTATCCGGTCCACCTAAATCTGTACCAGGAACATTCGGATAAACATCACCAGATAATGTACCAGGAGGATTAGTACTACCACCTAAAACATTTCCTAAATTTTCGTTATTTTGTGATGAAGTTCCGGTATAAGCATCTTCGTTGATAGTGGGATATTGTCTTTGCCCTGGTCCTCCTAGACCTTGTCCTTGAGGTGAATTATCTTTTCTGGGATCAGGTATTCCATTATTCTTAAGATCATTAAATGTGTTAGCTACAGAAAAAGCACTCCTTCCTGCTGACGCTATATTTAATCCACCTAATCCGTAAATGTTACCTAGTAAAGCATTTTCTAATTTAGAAACACCTATATTCTTAAGATCTGCAACAGTATTAGTTATAAAATTGGAAGCCATCTCTTTAAAAAACCCAGCAGGATCATTTTCGTCCATAACAAGATCTGATATCCCTTGAGTTCCTACATAATCATAATCTCTATAACTACTACCTAAAGATCCCCAGGTGTCATTAATAACCATTTGTTTTACATTATCGTTTTTCCCGATAATATCGGCTAATTGATTGAATTGTATTTTATAATCCTTAACCCTGCCGACATGTATTTTAAATTTACTAGTCACTGCTGAACCTCCTTTATTATCTATAGAGGAATATGATGGATAGCTATCATCAAAATCAAATTCACATTGATCAAATTGATAAATAAAAGCATATGGCCCTAACTCGTCGGTTCCTAAGGCATTATTTTCTGGAGGAGCTTTTTCTGTGTTTGTACTTTTTTGATTAAGTCCGGATATTTTATCCAAAAATCCCGTCTGTGAATTAAAACTATCTAAAGCATTAGCAGCTTTTGCAACCGAAGGTATAGAGAAAGGGTTTAGCACATCACCAATTCCATAACTTAATTGTATATTTCTAATCTCCGTTATAACCAGCCACATTCTAAACTTTCTAAGATTCTCAGGAAGCATTGATCTTTGATATTTATAATCATAAATAGCTTTTCTGTAAAGTTCGGAAAGAGCAAACATTCTCATATCAATAGATTCTAAACAATCTATCGATAAAGTACCCATTCTTTGTGGTTTACTTGCTCCTTTGTGTATGTTTTTTATATCAGATTTTAATAATTGATCTAGTCCAGATATGCTCTGAAAATAATATGGACTATTTTTGTTTATATAAAGAAATCCATTTCTGAATGCGTTAAGCATATCTCTTCTTTGTGTAGATCTTTGAAATAAATATTCTTGAGCACCCATATAAGCATATCCATCTTGTGGGTCAATAGCACCAAAACCTTCCATTCCATCAATTCGAAATTTAGATTGATAAAAGAAATTAGAACCACCTGTTACAAAAGAAGGCGGGGTTGGTTGCTCAGCATTTCCTGTTGCACCTTCAACACCTGTAGCTTTAGCTGGATTTTTATAAGGGCTAAATAATGGAGATGGTGCTAAAAATGTCTCAGGATCTATCTGATCAGAAATACCCTCATCAAAGATAAATCTAAAATGTAAATATGTAGGATCTTCTTTTTTTCCGTGCTTAGAGGTGGAAATCCCTTTTAGAAATTTTTCCCTTTGATAATCTATCTTTCTATTTAAAGATTTTTTGGCCTCGTCACCAAAATCACCAAAAAAATCTGCCATCTTTTAAAAATTATTTATCCAGCAAATATGCTGCTTTTTATTTTGCCAACTTCTTGTTGTAATATAGTAGATGAATTTTTAACTAAATCATTAAATTGTGCATCATCAACTTTAGGATCTAATGTCTTAGGATCTGAAATAATCCCAGGATTTAAAGTCCATTGTTTTTTACCAAGAATCATACTTTGATATATCCCATCATTAGGATTAAACTCTAAATTAAAACCAAGAACAACATAATTACCAGAGAGAAATACATTAGGTACTCTTTTATCTCCGTCTGGTGCTAAAGAAGCTTTTTTTCCTCCTGGACCCATTGCAGAATCTGAAGAAGCTGTAGTACTCCCTTCGCTCATAATAATTACAGGGAATGTTTGTCCTCTATATAAAAAAGGAGTCCATGCTCTATTTTTCACTTTTAATATAGTCTTATAACTATCATTTCTATTAAGTATATTTTGTATAGATGCCTGTTGAAAATTTTCATGAACATTATCAAAGTACATCGTACCTATATAAGTTTTCTTTTCCTCGTCCTTATATACATCCTCTCCTAATCTTCCTTTATTTAAAGTGTCCCTAGAACTTAAATCCTTATTAGTTACCGATTCTATAGAATATTCAACGAACTTATTTTTAGGCTTATCTGATTTTAATTTATCATCGTAGAATTGAATCTTTTGAAAATATCCTAGATCTTTATTAATAGACCCAGAGTTTTGTTCCAAAGCAAGATCTTTAATAAAAAGGGGAGACTTCTCAAATTGCGTTGAATTTGTAAGAACAATAGGGAATTCAACTTCAGCAGGTTCTGCACCTCCACTTAAATCACCGAATGAATCAACACCGTAAGCCATTCTCATTGTGTCAATTTTAGAATTCTGCTCGTCAAATTGTTTTTTAAGATTTACTAGATTTATATTATAATATTGATCTATCCAACAATCAAAATAATCATCCTCTCCTAACCAAGCACCATTAACTATATTTTTTATAAAAGATTCGTAATCAAGATTAGGTGAAAGCCAATTCATTGGATCGTTCATCTTTACTTCGTTAGAAGCATATCCTAGACCAAGATCTTCCGCTATTTTTATTAATGCTTCTGTACTTGTTCCTCTAATATTCTTACATATATGTTTATATAGTTTTGGTATTCTCACTTCACACATTACAGTAAAGGAAAGGAATTTACCAGTTGATGGTTCATTTGTGTTATATGGTCCATTATTAAAAGGAGATATCACCTCGTTTATAATAAAATCCATCCTAATAGGTTTAAATAATTCACCAAAAGGCCTTATATACAAAGAAACTATATCACCGTCTTTAGGATATGACGTGAAAAGAAATCTCTCATCTATTGTTTCAAATCTAAATAAAAGTGTGGGTTTAAATCCAGTCAGATCCAGATTAAAATATTTAATACCTGTAATAGTAGCATTATTAATCCTTACTAAAGGCTCAGCTAGCCCTGTATATTTTTTTTGTATATTTCCAGATCTTTGGTCATTTGCTGTTATATCCCCTTCCTGTGAGGACGTGTCAACTATTCCTAATTCATCCAGTAATATAGTGGGATCTCTATATTGTAATATAGCTTTTCTTAAATTAAAATCTACAGCCATTTATTATCTTTTAAAAATGTTCTTCTGTGCAAGCTTAGACTTTATATCAGTAATAGAAACATTCTTTTTTGTCTTAGCTCTACAAGTTCCTATATCAGGTCCAAATATTAATCTCCCACCTTCAACTAATATTTGTTGTTCTCCTTCTTTTAACATATTTGGTGGAAGAGGAGTTTCTGTTAGATTTGATATATTTTTAGAATTCAAATACTCAAGTCTTTCCTGACTGACCTGTGATATTTTTTCCTGTAATTCTTTTCTGAAAGATTTAGCTTTCTGTTTCTGGTTATTTACAGCTTGTCCGCTAGCGAATAAATTTTTCATCATCTTATCCGATGGTACTAATAAAACCTCACCTCTTAGTAAGCTAAGAGGATTAGATATATTATTTATTTTTAATAATGTACCTAAATGACTAGCTTCACTCATATATGAAAGAGCAATTAAATCAGGTCTCATTTCAGTTTCGTCAGTTACTATGGCAATACTTTTTAATTCATAACCAATAGATTTTGGATCCCAAGATGGACTAACAAGATCCAATAAAGATATTTTAGTATTGGGATCTGTCCTATAAGGTTTTGCTTCTATTATATCAATAATTAACATCTATTATTATTATTTTTCTAATTTACTTTTTCCGATCCTGTAGTTGTACTAGATCCTTGTATTACTGTCTGGTCTATATTTTTTATTTCATTAGTGAATATTCCTCTGGTATTAATAAATGCTTTAGTAGATTCTCCAGAAGATACTAATTGACCAAGATATAGTCTACCACTACCTCTATTAAACATTGAGTCAAAATCGCCTCTATGTCTTTGTCTTCCTGGTTGTAAAGTATATGTAGCTTTTAATTCAGTAGGAAAATCATCAGGTCCTAGATCATCACCGAAGGTGATTTTAACATTTGTACAAACTAAATTTCCTATCATAGCAATAGGATTTAAAGGGTTACCAACTACCATATGCCAATCTCCGGTCGGATATCCACTAAGCATAATAGGAGAAAAATAAACCTTCTTAAGAAAAGCATCACTTAACATTACAGATATAGATTTCATTAGTGTTGAATCTGGTCCTAAACCTTTTGATGGATCATTAGCAAAAGCTTTAACCTCTGCTGCTATCTGTGACACCCGGTCAGCTAATCCTTTTTCGTTTTCTAATTGCCTATCAACATTATCTTTTGAAAGCATTTTTGAAACAGTATCTCTAATATAACCTATGGGATCAACTATAGATTTTGCATATCCTGCGGGTCCACCAGGAAATCCTAATCCCACACTAGTTTGAGATAATCTAAGCTCTGGTGATAAAAATTGGCCATAATCTGATCCTATAGATAAAAGATTAGTCATAAGATCAAGAAATAGAATCTTAGAATTAATTCTACCAACTGATGTTAAATTATAATGAAAATCCAAGGTAAAGGAATCAAATCCTCCATTAAAACCTTGCGATCTGATCATCATCTGATTAACAGTATTTACATTGACAAATATTTTTTTAGATAACGGCCCGTCTTCACTTACTGCCTGATCTAATAACATTCTTTGTAATCTGTTTCTGTTTTTCTCCGGAGTTAATAATGTACCAGCTAAATTATCCGCTACCTCTGGATCAAAATCTATTCCAGTCCCAGTTATTAAAGATTTTATTAAATCTCCATATGGAGAATTCATTAACCCAGGATCCCCTGTTTGTTCATTTTTTACAGCTTCCTGTGTCTGTACGCCAAAATTTAAACCCGTGTTTATTCCTAATACAGTGGATAGTGAGTTACCTGTGTCACCACCAAAAAATGTAACCGCTTGTGCAACAGGAAGGGATGTGTTAAGTTCCCCAGTTTTATCATGTAATTTACCTAGTTCAGGAACTCCTCTAGCTTCAAAAGTTATTTTCTTTTTATCTTTCTGAGAAAATCCAAAATCTCCAACACCTCCATCTGGAATAGTTCTTAGTGAATCTAATGTAGGATGCGGAAATCTTCTCAAAGTTATCATCCTATTATTAGGAATAATACCATAATATTTACAAAATATAAAATCCTTAACATTATAAAGTTGTCCTCTATAAGGACTTTTAGGATCTAAATAAGCAGGCACAGAGTTTTCACTAGTTTTTCCTGAAGTTATTGATATTATTTGAGCTGCTGTGGGATTTCTTGATTCTTGTGATGTTACGTTTTTTAATTCATTAGTTGTCTCAGATAAATGGTATTTAACATTTTGTCCTCCAGCACCCCTACCTAAAACATAATAAGCAAAAAGACCAGCATATCCCGCACCATCTGCTGTTGCAGCATCATAAAATAAACTTTTAGGAAGAGTTGCTAGATCGGATAGTTCGTATGTAGCAAATACTTTGTCGCTATCGAACTTAAATATATTCTTACCAGATCTTTCAAAATCTTGTACATCTGATGAAAATGAGAAAGGTGCTGCCATGTATTATATACCTTACTTTCTATTCATCTATTAAAATAATATCACAAAATTCAAATTCAAGAATTTCGGAAATTTTATTTTTTAATAAATCAATAAAAGGATCGGTAGGACTATCATAAACTACCACTAAGTTACTACCAGAAACAACTTTTGTTTTAGAAGTAACTATTTTTTTATGTAGCCATTCTTCAAATATGTATTGGCGAATTTCGTTCATATTTGAAGGGGTTAAACTGTTTGTTTTAAACCACATATTTACATCTATAACATGATAAGGACCAATAGAATCTGTATCTATTGTTTTAACCTTATCAGATTTTGATACTATAAATGATTTAAAACACTCCAACTTTTAGTCTTTAGTTTTGTTATTATTTCTTTGCTCCGTAAGATTCCTAAGTCTAATAAGATTTCCTACAGCTTTAGTTCTTTCTTTAGATTCAGCCGTTTCTGCTTTATCTTTTTTCTTACCAAAAAGACCAAGGTCTTTGGCCATTTTTCTTCTATCCTTTCTATTCGGGAGATTCTGTATCTTGTTCATTTTTATTAAAAAGGTTTTTAAATGTTTTTATAAATAAAGTGCTAACTAATGAATCTTCTAGATCCAAAGCATTGTCCACACTAATTAATTCAAATTTTGAATCTTTCTCTGATTGTGATCCGTCAGTTTCTTTCTCCTCAGCTACAGTCCCTGTAATATCAACAGCAAAACAAGGATTGGAGTTCATAACCATTTTAGATGTGTATAGACTTCCTAAGAATTTCCATCTTTTTAAATCTTTAATTTCAAATCCTGATTCCTCCCTTAACTCCCTAACTGCTGTTTGATAAATATTTTTATCATCATCTTCTGTCGATCCCGTAATAAGTGTCATAGACATTCCACCAGGTCTTTGATCTAATACCTCAGAAATAACACCTATTTTAACAGGGAATCCTGACTCATCGGAAGTGTAAGGCATTATAATAACCCCTGGATTTATTTGTCGTATAAATAAATGGTCATCTATATCAATAACCTCTATATTACCCGTCTTTTGTATTATCTTGGGATCCGCTTTTTCGTAAAGTTCCATTACTTTTATTATATATATCTTTTATATTTATCCTCAAACTGTCTTTAATTAATTCTATATCAAGATCCCTCACTACAAATTCTATAATTTCTTCTTCCGCATCTTCAAAAGAGCTAGTTAATACATTATAAAGATTCTTAGTAGGTAGATTCAATTTAAGATTAATACCAACCTCGACCCAGTTTGGCTTTTGTTTCTGTAATAAAGAAACAATAGGATTATCAGGAAGTGTAACTTTAGATTTATTATCAGAAAGCATAACATTTCTCATTGGAAGATTTGCTAATTGCTCTATAGCTTCTTCCTTAACCGCTGAAGGTTCTATCTGTAGCATAAAATCATTTAATAATAAATAATTAATTCTACTACCACCTCTAAAGTTTATCCAAATAATTCCAGTAGTTGGATCTTTAAATAAGTTTTCATATTCACATATTTCCCCATCGTTATCTCCTTTGGTCCATTTATAAACAAAAGGGCTTAGTTCTTTATCAAGGTACTCAATATCGATTTCTTCTATGTTTTCCATCTTATTTTTTTTTCTTATTATTTTCTTTAGGAGATTCCACATCCTCATTTATATTTATTTCAGTAAAACCTTCATTTTTTAAACTGGATAACCATCCATCTAAATCTTTCTCTATTATCCATGTGTCTTCGTATCTTGTACTTCCTATGCTGTTTATTATTAAAATATTATCCATTACTGGATTTTTATGCCTAGTTATCTCTATTTTAGTCTTGCCTTTTTCTTTAGTCAAACATAGTTTATAACCATTTTCTATTTTCATAATAAATTTTATACTCTAATAAATTGGAATAATTTCATTAGTCAACTAGAAGATTGACAGGATAAAGATTAATAAATTCATCAACTGTAACTAAATCGAGTATTTCTTGTCGGTTTTCATAAAAGAATTCCCATGACATAGCATCATTAGGAAAAGCATTTAAAGTCTCGCTCGTCTCTTTTGTTAATAAGCCAACTCCCCAATCAGAATCCACCGTTCTTAATCTCAAATTATTTCTGTATAATCTTAAATTAATCAAGGAAAGATACACAGTACCATTCCAATCACCGTTAGCAGGTGCAGAATAAACAGGAGATTCTGCAGCATGATATTTAGTTGGTGGATTACAATCATGAAGAAGTATAGTTCCACCTTCTTTTAAATGCTTTAATGAATTTTCAATATCTTTATTTACTTGATGATCTAAGTGTAACCCATCAATGAATATCACATCAAACATAGAATTCTCGTCTAATTCATAAAAGAAATCGTCAGAAGTCATTATATGTGTTGTATGATCACTAGTGGGATTAGGATCCACCCCGGTTTTATTCTTACAGCAAATCTCTTTGAAGCATTCACCGTCTCTCACTCCTATTTCTAAATAATTCGTGTATCCTTTTGATTCGATAACACGGTTGATCATTTCATATCTTTTCATATTTTATATTTTATATTTTATTTCTCCATTTTTCTTGAAAGATAGGCAAAGAACCACTAGTCATATCATACATCTGATTTCTATCAGTTATAACTCTTTCTGTGGTTTTTCCTATATTTTTATCGTGATGTATCACAATTGAATCAGTGACAAGCATGTGTTTAAGTCCATGATATTGAAGCTCCATTGAATAATCATTATCACAGAACCAATGATGAAATCTTTCATCAAGATCCCCAATTATATTATAAATTTCCCTCTTGTGTATTATACACCATCCAGATATATGTTTTCTTATTTCGTATCCTTCAATATTTCCTGAGTGCTCGTATATCTCGTAAATTGTCTGAGTCATCGGACATATAGGAGAAAATGATATGACATCAGATTCCATAACAGATGCTTTCATTATATTAGTAAACCATTTTTCTTTAAATTCTAAATCATTATTACAGAGAGCAACGAATTGTGAATTTCCCTGCTTTCTACCAAAGTTAAGAAATTTGTGATAACCATAAGGTAAAGGAGCTTCAAATGTGTGAACTATATCGGATAGATGTTCCCATTTTACACCAGGTTCAGATTCAACAACAATTATATTAAATAGCTTCTCAGAATAATTTTCTGACTCTAGAATTGACTTTATACAATTTTCAGTTAAACCCTTACAGTAGTCATCTTTAGCATAGCTAACAATCACTATATCCATTAATTTAGTGGGTATCATATATCGATCTTGATTTTTTTATTATATTTTCAAATTTACTAAGTTCTAACATATTTTCAGAATCCGACGGGGAGAGTTCTGGGTATGGATGTGTTTCTATAAATATTCCATCAGCATTCATTACTGAAGCATATTTTACCATCTCTTCGATCATATCACCTCTCCCTTCTGTCTTTCCGTAAATTCCATTGGGTCTTTGCAGACTGTGTGTGCAATCCATTATAATCTTTGAATTTTCGCAGGATTTTTTTAATCTAGAAATTGATGTGACATCAACTATCAAATCATTATACCCAAAGCTGTTACCCCTTTCACCTATTAGTAATTGTGTACCCCCAGCTTTGTAAAATTTATCCTCAATGAATTTACAACTTTCAGGAGAAAGAAATTGTCCTTTTTTAACTAACACAGGTAATCCTGTTTTAGCACATGCTTCAATAAGATCTGTCTGTCTAGACAAAAAAGCAGGAACTTGTAAGTAATCCACAACTGATGCTACTTGCTCAACTTGTTCAGTTTCGTGTACATCCGTTATAACAGGTATATCTAGCCTCTGTTTGATCTTAGATAGTATATCTAATCCTTTATCTATACCAACGCCTCTAAATCCATTAGACGAAGTTCTATTAGCTTTATCAAAACTTGCTTTGAAGATAGGTGTAAAATTATACAGAAGTGCACATCTTTTAATTTCAATAGCTACCTCATAACAAGTGTCCCAACTTTGAATTACGCAAGGACCTGCTATAAGAATCTTATTATATTTAATTTCCATCCGGCTTATTATTTTTTTCTAATTCTTTATTTAATTCATTTAAGTATATTGATTTTCTTAAATTAGTTGTAGAAAAATTATGCTCCCTTTTATTGTATATTAATTTAATATTTCTTTTTATACAAATATTCTTACCTGTAAAATCTATATCCTTATATTCTTCACCTATAATTCTAACGTCTAAATCTAATGACATAAATATTAATTCAAGCTCTTTCTCATTAGTGTATGGTATAATCTTATCAACATGCTTAACAGCATCTAATTGTATGTACCTTTCAACTAAAGACTGCACTGGTTTATTTTTTCCAATTCTATCTAATGAGGGATCAACTTGTATTGCGCATATTAAATAATCGCAGTATTTTTTACACTCCTCTAGCATAATTATATGTCCAGTATGTAAAAGATCAAAAGTAGAGCAAGTAATTCCTATCGTTTTATTCATTTCTATTATTAAATTATCTTAATTAGAAATTCCTTTAGCCTTTAAATTCAAATATCCGCCATGATGGAATTTTGCGTATTCTTCTTTGGTAAATTCTTTATTAGCCATTATTCCAACTACCATAAGATCACAAATAACTGACATACAAGTTGTTGAAGTGGTTGGTGTTAATCCAAGAGGACATATTTCTTCCACCTCACCAAATTCAATATAATCTGCAAATATTAGATCTAATTGAGGGTTTCTTTTTCCTATAACACCAAATATAATATTATTATATTCTAAAGAATGTACAAGTTCTATAAGCTCTATAACTTCTCTAGTTTTTCCTGAGTTACTAAAAACTATAATTATATCTCCTGGCATTATCATACCAAGATCTCCATGTTGAGCTTCTGCAGGATGTAGAAAAAAAGAAGGGGTTCCTGTAGAGCAGAGTGTAGTTGCAAAGGTATTAGCAACTTGTCCTGCCTTTCCCATACCGGAAGTTATTATTCTTCCGCCTTTTAGATTTGAATTTATTATTCTTACTATATCGCCAATTCTTTCGGTTGGTATCTTTCTTAAATACTCTATTTCTTTTTCAATTAAACCTTTATAGTCCATTATTTTTTGATTTGCTCGTTAACCATCTCTTCTAAAATTCCCCTAATTGTGCTATTACTTTCCCACCCAAGAATATCTTTAGCTTTTTTAGGATTACCAATTAGTAGATCAACCTCCGAAGGTCTAAAATATTTAGGGTCTATAGAAACTACGATTTTTTCAGTTTCCACATCTAAACCTTTTTCTTCTAGTCCTTCCCCTTCCCATCTTATTTTATTACCTAAAATTTGATAAACGGTTTCAACTATTTCTCTTACAGAAAAACACATACCAGTAGCAAGAACAAAATCTTCGGGGGTTTCTTGTTGAAGCATTCTCCACATGCCTTCAACATATTCTTTAGCATGACCAATATCCCTTTTAGCATCAAGATTCCCAAGCTTAAGAATTTCTTTACCCCCTTTGTGAATAGCTACAAGAGAATCTACAATCTTTTTCTCCATAAAGTTTTCTCCTCTTCTTGGCGATGTGTGATTAAAAAGAATTCCATTGCATGCAAATATGTCGTATGCTTCTCTGTAGTTTTTTATTATCCAAAATCCATAAAGCTTAGCAACTCCATAAGGGCTTCTTGGATAAAAAGGTGTATTTTCATTCTGTGGTATTTCTTGAACTTTTCCATAAAGTTCTGATGTTGATGCTTGATAAAGCTTAGTAATTGGCGAATGCGTTCTTATTGCTTCAAGTACATTAAGTGTTCCTATAGCATCAACTTGTCCTGTATAGTAAGGAATTTCAAAAGAAATTTTAACATGGCTTTGAGCAGCTAAATTATAAAATTCTTCTGGCTTTATTCTAGATATAAGGTTACTAATAGATACCGGATCTGTAACATCAGCATAGTGCCAATGGAAATTTTCATGAGATCTAATATGATCTATTCTCCATGTATTAAAAGATGAGGATCTTCTAATAGTACCGTGTACTTCATATCCTTTATCGAGAAGGAGTTCAGCAAGATAACTTCCGTCTTGCCCGTTAACTCCTGTTATTATAGCTTTTTTCATTTTAAATTATTTTTTTCAGAATTAACCAAAGATGCAATGAACTCAACCTGCTCTAAAGATAAATCTTGGTGATTAGGTAAATAAAATCCTTTCTCATGAATTATATCAGAATTACCTGTTCCGTATTTTTTATTAACCCCCGTTGCAAATGGTTGCTTAGCCATAGATCCTGCAATAAGAGGTCTAACTTCTATATTATGCTCTTTAATCTTAGCAATGATTGAAGCTCTTTCTGAGTGTACCACAGGATAAGCGAAATTAGAAACAAAATCGCCATCTCTCTGATTAACGTTCAAATAGTTTTCTTTTATAAGTTCCGAATATTTAAGAAAGTTTCTATTCCTAACTGAGGAAAAAGGTTCTATTTTTTCTATCTGATTTATTCCTAGGAATGCTTGAAGATCAGTAGATCTGAGATTTAGTCCAGGAAAATAGAAAGCATACATGCTAGAAAAAGAATCAATTCCGTATTTCTCCCGATATTCTTTTTTTAGATCCTCACTCCAATCTCTATCCCATCCATGATTACGTATAGAAACTAAAATATCATGCATGTTTTTATCTTCTGTTGTAATCATTCCTCCCTCTATAGTACTTATATGATGACCATAATAGAAAGAAAAGAATGACATAAGACCAAAAGTTCCAAGGTAATCACCTTTATATTTTGATCCTAAGCTCTCGCAAACATCTTCCAAAAGAATAACGTTATATTTCTTACAAAGACTCATTATACGCTCCATATCAGGCACTAATCCTAATACAGAAACTAATATACAAACCTCTGGACTTTCTTCTTCAAAGATCTTTTCTAATTTGTCTAGATCTAATGATAGATCTTGTAAGTTACAATCACATAATATAGTTTCTAATCCAAGAACCATAGGGCTACTTAAATCTGTTGCCCAAGAAACTGAAGGTACAACAACTTTTTTTATATTGTTCTTTATCTTAAGAGCAAGAAGAGATAAAAGAATAGCAGATGATCCCGAATTAATAAAACAGCTTCTTAAATCTTCACCTAAAAAATTAGAGAAGTCATTCTGAAATTTTATTGTTAAAGGACCTTTTGTTAATTGTGGTATATCATCTTGTGACATCCATGTCACTAGTTTTTCTATATCATTTTTTGATATTGTGTCTGATACCAATTTTACATTTTTCATTTTCTTTCTAATATTATACCGTAATCAATGTAATTATTAGTTAAAGTCATTTTCCAATCTGGTAAAGCATAATTAACAAGCTCATACCAATTCTCGTGATTCCTTACGCCCTCAACCATTATTATATATTTTTCTGCTACCTCACCCATGTTCTGCATCATTTTTACAGCCTTCTCTGAGTTTAAGTGCATAACTACTGCTTGTGAATAGACTAATTCTGCTTTAGGTATATCTGATACATCTTCTGTTAAATCTCTAACGGATACATTTTTAGGAAATTCCATACCTTCCGGAATAAATTCTTTACCGAATTCTATCTGTGTTCCTAGATAGTCAGCTCCTGAAACTTTAATCTCTGGGCATAATGTCATAATATTTCTTAAATGATAACAAGCACCACACCCGAATTCAAAAATACTCTTAGGATTTATTTTATAAATAAGAGAGTATATTTCTTTCCAGTTACTAACTAAATTATCATGAAAAACTGGGTTGTCGTTAATTATTTCATAGTTTTTTACAAAAAAATCAAAACCATCGTTTTTAACCATTCCCCTTAATTGATCGGAATATTCTGGAGTGTAATTTTTCCAGTTGTACTCATCTTCTTGCTTATTTAAGTTCATATCATTTTTTTTATTATTATACATGAAATAATCATATAGGTTTCAAGTAAAATATATAAAACAAATTAGTTAAATATGAAAATAGTAGCAATGATCCCCGCAAGAATGGGTAGCAAGAGAGTTCCTAAAAAAAATCTTAGGAAAATCTTAGGAAAACAACTAATACAGTACCCGATAGATGCAGCAAAGGAAGCAGGAGTATTCGACGAGATTTATATAAATTCCGAATCAGATGTGTTTAAAGATATTGCAGAAAAAAGCGGTATTAAATTTCACAAAAGGCCCGAGCACTTATCCTCCGATTCTGCTACCAATGACGATTTCACACAGGAGTTTATAAATAATATAGAATGCGACGTGATAGTGCAGATCCTATCTACATCACCTTTTATAACACCAGAAGAAATTAGAGAATTTGTAGAGAGAATTAAGATAGGTGATATCAACACATTAATATCAGTAAAGAACGTGCAAATAGAAGCTATTTATAAAAATGAGCCAATTAATTTTGATCCTATAGGGGTAACACTTCCTTCACAAGAACTAGAGCCGATAAAAGCATACGCTTGTTCATTAATGGCATGGACTACAAAAGAATACAATGAAAATATGAAAATCCACGGAGCTGGATATCACGGTGGAGATTATCCAAAGGACACTTTCGAACTAAAAGGATTTTCAACCGTTGACATCGATAATGAAGAGGATTTTGATATAGCTGAAGTGATAGCTGAGCACATACAGAAAATTGAGAAGGACTCTACAGATTTACATAAAGAAAATGATGTTCCTAGCATTCTAGTTAAGGATGGCGTCGAATACAACGATTTGCACGATTCTAATAAAGAAATAGTTAATCTATACGACGTTATAAACTCTATGGGAGAATCATCCTGGAGTAAAAGAGTAGTAAACTCAGAAAATAATAGTGCAACACTAATCTGTCAAAATCCAGGTGAAGGTAACAGAAGACATTATCATTCGGATTGGAATGAATGGTGGTTAATTGTTAAAGGCGAATGGATATTTGAAATAGAAGGAGCTAATAAAATAGTTAAAGAAGGAGATATGGTATTCATAGAAAAAAACAGAATCCATAGAATAGAAGCAACTGGAAACGTACCAGCTATTAGATTAGCTGTTTCAAGAGAAGACGTTGATCACATATATACGGGAGATATTAAAAAACTATGATAAACAGTTTTTATAAAATAAAAATAGACCCCTTACTATCAAATAATAGTTACCTATATAATAAGGAGGACGATAGATTATACTTAGATTTCATGTCAATGTATTCTTCTCTTCCTCTTGGCTATAATCACGATATATTTAAAAGAGATGATTTTAAAGAATCTATTAATAAATGGGCAGGTATTAGGATAACCAACTGCGAATACACATCAGAAGAAAGGGAGACATTTGAAAAAGATTTTATGGAATTTACTTCCTTAGGTATTTTTCATAATCCTCATTTTGCATGTACAGGAGCTCTTGCAGTAGAGCATGGTATAAAAATGGCATTTGAATATTCAAATAAAAAAAATCCTAAGGTTATATCTCATAATAAAAGCTTCCATGGTATTACTTCATACGGAAATATAGTAACAGGTAGAACTGGGCCAAGCTACAAGAGATTAAACGGATTTCCTGGGGATAAAGTTTGGCCTAAATTTAACGACTTAGATGATCTTGAATTGTCAATTAAAAAGGATCAAAATATAGCTGCTATACTTTTTGAACCTGTTCAATGTACCAATGGAGATATCTATTACTCTTTAGAATTTTTTAAAGGACTAAGATCGATAGCAAATAAGTATGATATACCTCTTATTTATGATGAGATACAAACAGGATTCTGTACCACAGGAAAAATATGGTATTTTCAAAATACTGCTTATGCTCCGGATATAATAATATTCGGAAAAAAGTCACAAGTATCGGGAGCTATGTCAACTAAGAGAATAGCAGAAAAAATTAATGATCCGTCAAAATATTGCATAACATGGGACGGTGATATAATTGACATGATTAGATCTACGTATATAATTAAGGCAATCAAAGAGAAAGATCTGACAGGGAATTCAATAAAACAAGGATATAAATTACACACAGGACTAGAAGAAATGGGTCTAATGAATGTTAGATCGTGTGGGCTGTTAATAGCTTTTGATTTTGAAAATCAAGAACAAAGAAATTCTTTTATTCTTAGATCTAAAAACAACGGATTACTTGTTAATTCAGCAGGGGATACATCAATTAGGATTAGACCTAATTTAGCAGTAAAAGACGAAGAGGTTAAAGAAGCTTTAAAAATTATAAAAAAATCTATATTATGATTACAAAACAGGATAACGAATTTAGAAACACAATCGAGAGATGGTTCGGTGATTTAGGAGATCAGAAGCATTTAAGGAATTACAATTTATGTCCAGATGATCTAATAGTAGATGTTGGTGCATACAAAGGTCAATGGCTTATTGATATGTACAATAAATATGGGTGTAATGGAATAGGATTCGAGCCAATAAAAAGCTTCATAGAGGATGTGATATTTCCAGAAAAAATTAAGGTGCACAATTTTGCATTAGGGCTAGAGAATAAAGAGGATAAAATAAATCTAGATGAAGATGGATCATCAATATCAAATGAAGGTGAAGAGATAATACTAATCAAAGACGCAAAGGATTTTATCAAAGATCAAAGAATAGCAGTTCTAATGATCAATATCGAGGGATATGAATATGATCTAGTACCTTATCTTATAGAAAATAAATGTCTAGACCTTGTGCAAAATATACAAATACAATTCCACAGAAACAAGGGTATTAAAAAAGAATACATGTACGGAATTATTGATGATCTAAATAAATTAGGTTTCAATACAAAATTCAGTTACGAATTTGTATGGTGGGGAGGATCAAGGAACGAATAAATTATCTTCCAAATATTTATCCAACAATACTCTATCGTCAGATCTAGCTACTGATTTAAAATGCTCTATCTGAGGTTTCTGAGAATGTAAATCAGATCTTGCTGAAATACCATTAACTGTTCCGTTAAGTTCATTCTTGTAAATTCCCATCTTAGATGAAACAACATCGAAATATTCCTCATTGTATACCTTACCGTATCTTCCCATGTTATAAAAGTTTATCCCAGTAACAAAAAGAGATTTAATTTCATACTTAAGAATAATTTCTATTCCTACTGTTCCTAAATTACATATTGTTCCAACTCTTCTAAAAAATCCATATAAATAGCTATCTTCCACATTTTGTACTTTAATACCTATTTCTCTTAAAGAAGCAAAAAAAGATTCATGGTCATCTATAAAATCACTAGAAACCATTCCACATATAATGTGCTTACACTTAGAAAGGTAACCTGTATTTCGGTAAGCAACTGGTATTTCAAATGAGTTAAATGAATGTATTATTATATCTGTTCTACTACCGTAGTCTTTCATAGCTATTTCTGTAGGTTCTTCTAAAAATCCTACTCTCACTACAACATCAAATGAGTCTATATAATTACCAAGATTTTGTCCATTTATATGAAATGAAGGTCCAACTATAGCTACTGTTTTTCCGTCTAATATTTCTTGGAGCTCAGCAGTTTTTACGTAATCGGTATATTTTTCTATATAAATATCAGGATTTACTGCAGATGAATCCCACACAGGATAATTACTCATACCCTTATTTTATTATAGAATTCATCGTAATCACAAAAATCTAATATTTTATGCCACGAGTTTTTATTTAGATTGTAAATATTAGTACCTATATTTTTAGCCAATTCTTTTATTATATTAAGATCTTCCATAACATCGTCGCTAAATCCTAGTAAATTAGGAGGATCTGATAATAAAGTATAATCATCATTGGTGTTTATTTGTCCTGAATATCCTTTAGAATAATCCCAGTCAAATCCTATCACATATATTGAATCACATCCCATCATAGTAGCAAATGATAATCCATGAAGAATAACGCTTCTTCCTGGACCGTATGTTCTTAATATTATTTCATTTAAAGGACCATTAAAATCCAACAGCTTTCTTTTTCTAAAGGGGAAATCTATATTATCAGAATTACAATAAATACCAAATTCCTCTTGTATACTTTTTCTATCCTTTATAAACCCTTCACAACAATAATGTTCTATGGGATCATTCCAATTTTTAAATTTTTCATACCAAGGTAAATTCTCACCACAATCTTGATTATTATAATGCATTCTATCAAAAGGCAAACACGTTATTTGGTTTTCATCTATGAATTTACGAGGAGTTAAATCAACAACATCTGGATATAAGACAGGGATGTTAAAATTTTTAATCTCTGATATCACTCTAGGTAGAGTTAAGCTGGGCTCAGCCATTATCCAATAGTCGGGTGTTTTGTTGTAATACTCGAACCAATAGTTCATACCAAAAGTAACTATACTCTCTGGGTTAAGATCGTGTAAATTTCTTTTTATTTCAGGGGTTAAACTAGGGCCGTTACCTATCACTAAAGCAGATTTTCCTTTATGCTTGTTAATTATATCACATATATCTAAAATCATAGGATATAGTTTATATTTTTAGTGATACTAAAATCTTTCTTAACTTCACTATTGTGGGACAATAAAAAATCTCCTGAAAAATTAACATCCCTAAGCCATTCATAATTAGCTATAGTCTTGACTTCAGTCCTGTTTTTTCTTACTGATATAAGATTGTATTTTTCCTCGTCTGATTTTTCACCGCTTTTAGATAAGGTTATACCCCAATCTTCTGTTAGTATAAATAAATCGACATTGCCTAAAATATGAACTAGATATCCACCAGCACTTCCGCTAATTATTGTTCCGTCAACGATAGAAGAAATAGCTAAAACTTCATCGTGTGATAAGCTCTCTTCAATTTCTAAATAACTATCACTCATATTATCATAAGAAGCAGGGGGGAACCCGATGTTTATAATACCTATTCCGTTATTAGTCCAATATCTTATATGATCCTCAAGTTCAGGTATTTGTATTTTCGTATTATAATTTGCAACACTTTTTAAAGTAGTACTTCTAGATATTAGGAGATAATTTTTTTTATTTTTTTTAAGATGTGATTCAAATTTATGCTCCATTTTTTTTTTAGAATCTAGAGATGGATTTAATAATGGCTTACTGGAAATATATTTTTTTAAAAACTCCCAGTCTCTTCTTAAAGCATCCCTATAACCCCCGTGACTAACCCGATATATTTGGTTGAGTAAATTAATATTATTAGGATTTTCTAATGATATTACCTCATAAGGGGTAATACTTATAATCTCTGCTCTTAATAGATCAGGATCATTTTTAATATAACCCATGACAGTTTCGTGAAAAATAGAAGGCCCATCTAGTTTTTCTTCCCAATGATGAAGCTGTGGATAATTCTCTCTTATTGTATCCAAAAAATTATCATTACAAGAAATAAAATCATCCGCTTCCGAAATTATAGTAGCTACCTTTGTTGGTAAAACTACCGATATTCTTTCGTACATATCTCTTATCTCACTGATAAAGGCATTAAGCCTAGACCATGTATTATATTCGCATTTTTTTTGTGGAAAAATTATTAGATGCTTATACATTTAAAGTTTACTTATATCAAAATAATCAAAGACCTCATTAAGTCGAGATTCTTTAGATGTATTGTATATATTAACACCTATTTTTTTAGCGGATTCATTAATTATTGATAAATCACTTATTATCCTATCTACTATGTCAGGAGATTTATTTATACTATTCATTCCCATGGTTATTCGATCAACTAATCTCATTCCTAGATTTTTAATACCCTCTTCGCCTTCAAAATCGTTGTTAAAATATCCGTTGGTATAATCCAGATCTATACCAGATATGTAAATAGGATTTAATCCTAACATAACACTTAAAGAAACCATATGCACACCAACAGTATCTCCTGAACCGTATTTATTTTCAGATCCTGTGTATTTTTGGAATTCCTCCTGTATACAAAGTCTTCCCTCTATAATACCATTACAACAGGAGGGAGGTCTGCCGTGTACATCTAACCATCCACATCTTTCTGAATTAATATGTCTTTGATCGTATCCAATATAATCTATATCTTTTAACATCTCTTCAACTTCCTCTCTTGGTGTAAGATCTAAACAATCTGTATACAAGAAAGTTGCACCCATTTTATTATACCTATCTTTTGCTAAAGGAATATGTAAAGGATTACAGTAATCTGCAGGTTGTGCAAGTATCCAATAATCTACTTTAAAATCGGACATAACATCAATATTGTTACAAGAAACAATAGAAAAATTATCCTTGTCTTTCTCTTTCTCTTTTATAAAATGTGAAGATTGTACTAAGCTAGGACCTAATCCCATTACTAGCCCAATTTTACCTTTCTCTTTATCTATTATATCAGAAAATTGTTTGGATGGCATTATTCGTCTGTAGGTCTAGTTAAAGGTTGCGAAGAACCTTTTCTTATAATTTCTTCTTTTATTGTTGGACAAGAAGCTCCACATTCAATAATTATTTGGTAAAATAATATAAGAGATAAAACTTCTGTTGTGTGAAAAAATTCCGTATCAAAACAAACCTCTAACATATCTTCGGGTATAACTGCAGATTTTTGACCAGAAATTAAACATGTCTTATATCCATTCTCTTTACCCCAATGCAAAGCTGATATGACATTTTTTGATGTACCAGAACAGGATAAACCTATAACCATAGTCTCTGATGATTTAGCGTTATTTTTTTTCAAAAGTTCTAGCCATCTAACAAATATATTGTTGTACCCATAATCATTTGCTACAGATGTAATTAGACATTGACTGTCCATAGAAATAAACATCTTATTAATTCCTGCTTTAGTAAGTAATCTATTGCAATCATCTGCAGCATGGTTTGCTGTTGACCAAAGACCTCCATTACCAACAAGGTATATGTTCTTTGCTTCTTTTATCTGCTTAATAAATTCTTTATATTTTGGAGATTCTAGTAAATTATTAAATTTACTTTCTATGTTTTCAAGATTTAGTATCATAACTTTTTTATTTATTTATGTATTTTAATTTATAATCATTGATATAGTTAAATAGTTCAGGGTGTGGATCAATAAGTTCTTTGAACATATTTCCGGGACCTTTTGTTAGTATTAAACCTATTTTATTATATTCATTTTTTTTATCTTTTTTTAAAAAGGTAATCATTAAATCTACATCTAGATCTAATAAATCAAACCCGCTCCAGATAGATTTTAATATCTTTCTGTAAAATAAAAAATCGTTCTCTTTTATATATCCCTTACAAAAAGAAATATAATTAGCCATATCCATGCCTATAGATACTGCAATACCATGTGGGATTGAATACTTTTTAATAGATTCTATTGAATGTCCAAATGTGTGTCCATAATTAAAAATAACCCTAGGACCTTTATCAAACTCATCTATTTCTATGTATTCTTTCTTTATCAGTAGGCTTTTGTATATTATATCTCTTATAGATGTATTTATTTCAAAGCATTTTTTGTAATTTTTAACAAAAAAATCTAGATCGTTCCCACCTTTAATAAAAAAGTAATGAGACATTTCACCTATACCGGAGCGTATTTCTGAATCATCCAATGATTTAAGAATATTTATATCTACAAAAACAGAAGCAGGGGGATAGAAATTACCTAGCTGATTTTTATAATCCCCAAAATTTATAGAAGTTTTACTTCCTATACAGCTATCTCCCTGGGAAAGAAGCGTAGTAGGATAGAATATCCAATCTATCCCCCTAAATAAAATTGAAGCTATAAAAGATCCAAGGTCCTGTATGGTTCCACCACCTATACATATTATTCTATCATTTTTAGTTAAACCTATATCTAATATTTTAGTTATCATAGAATTAACACCATCAAAACTTTTAGATTTTTCTGATGCCTTAACTTTAATTATTTTAAGATTTTTGTTAATAGATATGTTAATCTTATTGTCACATATGATTATATCATTAGGTTTTATTATATTTTTTATATGATCTTCTATTGAATCTATAAAGAAAACACTATAGTCTCTTATTGATGACTTTATATCTATTTTATACAATTGAGAATCCTCCATCTACTATAATATTTTGCCCAGTCATATACGAATTACATTCTGATAGAAGAAATAACGAAACATTAGATATCTCATTAGGTGTTGCCATTCTACCCATTGGTATTGTTTTTTCAAGATCTAAGATATCTGAATCAGATAAAGATTTTCTAGTTAATTCAGTTTCAGTAAATCCAGGAGATATCGAGTTTACTATCACGTTATTATTGGCTCCCTCTACAGCTAAACTTCTAGTAAGACCTATTATTCCATTTTTTGAAACAGAATAGGAGGTCCTTCCTTTTTTTGTTATCGATCCCCATATAGAAGAAACGTTTACAATCCTACCATAATTATTCTTTTTCATTTTTGGGATTAGATGTTTAGATATAAGAAACGGAGCATATAGGTTTACATTCATAATCGAATCAAAGTCTTCTATGTCTATATCTTCCAAGCATGATATTTTATTTATACCCGCGCAATTAAAACATCCATCTATTATAGGTATTTCTTCTATAATTTCAATAAATTTGTATATTCCCTCCCTAGTTGAAAAATCAGCTTTTAAGAATTTACCATAGTCTATATTAGTATCCTTTGTACCCGTTACAATAACATTGGCTCCACAAGAATTTAAATTTTTAGCTACGTGGTATCCTATTCCTTTAGTACCACCTGTTACTAATATTGTTCTATTTAAAAAATCTATATTCATAGATATTTTTTTATTTCTATCTCTACTCTTTCGTTAAATGCAGGATCTGCCCATGATCTATTATAATTATCATCCATAGATTCTTTCATTGAATCATAAATTGAAGTACTATTAAAATTTACATCATTTAATATTGAGTAAAGTTCTTCCGTAGTATCAAATTTTATTATTCCTTTCTCATTATAGAAATCTTTAATATTAGGACATCCTTTATAGATCGGTATTGTTTTAGTTCTAAAGCAATCGACTATTTTTTCAGTAAACCAATTTTCCATAAACTCATTCTCAATTACTATAGAGAATTTATAATCATTAAGTCCTTCCTCTTTTTTTTCTATAGGATTAAATCCCCTACCATACAAATCAAATCTAGCTAATCCTAAGTGAAGAGAATCAACTACCTCCATTCTTACAGCATGTCCAGGAGTAAAATTCTTGTTAGATGTTACAAAGGAAACGTTTCTTGTTTTATCTATAGATTCGCTTTTCTCCTTTATCCAAGAGTCGCCAAAATAAAAAAGTTTAGCTTTCTTATTCGATTTAAGAATAGAAGAATAATATGTAAGAATAAGATCGAATTTATTTCCCTCCACATCAAGATACTGTTCTACTGCTTTATTAGTTACAGACGGAGGCTCAACTTGAACTGCTACTTTAAATAAAGACTCATCATTTATCCAATGTGGATCACGGGAAGGATCTATTTCTATAGCTACTCTTTTATGGTAGCTTCCAAAATAAGTAAAAGGATCCACACTCCATCCTTTTAATAATATTTCTTGTACTATTGGCTTTATCATTTTAGTTTAAATTAAGTTCTTTTTTTGCGTTATTTATTATAGAAGAATCTGCTGCACCGTTACACCATCTTTTACCTTGATGATCTGAGGGTGATGAATATACTGCTACTGGGCTTTCTAAAGCTTCAGTGTTAAAGAATATATGCGAGAAAAAATTCCATCTGTAATAAGCCCAATCAGCATATCCTTTTGGTGGCTCAGATAAATTATCAGCAACTGCTTTACCTGATCCTACCCCCCCAAAATGAGCAATATGTGATCCACAGTCAAAATTAAGATTCGATTCAAATCCATTATTCTTAGATCCATCTAAATCTATACCACCATATTTGTATGTGTCTAGAAATCCTATTCTTCCTCCGTTTGTTATTATTGCATGGGTAACAGGATCAAAGAAATCTAAAGATCTATGTCCTGTAGGAGAAGCCCATCCCCCACACATTCGGGTAAATATTTCAAAATCATAATTAGGTATCTTATGAGTATTTACACCCATTAAATAAGTAGACACACAGTCTGGTGTTCTTTCTAATCCTTTTATACCACTTAGATTATTCTTATAAGGCCTAGGAGATCCTATTATATCATATCCATTATTTAGCATAGAAACTATATCAGAAATACATTCGCCATTAAAATAACAATCGGAGTCGAGATGTATTACAAATTTATCAGAATGTATATTTCCTTTCATAGCAGTTGCAAAAGCAAGTGCAGTTCCTTGATGTCCAATTGACCATTTCTCCTTTGCAGAGCTATGTGAATCCCAATTAATTAGTACATTATTAGGATGATTTATAATATCGCCTGCTTCTTTAAAATCTCTAGATGTACCTATTATGTTCAGTTTTAAATCGTGGTGTCTATGAAAAGATTCTAAACAAACCGCTAGGATCTTTCCACAATTAAAAGCTTCAGTAAAGATAAATGTATTTTCCATTTTATTTCTTTAAAAAATTATATTCAACGTTTTTCATTTCTATATCAGAAAATCCGTCTCTTTGCCATGCTAGAGATGGAGTAAATCCGTAACAAGGTACTTTTAATTGTATTCGAGATAAATGAACATCAACCTCACTATTAAAGATGTTAACTGTATCAAATTCATTAATAAGAACATCTAGATGTGTCTTTTTAACCAAATAACAATGAGTTGTAAAAGTTTTTTGTAACCTATGAATATTTGGTGCTATTATGTTTAATGGCATTCCGTTATGGTTACCACCTAAATATAAAAGATGCCAATCAGAAGGAACGTGTCTTACTACATCTAAATAGCTATATATGAAATTTTCATTAAAGACAACATCATCCTCCGTTATCATAAATATTTCACCTTCTTGTTCTTTAAGATATCTATAAAGGTTAAGATGTGACATAACACATCCTACGTGTCCTGGTTTTATTTTAGCAGGTACATTTAATTCATGACCGTCAACGCCATTAAAAAATTCGAAGTCTAGATTGAATCTTTTAAATTCTTCTATAGCTTCATTCCTTCTATCAGGTCTTCTTTCTAGATTTATGCAATAAATATTATCTATTCCTGGTATTTTCATATTATTCTTCTAACGATACTGCTCTTCCTACTTGTTTAACCCAATCTAGGTTTTTTCTTACTTTTTTATTTTTATCTAATGCAGCAGTTAACATTATTGTATCTATACACATTTCTTTTGCAATAAATTCAAAAGCAGCTAAGTCTTTAGGGAAGCAATGTCCTCCAAAGCCAAAATCTCCATCAGGACCAGGCACCGACCAATGTGAATTTCCCAGTCTATCATCATATCTTGAGTATTCTATAACTTTATCATAATCTATATTTAATTCCTGACATATCTGATAAACTTCATTAGCATAAGAAACCTTCATTGCTAAAAATGTATTAGTTACATACTTAATAGTCTCTGCAATAGTAGAGCTAGTTTTAATTATAGGTACACGAGGAAATGCCTTAGTAAAAATCATCTTAACTTTTGATGATGCTGGTCTATCTCCTCCTATAATTATTCGGTTTTGTTCTAAGTAATCATTAACAGAATTAGCTTCAGTTAAAAATTCAGGATTAAAAACAATAGAAATATTTGGAAATTCTAAATTTAATTTACTAGTAGTTCCTGGAGGTATAGTGGATTTTATCACTACTATATATTGGTTTTTATTTAAAGATGTAGTACACTCATAAATTTCATTAAGTGCTTTCTTAACTATACTTAAATCACATTCTCCTGATTTTTTCATAGGAGTTGGTACACACAAAAAGCATAATACACTATTCTCTATAACATTAAATACAGATACGGAATTGCTAAATTTATTAGGATCCTTATCAAAGCATATAACATCAAAATATTTTTCCATTCCTTCTCTAACAGCAGATCCGACAAATCCTTGTCCTATAATACCTATCGTTTCTTTTTCCACTATATTATATTATTTTCATTTCTTTTCTGTAAACTTGTCTCCAGCTAGTACCTAAGTATCCTCGTCCTACCCAATTTTCCGGAGCATATATTATTTTATCATCTGATTTATTTAAGAATGAAGCCCACCATGAAAAACTAGAATTTGCAATTATAAAATTAGCGCATCTAGACATTTTATAAAGGTCTATGAACTCGTCTTTCTCTTCAGAGAATAAAAAATCAGAAGAGAAGTTTTCTTTACACCATTCGATATCATCAGAAAAAATCATAAAGTTACTAGTCCTATCTTTTAAATTTTCTATTGCTCTATTATAATAATCCATAGGAGGTATAGGATGGTGTAAAGGGAAGTTTAGATAATCTCCTCTTCTTACATGTATAGCAGTTATACCTTCTAAATTTATTTCTTCTATTTTAGATTTTACAAAATCTGCTGGTTCTAAAAGATCTCTTATTGTGTCCTCCTGTCCATTAAAATAATTCTCGTTCTGAAAATATCCAATGAGATCAATGTTATCTATATTAGGAATAGGGGTGAAAGAAAAAGGATCTTTTTCTCTGTGTAAAATTAGTCCTGGTGGTATTGATCCTGTTCTAATTGGAGTTTTTAAATAGGAATTATATTTCCACTCAGGAAAAATAAATTCTTTACCGTTTCTAATACAATGTGAATAAACAACAGCAATTTGAAAAAGCTGATTGCCCAATTTACCATATTTTCCTAAGTGACTAAATGCTATCATTTGCTAAATAAAAATCTAATACTTCTTTTATACTTTCTCTTAGTACACTAAATTCAAAATCCGGTGCTATTTTTTTCATTCTTGAATTATCCGCATCTTTTCTGTATACCCCGTCAGGTCCATTACCGTTGAATGTAACCTTAATTTTTTTATCTGTGATATTCTCTATAATACTTCCATATTCAATTAATGATAAATTATAATCAGGAGAAAAATTAAAAGATTCAGAGACTTCGTTATCAACACAATAAGCTAGCATTCTTGCAAAATCGTCATACGTTACAAATTGTCTTAGAACTTTACCGCTACCAAACATTTCAAGTTCTTTATCGCCATTGGATAATGCTTTAGCAGATTTATAAATCAATGATGTAAGAAAATGTGTTTTATTAGGATCATACGATTCTTCCATACCAAAAAGATTACAAGGAATAATATAATTGTAATTTTTTCCGTATTTCTGATTATAAAGATCAGTGAGTTCCGCTAATATTCTTTTAGATTGAGCATAACCTCTATTTGTTTTTTCTGGATCGCCTAAAATAATATTATTCTCTACAATAGGATATTCAACATTATCTGCTGGATATACACATGTTGATAATATAGAAGTTAATCTTTCTATTTCTAATTCTTTACATGCTCTAAAAACATTAGTATTAATTAATAGATTGTCATAGAAATACTCAAAAGGATTTTCCATGTTACTTTTAATACCACCAACTTTAGATGCTAAATGTAAAACCCAATACGGAGATTCATTTTTAAAGTATTCTAATGTTGATTGATAATCAGTTAGATCTAATTCAGATCTTCCTTCTATATAAGAAGCATTAGGCAAATATTTTTTTAGACTTTCAGCTAAATGTGATGTACCTCCTGTTATTAATATTTTTTTATTCATTTATAAAAGTATTTTTAATTCTATTATAAAGTTCTTTAGATTTATTTACATAATCTAACCAATTATGATTATTGCTTATAAATGAATCGTGTATTCTTTTCTCTACACCTTGCATAGGATTTTTTCCCCATGCAGGATGATGCCATAAGTGATATAATTCTATCTTAGGATCATCTAATGTTATTATGGTTTTAAATCTTTCAACTTTATTCCAGAAAAAAGCATCCTCTATAGAATATCCCCAGAAAAAATGAGGATCAAATCCCCCACATTTTTCAAAAAGATCCTTTGATATTGCAATAGATCCTCCTGGTGCTCCGTATCCACCTTCTTTATATGATTGTTTATTAACAATTATAGATTCTATATCTTCCCCGTTAAAATAATCAATCGAGGGAATTTCATTCAGATAATTAACTCTTCTATTATAAAAACACTGTACTACATCATTCAATTCTATTTTATTAAAAACCTCATCGTAGAAATTACTAGGTACTAATAAATCGCAGTCATGAAAATGTAAATATTTGGTGTTACTTATTAATGATCCTATATTATGGCAAAAGCATTTATTAAATATATTACCCGATGAATTAATCCATCTGTAATGTATATCTGGATTATTAAATTTATCACAATTAAATATAGATTCATTAGAGTTTTCTATAATAATAAAACCTATTTTATTTGAAGAATTATTAGAAGAAGCTAATAATGTTTCTAATGTTTTTTCTAAATGCATGTATCTCCCTCTGAAAGGAATTATAGTAACCAAATCATACTCATCAATGCACTTATCTACAGTTAATCCATCAAAGCATTTAAAAAGCTCTTTATTTTTTTCTTCTGCTAAATTGCTTAAATCATTATAATTAATTGCGGAGATATTTATAAAAAATGGAAGAGAATTGTCAATATTATTTCCGTTTATTATATTAAGATGTTCCCAATATTTAGCTATATCAGTATTATTTTTTTCCATTATATAATCTAGATTATTTTTTTCGTATAATTCTATTATAGGGTGTTTATTTGTTATAACTTCCGCTTTTATAATTTCTTTTATTTCTTTATTAATATCAGTATTTTTATTTCCGTGAATGAATCTGTTTAATATTCTTCTTCCTCTTCTTTCCTCAGATATATCTCTTTCTGGTTTTTTCATGAATTAAATATTTAATAAAGTAGGCTCTGATCTTTTGCCAACAAATGATTCTTTTATTGTTTTTGAAAGCTCTAATTGATCCATTCTAGTAAATTTATTAAAAAGTGCTTCATTTATATTCATATTCCTAACATCTTTAGATCTATGATTAAGATGTGCTGCTTCTGAAGGAATTCTTAACATACTCTCATCATCCCTATCAAGCAATGATTTAATCATTTCCGTTGTTGCTTTATCTTCCCAGCCATATCTAAAGAAGTTTTCGTTGTATCCTCCCATAGTATTCCAGAACCATTCTTTATTATAAACTAGTATAGCTCCGTACCCACATCCTCTAGACATAGATCTAAATTGAAATACAGGGTCTCTAGGGCCACCACCTCTTTTTTTAAAAACATTAAAGTCTTTTGTTCTTATCCAATCGGTAGTGGGATCTTCAGTATTACACCAATAATATGTTTCCGCTCCAGCAGCAAATTCTCCATTAAATTCACTAATGATAGTGAAATAATTATTTTCAAAAACAAAATCAGAATCCATCAGGACTATAATATCACCTTGTGCTTCTCTTGCTCCTACATTTCTACACCAGCTAAGATTAAATCCTCTATCATGTGGATCTTTAATTCCTATGTGTTTATAAGAAATAATTGGATTACTTTGTTTGTAAAAATTATTATCTAATGATTGCTCCACCACAATAACTTCATAATCAACAAAAGTCTGATTTTTAATACAAGTAAGACACTCGTTAAAATTTCTATTTCTTAGATGGTCATTTCCACCTGTGGGAAGTATTATTGATAATTTCATTTAATCTATTCTAATTTTATTAAATAATTCTTTACAAATCCCAATATTTGAGGATAACGGTCTTGGTAAATGACAATCTATATATTCATCTGCATTATAGTCTGTTTTTGGCCAGATCACTTTATCCAATCTTCCTCTAGCATATTTCTCTTCTATCCATCCTCTTTCTAAATGCTTAATAGATATGTGTTTATTTTTAACAGATTGATTATAAAAGAACTTCTGATCTGTACCAAATCTTATATTCATTTTCATTAATCTTCTTAAAAAATTCTGATGAGAATTATCATTCATTTCTAATAGATCAATAAAGCTTTGTGTGTCTCCTGCAAGATAACACATAGGGTATTGTGGATTAGTTACATACCATCTATATTTAATAATATCAGAGCTGTAAGAAACTATACCTTTATCTCCAATGGAAGCCACACCATTTTTATAATATTCTTCAGAAATAGGAAGCATATCAATATCTGATATTATAAAAGGAGCATCTAATATCTTAGCTGCCCAAAATCTTATACATTGTGCTTGTTGAGCTATACTCCATTCAGATATTGATTCAAGATATATTACCTTTCCATGTTCATGTACGCTCTCTGGTGGAGTTTGTTTATCAATATAAAGTAGTACTGGTTCTATACCTATTCTTTTCCATGCTTTAGCTACGTAAGGCCAAAAATCAAGATATTCAGGATTTGAATCGGAGCTGACTACAGCATATTTTAATTCCATGCTTATCTTATCCTGAAATTACGATTTTGATTCGTATTTCTATGAACATTTCTTGACTCTTGATAATGCTCTATTACTGGAGATGTTCCTGGATACATTGTTTTCATGTGATCAAATATGAATGTGTATTCTGGTGGTAGATTGAAATAATCGATCTCGGTCATTTCTCGATGAGCTCTTTGCATATTTTTTTGCTCCCATGTTTCAGGTTTCATTCTTTCTGCGGGTGTGGCTTCATTTAGTTGGATCCATCGATCAACAAATCTCTTAACCTTGTCATTATTCTTTAGAAAGATAGTTCCTGATAGGGCTTCGTCTGCTCTCCATCTGAAGTCTTGCGTTCTATATGCTATATCACATGTGAGATCTGGTATAAGACTTGGGTATTGTTTAAAGAGTGCATCAACATCTACATATAAAAGATCCTGATTTCTGTCATTTAAACATTTCTTAATAAAATGTGCTTTGTAATGTGTATTCTTTTCCCAAGAACCTAAATCCTCTATATCTTCTATATAAAAAGGAATACTAAAGTTTTGTAAAGTCTTCTCAAGATTACCAGCTAGGACTTCATATTGTGTGCTCTCAGTATAATAAGCTATTACTAAAAATTGGGGACTCATAAGATTATCATATATAAAGTATTCATAGCCTGGGATTTTAAAGATAAAAATTTTAGACGGGTTCCACAGAATAGTTTCAATATTTCAGATATATTTTCAATTCATGAATAATTTTCCCTGATTTAATATATAATATAATGTATTAACAAGATTACATGAAAGAATTAAAGCCTTATTGGTTTATAGAATCCCCAATAGATACAGAATATAGATATTATATTCTTATGGCTTATTTAATGAGGGTCAAAGAGAGCTTTAAAACACAAGGATTTGAGAAGTATTTCAAGAATCTAATTGCAATAAAAAAAGATTTGGAGAGCTTTGATAAAAAAACAGAGCTAACACAAAAGACCTTGTCTAAAATGACAGATGAGGAAAGGAGTCATATGTATGATATGCTTGATAAAAATCTTGATGATATAGAAGAAATTGAGAATATTGTAAAAAATTCAATAAAAGTAATCAATGAGTTTCTTAATGATAACAGAGAATTTTATGAAAGATATAATTCATTAGTTGATGTCGAAAGCTATTGTGCTAAATATAATCTTTGGGATCAGGGATTTTTAGTTATAAGAAAAAAAGGTGAAGAACACATGAGAATATTTAGTTGGTTCTTTTCCATAGTTAAAGTTGCGGGTAAGGAGAATATAGCTTTATTAATGACCGAATTATTAGATCCTCAATGTAACACAACAAAAGATATTGCTAAGATAAAAAAATTTCTAAAAGAAAACATAAAAGACTTTTCCACTCAATATGATTGTGTGTTAGTCGCTGATGTATCTAAGGATATTGATTTAGAGATAGGAACAGAGCTAGGGAAAGAAAAATCTATAGATCTTATTATGAATAAGTTTAAAAGCTGAATCCTCCTTTAGCTTTTTTTAAAGCATTAAGTTCTTCTTTATCCTCTTCTGTAAATTCAAAACGATCGAAAGGGAATTTTTCTATATCAAATATTCGAACCTTCTCGTTACCCATTTCGTCCTCTGTAACAACTTCCACCTTAGTGCCTTTTCTATTTATATAGAAATCTGCTCCCCCGCCATTAGCAAAAATCTTATTTCTTATAAATAGTAATCCGCCTCCAGGCATTGTGGTCTCTGGCTCATATTCACCTGCTTCTATTATTCTTTCTATCTCAGGTATGACTTTAGCTACTTTTATAAATGGCATTATTGCTAATTCTTCAATTTTTGATATCCCTAAGTTGGATGATAAAAATTCAATAATTTCTTTTCTTAGATTTGGTTTTTCTATAAAAACAGCTTCTAAATCGTCGCAAAAACTTTTACTACTATAACCATCTTTTGGATCGTTAGATGTATAAGCAAACGGTATTGAATATGTCTGTCCCATATTTCCTGCAGCAGAACTTTCGTCTAGATTAAATTGGTTAAATGTAAAGATCCTTTTCATAATCCCGATGTAAGTGTTATTTTCTTTCTTTCTTCAAATCCCATAGATTGTGAATTTATTAAATCGATGCCTATTTTTTTTAAAGATTCCACTGGGAATTTATCAAAGCTTGGCTCTCCTGGTTTGGTTTTATCGTTAGGCATACATTCAACAAAATATTCAGAAGCCTTTGGTTCTATATAACATCCGTTTTTGTTACATGTTATAAGATCTCCTTCTTGACATTGGTATTGTGTCCAAGTTGGCTCCAAGTAATCTATATCACCTATTTTACCTTTAACATCATAGGATATTAAAATATCCACTGAAAATGGATTAGTAACACTATAACAAGCACCATCTCCTTCTAATCCATAAAAGCTGGGAAAAGCATCTGTAAAATTGTCTATCTTTAAAATTCTTGCCATTACTACATATATATCAGATTCCCACAGGTAAAATGATATATACATTAAAAGTAGATTAAAATGACTATTCGTAAATATTCACAATTTCTGGCAGAATCTAAAAATGCTTCATTAAATGTATCATACAGTAATGAAATGTCACTTTTAGAAAATGAATACCTTAAACTTAAGTCCGAGGGATTAAATGAAGAACAAATAAATGAAAATATTTTTGCTTCATTTTTAGGATCATTAGGAGGTGGTTTTACAGATACTTTTAAAGATTATGTTATTGACTGGGCAACAGAAAAACTTGGTATTGAAGCATTCGATGAAATGGGACAACCAACATTCTTTTATCAAGTAATACGAAACATTATTGAGCAGGTGCATTTCACAGATCTTGGTAGTTATTTTGGTAAAGGATCTTGTAAGTTCTGGTCAAAAGCAGTTGTAGAGGGTCTTTCTGAAACATTACAAGAAAGAGGAATAGAATATTTATTACCTAGATTAGGTTTAAAAATGGATATGCAAAGTGGAATGGGAGCAACTATAGCAGCAGGACTAAGAGAGGCTTTAACTAATGCAGCTAACAACACAGCATTCATGAACAATATTGAAACTATGATTGGAGATAAAATTTGTGGATTCAATCTTGGAGATGTTATAAGTGGTAAAAATGTTACGGATGTAGATAAACAAAAGATAGCATCAGAAATACAAGGAGCAGAAAATAAAGATCCTAATATATTCACTAAAGCTGCTAAAAGTGGACTAACAAGTATTTTAAATTTCGCTAATTAATATGAATCAGAAGAACGTAAAAAAAAGAGAAGTACTTAGCTATAAAGACTTTATGAAAGTGGCTAATGATCCTTGGAACCCAGAGAATCTTAGTAAAGAAGACAGAACTGGATTACATAAAATAAAACCAGAATCTGCTTATGATTATGTTGGCTATAAAGACGCAATCTTTAATGGATTTTCTAAAATAGATTATCCTGGTTACGGAGCAACAGAATCAGGAAGCGGAGCTTCTATAGGTGTAACTGAATAAAAAACAAAAAAAATGGATAAAAAAATATTATCATTCGAAGAGTTTAACTCAAGAAAACCTTCTGAAATGCCAAAAAATGATTTTTGGCAAGATTCTGAAATAGAAGAAGAGGAGGAAGAAGAAACTGATGAGGACGAAGAAGAATCTGACGAAGAAGACGAGGACCTAGACGATCTAGATACTGAAGAATCTGACGAAGAAGAATCTGACGAAGAAGAAGAATCTGACGAGGACGAAGAAGAATCTGACGAAGAAGAATCTGACGAAGAAGAAGAATCGGACGAAGAAGAAGAATCTGACGAAGAAGAATCTGACGAAGACGAAGAAGAATCTGACGAAGACGAAGAAGAATCTGACGAAGAAGAATCTGACGAAGAAGAATCTGAAGAGGACGAAGAAGAATATGAAGAGGACGAAGAAGAATCTGACGAAGACGAGGAAGAATCCGACGAAGACGAAGAAGAATCTGACGAGGACGAAATTGAAGTAGAAGACGAAGAAGAATCTGACGAGGACGATATCGAAGCAGAAGACGAAGAAGAAGATGACGAAGATGACACTGAAGAAGATGACGAAGATGACACTGAAGAAGAGGACGAATCGGATTTAGAAGAGGAAGAGGATGATACTTCGGAGAAGGTTATAAGATTCGATAATTTCTTTAATTAATCACATTAAATAATAAAAGATACAAAGCCTAGATTATAATCTGGGCTTTTTCTTTTTCCACAGATATATATTGGTATGGATATCCCTCTATTAGAAAAGTTTGTTTTTAAAGGCGTAAAAGGAAAAGAAAGGCCCTTGACAGTAGTAATCCTTACCACAAAGTTAGGTAGGAGTTTAAAAAATGCACCAAGCACAGATAAAATAATGAAAATCTGTGAAGAAAGAGGGGTTAGGTGTATAATTATAGACACAGAAAAAGGATCTATACAAAAAACAACTAAAGGAACTTTTTTAATATCAAGTAGAGGAGGAAAACAACAAGAAATTTATTTAGATAGAACGGTGGTTCTTACAAGAAGATCTGCTATAAAAAACAATGCAGCTAAAGGATTTTTTAAGAAAATGGAAGATTTAGGATTTCCGTGTGTGAACTCCTATGATTCTGTTATCATGTGTGAAGATAAATTACAAACCACTAGAAAATTACAATTAGCAAAAATACCTGTTCCTAAGACTGCTCTTATATCATCAGAGGCTGATATAGATAAAGCTTTAGAAGATGTTGGTGGAACTTATCCAGTTGTCTGTAAATTCCTATCAGGTACTAAAGGTATCGGAGTTTTTATGATAGATTCAAGACCTTCATTGGTATCTACCCTTCAAGCATTATGGTATTTGTCACCAGATACTGAGATTGTTTTACAAGAAAAGATTGATGCTGAATACGACCTTAGAATACATGTAATTGCTGAATCTGATGGTATGTCTGGAAGAGAGTACAAAGTCATTGCAGCAATGAAAAGAATCAAAATTGAAGGTGATTTTAGAACTAACTTCTCACTAGGTGGTGACACAGAAACAGTAGAGCTTTCTCCGGAGATTGAAAGAATAGCAATTGAATCAGCAAAAGCTACTGGATGTCTATGGTGTGGAGTAGATATTATTGTAGAAAAAAACAGAGAAAATAAACCTTATGTACTTGAAGTTAACGCTTCCCCAGGTACTACAGGAATAGAAAAAACAACGAATATACCAGTAACTGATATGGTATTGGATTTCTTATTAGATAAAAAGAATTGGGTTAAACCTAAAAAAATTGCAGGATTTAGAGAGATGGTTACTATTTCAGGGGTTGGTACTTTTGTTGGTAAACTTGATACAGGAAATGGAGCTAACTCTTGTTCTTTACACGCTGACTCTATTGAAGAAACAGACGGAAGCGTACACTGGAAATTAGGAAATCAAGAATTTGTAAATAAAATTATAGGTCAATCTAGAGCAGAGGTAGGTGAAAAAATACACCACAGATCTGTAGTTAATCTTGATGTTGATTTTAATGGTATAGTTTACAAGAAAGTTAAATTCTCATTAGTAGATAGAACAGAAAAAAGTACACCTTTATTACTTAATAGAGATTTCTTAAGTTCTGCTGGTCTTATTGTAGATCCTTCTGAAGATTTTGTTATTAGTGATAGACCTAAAGGTTATTCACCTAAAGATGCTAAAGGAGATCCAATAGCAGGTGTTAAAGTGATAAAAGCTAACGGAAATAGCGAAGAAGAAGTTTTATAAATCTCCTAGATATAATTTAACTATATCTTTTCTGTATTCTATTTGATTCTCAACAATCTTTGTATTCTTAAGAGCTAATTTGCTTCTTTCTATAACTGAATCTGGTACTAGTCCTTTGAATGTGTCTTTAAGAATTTTCTTATTCTTTCTTTCTTCAAAAGGAAGACTCAAAGCAAATCTCACAATATCATGATTTAAGAAAGGACTTCTTAATTCTAGTGTATGAGCCATAGATAACTTATCTAGTCTTGGTAAATGATAATAAGATAATTCGTGAAAGATATCAGATTGCTGTGAATCATATTCATTAATTCTTCTATATCCTCCAAATAATTCATCTGCTCCATCCCCAGATATTACAATCCTCGTATTAGATCCTTTTTTGATAGCATCAAATAAATGATATTGAGGAACCACACTACCCATATCAACTGGTGATTCATTCCATTTTTTATAGATCTCTTTCAGATTTTTTTGACCTTCTTCACTTTCTAAATCAATTGAATAGTTCAGCCTTTTAGATTCTATATCCCAGTAGTACTCACAATCTTTTACATACTTCTCATCTTCTCCATTAGAAATAGAATAGAAATCAACATCAGCATCTAGCTTTAATAAAAGCCCCGCAATTATTGCAGAATCTAATCCGCCTGATAAAAGTAGAGATGTAGGGTAGTTTTTGGATAGTAGTCTAGCTCCTACAGATTTTTCCATCTTTTCAAAAAGCCAATCACATCGATCATCATATGTTCTTAGTCCCGCATCAAAATAATGAAAATTATAATAAGGATCTGAAACCTCCACTTTTATTGGATGATCTAAACTCCATCTGTAGAATCTATTTGGTTCTAATTTTTTAACATTTGCTATAGGTGTCTGTGCATTAGGAAGATATCCAAATTTTACAACACCACTAAAAAATGATTCGTCAATCTGTAAATTCTCTCCTGGTTCAAATAGTCCTTTTATTTCTGAACATATTTCCCCCGAATCGTTTCTGTATAGGGATTTTTTTCCTAATGGATCTGTGAAAGCAAATATTTCTCTTTTCTTAGTGTCAACTAATGTTATAGCCCAAAAGCCATCCCATGCAACAATATGTGGTTCAAATAAAGCTTGTAGCATACCAACACTTCCAAAATTAAAAGAACTGAATAGATTTTGTAAATATGCTGTGTCAGATTCAAAATCTCCGTAATTAAAGATCTCTCCATTGAACAATAACCATCGGTCTTCTCCAATTTGTATTGGCTGTGACCAACTATCACCATCTACTGTTTGAATTGGTAGTCTGTGGTGTACTAGGCATAAGTCGTCTTTATAAACTGTACTGTGTTCTATTCCTCTGTGAGCTATGGATAATATTCTTTGCTCACTTGGTCTTTTTGCTACTAAAATTCCACACATATTTAATTCTTTCTAATTTCGTTTTTAAAGCGTACTACTGACTCCAAATCAAAGTTATTAGTGAAAGACCTTATGTCTACTCCTAAGTCCTTTAGAAGCAAAGAAAACGATCTAAAAAGAACCCTTTCTTCTTCTGCTCTAGAGTCGTCATTATCCCAAATATCTTTAGTTCTTGATTGATTCCATTCTCCTTCGACTACTAAGATTCTTACATTTTTAAATAGACCTCGTTTATGAAAATTTATAAGATCTTGTTCTGCTTGGGTCTTTGTGACTCTTCCTTGAAATACACCCCAGACAGAGTTTGTTAATATTCCTCTATCAACTACCATTTCTTCTAGAAATCCGGACGAGTTTAATTCGTGAAGCATAACTTCTTTCCCTAGACCAAACCAATGAATATCTTCTGATTGTTTACCAAAATCCCATGTTGAGAAATTAGAATTAAAATCAAATTTGAAAACAGGAAAATCAGTCTGCTTTGATATAAGATAAGACTTACCAGATTTTCTAGAACCTTCTACAATAATAAGGGGCATAATCTTTTGTTTATGATTATACCCCAAATATAAGTAAAATTTCGATTATTTTAGATCAACAGTGTCAGATCTAACGTATCCGAATTCCTGCCCTGACATTTTTGTAGGAAATTGTACTTTGTACCAAGTCTTGTCTCCAATTTTAGAGCTTTTAGTTACTTGACTAGATACAACTACACCTATTTGCTTAGACTTATCGGTATGCTTATAGATTAAGTTCGCGTTTCCTCCTTTGGTATCTGCGAATGCTCCAGATCTCACGTTAACATAACCATCTCCTGAACTAGCAACAAAAGCTTTCTTGGATTGAGCAACTTCAGGTTTTTCGCCAGAGATTTTAAATGATGCGTTTCCTAATACAAAATCTTTAAGTGTAATGGTTTTTCCGTTATCAAATTTAATATTTCCCCCTGTAGCATATGTTCCATTAAATTTCTTTCCTGAAGAAGAAACAAACGTAAGTCTAAAATTAGTAAATATATGACCATATTCTTTTCCTCTCCACCAAAAGACATAAGGATTTCCCTCTTCAGTTGTTACTTTTATTTCTGCCTTAGCTCCGCTTGCTTTTATTGATGTTACTATTTGCTGCAATTGAGAAAGAGTTAATTTTGCTACAGTTTTAACCTCTGCTGGTGCCTCTTTAGTTTTAGCATAATCTGCTCCAAATTGACTAAAAGCTTTTCTTATGAGTCTGTTATCTTTAGGTCCTTGAGCCCATAAATCATTAGTTTCTGCCCATTCTTTATGTGTTTTAATAACCCATGCTCTGAATTCATTTCCATCTGTCTCATTATCAAAACCTGTTGAATTATATTCTTGTGTGGGAACTTTAGGTTTCTCTGTTTTAGGTTTGGTATTACTTCCTGAATTATTAGAAGAAGAAGATGAACTACTTCCACTAGCTATAGAAGTTTTTACCGCTTCCTCGTCAAATTGTTCGTTTATTTTATTTTTAATAAAATTTTCGAATGTTATTAATCTACCGGATGTATTTTCTTTACCCTCTGATATCTTATTTATTGCAGCAATAAATGCTGGAGTAATATCACCTGTTTTGTCTGATTTTAATTCTGGTGCCTCTTTAGTAGCAAGTCCTAATTTTACTAATTTTATTACTGCCTGTGTGTTAGCTAATAAAGTACCAGATACATTATCTACACCAGCTTTATAAACCACCTTCCAGTCATTAGTATCAGATAACGATTTATATTTTTTAAATTTAGTATAGATAGTTTTCTTAACCGCTATAACTATCTTACCTTCTTTAGAATCTTTAGCGTATTTACCGCCTTTAATTGTGTCGCCTGTTGCAATATCTGTTGATCCTGATGTTCCTGAAGATCCTGAAGATCCACTAGATCCTGCGGATTGAGAATTTCTTATAAGATCGTTTAACATAGCTTTAGCTTCGTCAAATGCTTTATTAGCACCAATAATAAAGTTATTGGTGTCTGTGTCTTTAAGATCTGAAAGATATTTAGTATCAGCCTCTAATTTTTTTTCTGACCATTCTTTCTGTGCAGCAAGAAAATCATTAGAAGCTGTAGTATAAAGACCTCTAAAGATTTTAATTTCAGCTAAATCATTTGCTTCAAGATTTCTTCCTTCCTTATCTTTTATTAGATCAACCTTAGAAACAATTTTTAAAATTATTTCTAAAATAGCATTAAATTTTGTTTTATAAGTGGAAGCACTTTGTGATCCAGATTCTCTGTTTTTTATTGTCTGATCAATATTAAAAATTTCAGATTGAACTTGAGATTTTAATTGATCAACTGCTCTAATAAAAGGTCTAATTTTAAAATCTGTATCCCCTTCGACCTCTGTAGTAGTACCGTCAGTGCTACTAGTAGATACTCCGAATTTATCTTCTCTTCGCTCTCTTCTTCTTTCCTCTCTTCTTTCTACTCTTTCATCTCTGTCCTCATACATTTCATTATGAGGTGATTTCATGCTTTCGAGTAATGATATAAATTTTTTGCTTAGCATTTTATTTTTTATTTAATATTATTTTTTTATACTGCTTTTTTCTTTAGTTCTTCTAATGTAGTATTAAAGCTAGTTATAGAAGATTTTAAATAACCAATACAATTCGTTAAAGATGCTGGTTGACTCATTTCCGAAGGGTATTTTTTCTTTAAATTTTCATAAGCCTTCATTAATAATTCCATTCCCTCTTTTACTTTATCGTAAATAGGAACTAATTTATCCTTAGAAGAAGAACCGCCAACTTCTGTATAAGCTTCGTCAAATAAACCCCTCATAGAAGCTATTAAAGCATCTAAATTAGCAGGAGCTGAAGTTGATAGAGTTTTGTAACCCTGATCTATTATAGCTAATACTGAATCCCTTAATTTTTTTTCTGGTATAGAAGCAGTGAATGTAATTATTCTGCTACTAATATTATCTATTATAAGCTTTAAATACTTTTGTGATTTTTCACCTTCGTATGCAATTGCATCTTCATTAATATGAACATTTGTATATTTCCTAGCTTGTTGTGATAGTGATTCAAAAACTGGATTATATCCTAAGTATTGATTTCTCATTTTATAATTTTTATTTATATATCTTATTTTTCAAGACTTTCCATCTTTTTCTGTGCTACTGATTTCTTTTGCATTTCTGCAACCTTCTTCTGTAACTCTAATGCTTGCTGGCTAATAGAATCACTTTTTTTAAGAGTACCGTCTTGTTCTCTTTTTATAAGATTTGCTATTGCAAGATCTATTTCAGAAATCTTTTTATTAATCTCTAGCATCTCTTTTTCTGCAGTGGTTTTAACCTGTAGATCTTTACCTTTTTGTTGAGCAGATTCTTGTTCTGTAACAAAATTCTTTAATTTAATAAGAGCCATGCTTTCTACTTTTCATTTCTTTTTCTATTGTAGATATTCTATTTCTTAACCTGTCCATAGGTTTTTTCATATAATATCTAATATTAATTTCTTCTTTATCAAAAGAAGGAATCATCCAATCTTGGCCTTCTTTCTGAGCTTTCTTAATTGAATCTCTTACTGAATCTATTGCACTAGTATACTTATACTGTAAATCATAAAAGAAAGACTTTATTTGTGTGTAATAATTACCAATATCTTTATCGTTTAAATTTTTACAATGCAAAGCAGCTTCTTGTGGAGACATATCTAGGAATGTTAAAACATCATTACTAACCTTTTCAGGTACAGTTATTTTAGGTACTCTATCGTCGCCCTCTCCAAATTCTCCGTATACTGATGATTTTTTATTTGAATCCTGTACAAGTCTATCAAACTCAGCACTTAATTGATCCAGATATGTTTTTTCTTTATAAGGCTTTATATTCTTTATAAGTTTTTCTGTGGTTTCCTTTTCTATCTTAGCAAGCTCTGCACTAAAAAATGCTTGTAATTTAGGATTATCTTCTATGAGATTGTTAGCATTCTTAATTAAAGAATTAATCTCCTGGCCTTTTAAAGAAGCATAAGTCCTAGCTTGTCTATTAAGATTTGTTATTGCGAATCTATATTCAGGAGTATTCTCCTTAGGCATATTCCAGATTTCTTTTTCTATTGAAATAGCGCTATCAACATCTTCTTCCCTAGCTTTTCTTATATCTTTTAGTAAAGATTCAAGCTTACCCCTTCTTCCTTGAGTACCACCGAAGCCTTTAAAGAATGAAGAAAATATCCCTTCATTTAAAGAACCAAACTCGTTTAATTTTTTAATTGATTTCATATTATGGATTAACATTAGATCCTAATGATTGAATCATATCAGAAACTTGTTTGTGTACGTCTTTAAGATTCTCAATCGTTTCTGCTGAATGATTTCCCTTCATTATATGTGTAAATATTGCCTTTTCTAATAGTCTAAGTTCTTTTAATTTATCCTCAGGTTTACCTGCACTCCCTGATATTTGTTCAAAATCTTCATAAAATCCTTTCTCTGGGTCATTAACAAATACGTCTCTTGATGGCGTAGATCCTGGTGCAACTGGTGCAACTTTTGAAAGTGCATTAACAGCTTGATTTGCTTTAGTCTGTGCCTGAGCTACGTTTTGTTTTGCTTGCTCTGCATTAACGCCAAAGAAATCTTCTAATTCTTGAGATCTTCTAGAGCTCTTAGCTGTTACTGCTTTAATCTTATCGTATCTGTCATTTTTAGTCTCTAATACATCTGTTGCTCTTTGTGCATTGAAGTATTTTTTCTTTCTATTACTATCTTTAACTAGATCCTTAACTTTTGTCTCTAAAGCATCAAAAATGTCGCCGTGAGCTTTGTTTAGTTCCTTCATTCTTTGATTTAGTCCATTTCTTGACTGTGCAATATCATTACTAAATTCTTGATAACTAGGATTTGTTTTATCTCTATCTAAAGCTTTTTGATCTTGTAAAAGAGAGTAGAATTCATTATATATTTCAAATTCTTCTTGATTGTATTTAAGTTCTTGTTCTTTCATTTGCGTTAGAACAGTTTTTATAGTGTTTACATCACCACCAAAAGCACCGCTAAGGAAATTCATGATTCTATCACCAAGACCTTCGTTTAATTCTGTTACTGCTAGAATTATTTCCCCCTCTGAAAGTGTAGAAAATAATTGAGAATTTTTAAGAATCTCTACAGTGTGTTGAACGTTTCTATCGTTTTCTAATAATGTTTTTTTAGCTGATTGAAACTGATTTACGTTTTCGAATAACATATTTTTGCTTTTATTGTATATATCCCAACTAAACCTTGAAACAAAGAAAAAGGTCTCCCGAGAGAGACCTTTTCTAGTATTATACTGTTATATCGATTAGATAATAGCAGTAGCAGTTCCAACATTAATGTGGAAGCAGAAATACATTGTTTCTGGGTGGTGACCAGCCTCAACTAAAGAGTAACGAGATTTAACCGCGATCTTAGGAGACATAGTACCTTCAGAGATTGTTTGGATTGATTCTGCCATCATGTAAGGCATGAATTTCATACCTGGCTCATCATCAGCACCTTTTCTACCAACTAATACTCTAGTGTCACCGAATGACATGTTCTGATCAACATATACAGTCATACCAGCAAGTGAACCTACAGGGTATAATGTACCGTTGTTTTGAGTAAGGGTGTTAGTAAATGGAGCGAATGTGAACTGACTGATGTCTTGTAATGCAGACGCAATTTGAGAGTTTGTAACGATAAAGTTACCAGGACCTCTACGACCTCTATTAGCTACCACGTTAGCAGCTGCTAAGATACGGCTGTAAAGTCTTCTTTGAACTGTTGATAAGTTCTCAAAAGTACCTGAAGCTGGACCAGCTACTGGACCTGGTGCAGAAGCACCTAAAGATTGACCGTTTTTACCGATGTAACTAGGAACTGTATAAGTAGCAGGACCACCAATAACTAAGTTTAAGTTAAGGTTTGTATTCTCTGTTAAGAAGAATTGAGAGTGGTTAGACCATCCAAGAGCAAATCCTCTTGATAAGATGTGCTTGTTAATAGCTTGAGAAACCTCATTAACCAATGCGTTCTCGATCATAGAAACTACGTCGATACCGAATTGTTTGTTAAGATCTTGAATTTGCTCAGTAGTAACAGAAG